ATGGCAGAGAACAATCAGGCAAACGCTCCCGCGCAGGAGCAGGACCTTTCCGAGATCCTCAAGGTCCGCCGCGAAAAGCTGGCGGCGCTGCGCGCCGAGGGACGCGATCCCTTCCAGCAGACGCGCTTTGACGTCAGCCACCACGCGCAGGACATCAAGGACTATTTTGACGAGCTTGAGGGCACTGAGGTCACCGTCGGCGGCCGACTGATGAGCAAGCGCGGCATGGGCAAGGTCAGCTTCTGCGACTTACAGGACAAGTCCGGCCGCATCCAGATCTATGCCCGCAAGGACGAGATGGACGAGGAGGAATACAACCGCTTCAAGAAGTACGACATCGGCGACATCGTCGGTGTGCGCGGCGAGGTGTTCCGCACCCAGCGCGGCGAGATGAGCGTCCGCGCCAAGGAGATCACGCTGCTCTCGAAGTCCCTGCGGCCGCTGCCCGAGAAGTTCCACGGCCTGCAGGATAAGGAGCTGCGCTACCGTCAGCGTTACGTCGACCTCATCGTCAATCCCGAGAGCAAGCGGAATTTTGAGATCCGCTCGAAATTTGTGGCGTTCCTGCGCCGCTACCTCGACGACCTCGGCTTCATGGAGGTCGAGACGCCCGTGCTCAGCCCCATCGCGGGCGGCGCGAACGCGCGGCCGTTCATCACGCATCACAATACGCTCGACATTGATATGTATATGCGCATCGCCACCGAGCTGCACCTCAAGCGCCTGATCGTCGGCGGTCTGGAGCGCGTGTACGAGGTCGGCCGCATTTTCCGCAACGAGGGCATGGACACCAAGCACAACCCCGAGTTCACCACCTGCGAGCTCTATCAGGCGTTCACGAACCTTGACGGCATGATGGACATTCTGGAGGGCATTCTCGCGGGCGCCGCGAAGGAAATCCTCGGCACCTATCAGCTCCAGTGGCTCGGCCACGATATTGACCTCACCCCGTCGTGGAAGCGCGTCACGATGGCCGACGCCGTCAAGGAAGTGACCGGCGCGGACTTCATGGCGATCGAGGGCGACAACGACGCCGCCGTCGCGCTCGCCAAGAGCGTCGGCGTCGATATGGACGGTGTGGACAAGACCTGGGGCAACGCCCTCTACGAGACCTTCGACCAGAAGGTCGAGGAGACGCTCATCCAGCCGACGTTCATCACCATGTATCCCGTCGAGGTCAGCCCGCTTGCCAAGCGCAGCCCGTCCGACCCGCACCTGACCGAGCGCTACGAGATGTTCGTGTGCGGCTGCGAGATGGGCAACGCCTTCACTGAGCTCAACGACCCGATGGATCAGTATGAGCGCTTCAAGGCGCAGGTCGAAAAGCGCGCCAACGGCGACGACGAGGCGGAGATGATGGACGAGGACTACGTTATGGCTCTCGAATACGGTCTGCCCCCGACGGGCGGTCTGGGCTTCGGCATCGACCGCTGCGCGATGATGCTCTGCGGCACGGATTCCATCCGCGATGTGATCCTGTTCCCGACGATGAAACCCCTCGGAGAGTAATGCTTGAAAAATGTTCTGAAATGGGCTAAATACAAGGTAAAATGCCTGTTTTAAGAACAAAAAGTTGTAGCATTTGAGAGGCGATTTTCATTTTACCACAGCTTTACCACATTTGCCGAAAATACCACAGCGTTACCACACAAATATCAGTTCTTACACAGGGAGTTGGCTTGCGGGCTAACTCCCTATTTTTTTTGACAAGAAAACAAAGATAGGGTACAGATTTCCACAACGGATTTCTGTACCCTGTTTTTTTGCCAGCGGAGCCGCTGGGCAACGCAGGAGCGGCGATTAAATTGTTCGAGGGTAATTTCACCTTTAAGATTTGAAGCGCTCAGAGAGGCTGTAAATGGCTTTTACAAAGGTTTGTTAAATCTGGTGCATTTACAGTGCCCATAGGGATCGCTATGTCTTAACCAATAGCTGCTAACCTCAACGGTGCGCCCACAATTCTGGCAGAGGCATTTCCAGCGGGTTTCATTACCTTTGATCCTCTCGTTTTTTACCGGCTCGATTACTTTAAGAAAGCCGAACGTCTGATTTGTAAGGTCATGCTTGATCTGAGATCGGGCGCAACCGCAGGATCTGGTTTTTCCATTGCGGAGACTATCAGAGAGGACAGACACGATGTTTCCGCATTTGCATTCGCAAATCCATTTCGCTTTACCTGGTTTTGAGTCTGGATCTTTCTCTATTACTTTCAACTTGCCAAATATTTTGCCCTTCAAATCAATGAGGGTGGGAGAGGGAGTATGCCGAAGACAGCCGCATGATTTTGTACCATTGGTTCGTAGCAGATTTGTAGAGGATACGACAACGGTATTGCCGCACTCACACCGGCACAACCACATAGGACGGCCTGGTTTTCTGTCCTCAACCCTTTTTATAACGGTCAGCATATCGAATGTGCGGTCGGTAAGATCTATCAGCTTTCCCATTGAAATCCTCCTCAAGAGATCTTGATTTTTCCTTCGAGGTTGGAGAAAGATTCTTTCTTCTTTTCCTTCGTAGCTTCGGCATAGATGTTCATGGTAGTTTCAATATCAGCATGACCCATGATTTCCTGAATGACTTTAATATTTCGCTCGTTCTCACAAAACCGCGTACAGAAAGTATGACGCAGATTATGAGCAGAAAAGTGACGAATCAATACAGGATCTCGCCCCTCTTGATCGGCCAGCACCGTTTCATCTTCGATGTAGGCGGCACAAATGCGGTCAATAGCTCGGTTGACACTATGAGGAGAGAGAGGATCGCCGTAGCGGTTTTGGAAGATGAATCCAGTATACCCATCGACAACGGACTCATTGAACCCGACTATCTTTTGTGTTTCCCATTCTGCCTGCAGAGCGGCTTTGACTTCTGACAACATAGGCACAATACGGACGCCGGCGCTTGTTTTTGGTGTTACAATATGGAAACGCGCCTTTTCGTCTTCCTCATACTTTCGGTAGACCATATTGTGGTTGATACTGATGATCCCTTCGTCAAAGTCGCAGTCTTCCCAGCGCAGGCCAATGGCTTCACCGATACGGCATCCAGTACCAAGCAAGACAGTGAACAAGGGGAGCCAATGATTATAGACTTTGTGATTTCTCATATAGTCAATAAATGCCGTCTGCTCTGCGATGGTCAGCGCGTGACGCTTTGGCTTCTCCCAGTTGTGGCTCTTTTTGATTTCCGCCATCGCTCCGGTAGCCGGGTTGATACGGATGTAGTTATCACGGACGGCCAGAGTAAATACGGGGTGAATGATGGTGTGAATAATTTCCATAGAGTTAGGCTTGAAGCCCTTCTCTTTGATGAGCTTGTTATAGAAAGCCTTGACATCTGAATATTTGATACTGGCTATCTTTTTCTTGCCAATATCGTTCCTCACATACTTGTTATACATATAGAGGTAATTGCTACGAGTGGTATCTTTCAGCTCGGGCTTATTTGCCATATACAACTCGAACAGATCATTGAGCGTAGCCTTGTTTTCGACCGCAGCCTTGATGCCGTCTTCCAGATCACGGTTGATCTTTCGTTCTTTTTCTCTAAGGCAGAGATCGTCTTTGCAGCCCGGAGGGAGGTGGTCAGTTGGAACCAGCCGTTTGCTATACACGTCATGCCGAACACCATCTGCGTCGGTGTAAGTAAAACGGTAGGTACCGTCTTTCCTTTGGGTTTCGCCGTCTTTTAAGATACGGCCTTTGTTGTCTGTTCGTTTTAAGCCAGCCATACTTATCATCCTCCTTTGTTTCGATGGTAAGTCTACAGTTACATAATATCTTGAGGGATTTCTAAAGTCAAGCGATAAAATCGCTAATAGGTTACTTTGAAAACTGTCTATTGATTTTTGTAATTTAGCAATTTATAATGATTTAACAAAGATTGTGAGGTGTTAGTATGGCAATGGCCGAGAAAATCAAAATCGCACTTATCAAGCGTAACATGACTTTGAAAGAATTAGCGTCGCGGCTCAACTGTACTTCTCAAAATCTTAGTGGTAAATTCAGACGTGATAATTTCAGCGAAAAGGAATTAGTAGAAATCGCCAATGCGCTGGACTGTCATTTTGAAGGAAGATTTCTCAGAAATGATAATGGCGAAGAAATCTAAAGCTATAAGAGCGTAGGGTTTTCACCTACGCTCTTTTTTTGCTGTCAACAACAAACGGTATTAGGTTTTTCGTTTAAGATCCCCATTCTTTGATCGCAAATCCGTTTTCCCTAAACCAATTTGCTACCAAATGGCGATGACAGAAAGATTCTGGTTTTTCATAGCAGACGAGAGCAATATCTGCACTCAATGTCATTGCAGTTAGCTCGTCATAAACCTGTTTGGCATCCAGCATGGAAAGAACCTGTTCGTCAAAAGATTCCACATAAAAATGATTGTCGTGAGTCTTTTTCCACTCCTGAAAAAAGTCCCACTTCGGAGCGAGCTTTTTATACTGGGCACCCGTGTACCATTCAGGGGCTTTCCCACAAATGCTAACGGGTGTGATATCAGGTGGAAGCGTACGGAGCTTTGCAAAATACGTAGTGTAGAGCATTTCTTTCTCCTTATTATTTTGATTTCCAATAGCAATATAGACAACTATGTAGGCACTGTTGCTTACGCTCCAGCAGCTCAACCTTACCTGAATAACACATACAGTTCTTACGCTGATACCCTACTCTGTCGGGCGGGCTTCCATAGTAAAGTTTGAGCAGTTCAAGATCATATCCAGAAATACAGCCGCAGGCAATCGCCTCTGTTAGTCCGGGTTCAGCACAAGATTCGATGCGTAAATCTTTGAGTGACTTCCCGAGGCTGATGAGGTAGTTTTTGGCGTCCAAGATCATCCCATCTACTGCTCTGAGCTGGCTTTCGTTTGGCGAGAACTTTGGCCCATAGGGAAGAGGAAGTCCCGCAGCTTTGAAACGCTCTCGAACATGAGGGTACATATCAATTACACTGATCCTGTAGCGATTAAACCCCATGTCGATAAATGTCTTGATAACATTTAGTGCTCTTTCGCAACCTTTCCTGGTTGGAATAATGGGGTCAACACGGATTACGATTTTCTCTTTTGGGAATCCTTTTTCGATTAAGTACATGATTGCGCCGTATTGCTCATATGGGTACGGAACAAGAGGCTCTAAGATTGTCCCGCCATAACCGGTAATCGTTGCATGGACGATTATCTTGTCTTTGAACTTCATAGCCGCATCGACAAAGTTAGGAGAGATGCACTTGGTAATGAGCACAGCGCCATCAACAGATCCCATTTTGTTAACCCATGACAGATCAACGCCGGCATCGCCAGCCTCTGTAATTCCAATTTTATATGCTGGCATCGTTAGTCACCTCCTTTTCGATACGCTGATTCCAGGCTTCGATAGCAGCATTATTCAAAACCTGAGCAGGCCGATCATACCACCCTGCGTACATAGAGACTGTCGGGCCTCTCGTGTGGCATTTATTGCAACGAACTGTAACGACGACCAGTTTATCGCATCGCCTTGTTTCGGGGTTCCACTTCGTATTGCTACTTGTTCTCTGATCGACTTTCAGCTTTGTGCTACCGCAAAATGGGCAAGGTAATGGTTTCAAGTTTGGTTCGGGCATCGGTATCCTCCTCTTCGGACTCATATCTTGGGCAGGGCGGTATAATCACGGCTCTTTGTTTTTTCAGCCAATCGCATGGAACTAAGAAGTCCTTTTTGTGCCTGCAGGTGATGCAGTTCGCGTTATTGCTCATGGTCAGAACTTCCTTCTCCAATACGTCCGTTGCCAGTCTCTGCGGAACAAATGGTGCCAGTCGTTACACTCTTGGCAGTGCCCATTACTGCCAAGGCATTCCTGGCAATGCCTGATGTGAGTTTGAACAAAGCAAACCAATCTCCACCGGATAAACTGCTTAAAGTTCATCTCGCACCTCTTTCTCTTCGGCGCGATTTGGGTTCATAGCACCACAGACAGGGCAATACATGAACTGCTTATGTACCGGGAATCTAAATGCACCGCCGGCCAAGTAGATATGGGCAAATTTCCCATTATCAACAACAGCAGATGCTTCTCCCCAGTCCCATTTACTACAAAAATCACACGTGAGGGCTTCAACTTCATCTTCGTTCAAATACCACATCAGTCCGTCATATGGCGAAATCGCACCATAGCAGTCTGGGTCATCTTCATTACCAATTTGCTTAATGGTTACGATATCTCCGTCATCAAAGTTGCCGCCGCTATACACGTTTTTCACGCGGACTTTTGATCCGACTTTGAATTTCATATGGCCGCTATTGGCTGAGGGATCTATCTCTATGGTCTCTATTACCGGAACGACTTCAAAATTTCTGTCCCAGGAAGAACACCCGGCTTCAGCCTGCGCCTGTGAACGATAGGTTTTTACGGGTGTGTCTTTTATCTCTGAAATCGGCTTGAAGTAAAAGTTCTTTGATAGGCCGCACCATACTTCGCTTCGGTTATTGCGCATAATAATGAAGCGTTTTCTGGTAATGTTCATTTCAGTTCCTCCTCCGGCTTGTGGCGGTAGGCCAACCAGGTCTTGCCGTAGTCATGGCAAGTAAAATCATCACGCAGAAATAAGCAATTTTCTCCCACCCCTTCTACAATGGCCCATCTTCCGTATTCCGGGACACCGGGAGACTGAACCCACACCGGCTCCCCGTCCATCTGCCGTAGCTCGTCCAGGGTTAGAGAATTGTTGTGTACCGGCTCTTGTTTATGCCTGATTTTATCGCTCTGGCACAACGGGCAAGACTTGCAGCGGTCGATTGGTTCGTCGTTGTTGTCTCCATAGATTTGATAAGCACATCCATCTCTATCCGGTACGTAGCAAGGAGGTGTAATTTTTGCGCCACACCGTTGACTAACTGGAATGATTTTCCCGCTGTCTGTTTGACGATACACAATGCCGCTACACTTTGCACATTCGTTCTCCTGCTTCTGTTGGGTACGGAGGGCTGAGATTGCCATAATGATAGCTTGATTGAACTTAAAGAAGTCCCGGTTTAGTACCGCAATGTCAGCTCCGTCTAACTGCTTGATAGCCTCTTCTTTGGTCATTACGCCTCACGCTCCTTCACCATTCTTGCTCCACAGTTAAAACAGAACTTCTCAATCTCACATAGGTATGGCAAGTCTGCCTTAACCTCGAACAGCTCCTCTTCTTTTAGTTCCTCAAATACAGCTCTGCATTTACTGCACAAGATCTTACGGCCACGCAAAATCCACTGGCCGTATTGTATCGGGGCGACATTGGCAGGAGGCTCATTGATGATGTCATCAATGGTCACATGGCCTTGTTGCTCTGCGATTTCGATTAGCGGATCTTTCTTAATGTATTCAGACATTGTAGTTAGCTCCTCCTGTATGCGTATCTGGTGCAAGCGGTAATACGCTTGTTACTCCAGTCTGGATGTTTCCGTTTGATACAGAAGAAAATGGTTTTCCAAACGGTATTACTTTTCATGGCGTTCTAAGTAGTCCACAATCAAACGATATGCCCTGCGTTGCATATCAAGATCCTCTTGGGTGATGTCATCCAGCTGTCCGAGTTGAGCCTGAAACAGCTTATACTGCCGGCGAAGCTGGATGGTGTTTTGAACGATACGGACAATCTGAGTAAGAACTAAGACCGTCACCATGATGGTCAGGTAAGTGTTCATACGGCAGTCTCCTATACAGAAATAGAGTTGATGTAGCTTTTGATCTTTTCGACATTCCAGAAGATTCGCTTCCCGATCTGGATACGAGCCTCAGCAGCCTCGCCAATCTGTACGGCAGAATACCGGCCACAACTCAACATGGCCTGAAGCTCGTCAGTATTGATTGCGATTTTGCTCTGGGTGTCTACGTTATTGAATTGCTTTGTTGCTCTCATGGTTATTCTCCTCGATCATCATGATCGGCTTTGCCATGCCTGCTTTTTTCTTTGGGTGGAAAATGCTGCTTGCGGTATTTACGGACTTCTTTACACTGGTTGCAGTTATGGCGATTTTTGCAGCACCAGCAGCCGTCTACAATGCCGTACCAAAACCAAGTTGGCATTTGCGGAGCCTTATGTTTTCTCTCTCCCATCTCGCCCTCCGTCAGAAGCAGATATACTTTCTCGGAGAACTAAGCACATCTTGGATTAGTGCGGCGTCAGTAACTTCACGGACGCCATAGACATCAAGCCAGGTTATCCGGTCTTTGAAGCGCTTGCGGGCTTCGCGGGCATTCTTGGCTCGGACATAATACCAGTTCGTACCTACGTCGGTTTTACGGTATCCAGCGTTGACAGCGAAGAGCTTCATACCTTCGCTTAGGACAAGAGGCGGGCGCTCGTATACTTTGCACATATGAAAGCCTCGTTTCATTCACGTTTATACGCCGGTTAAATGCTGCAACCGCCTCTTGATATGGATTCTCATTCCACTTGCTTTTGAATTTGAAAATCGTCTCGCATTGCTTGCACTTCAAATCCAGCGTCATAGTTTTCTTTCCGTAATTGCATTGCCCACCACGTTCTTCAATTTCCCCGCCACAGAACGGGCATGATTTTAGCTCATCCATTATCAATGCCTCCATCCATCTTTGCGCCGCAGTTGGGGCAGTATTTTGGGGTCATCCAACACGTCATTTCTGTGAAGTCGGCTCCGCAGCAAGAGAAAACCCTTTTCATACGACCATCCTCGATAGTTTCAATAATGCTTCCATGCCGCACCGGGGCAACGTCGGCGGCGGGTAAGTTTTCGGCGTATTCAAGCACAGCCTCTATGCCAAAGATAAAATGCTCGTCTCCGTTCTCCTTGTCATAGTGGTCTTTCCGAATTGGGAATTGTCTCAGCGCTTCTTTTTCGATATACTCAGACATTGCTTACCGCTTCCCAGTAGATCCGATACCGCCTCGATCAGCGTTGCCCAGCGTATCGACCGACTCGAAAAACAGCTGGGGCTGGTGCTTCTCAATACGGAACTGGCAGATACGATCACCGGCCTTAATAGTAGTATCCCGCATAGCGATGGCAGGGAAGAACCACTGATCATTGTCGCCGCAATAGCTTTCGTCCACCATACCCATATGGTTGGCCTGGATAACACCGAAGTTCTTGAAGGTGGAGCTACGGGGAATGATATGGGCTTCATAGCCCTTGGGAAGCTGCATAGCAATTCCCAGAGGGATCAGCTTGAAGTCGCCAGCCTTCAGCGCAACATCCTCAGCAGCCCGAAGGTCAATCCAGTCGGACTTGCCGTCGATATACTCCAGAGGCTGAATTTTATCGCTGAGATAGCGAATCTTGATTGTCAGTGCATCCTGCATTGTTGGTATCCTCCTTAACCGAGATATTTTTTGAAAAGTTCTGCAAGGGTTAGGTTATTTTGCCGTGCCAGATCAATCGTGCAAGCGCAAACATTGCGCTCGGTAGAAGCTCCGATTTCATTGCAAAGATAGTTGATGATGTCGGGGTAACGATGGCTATGGAAGCATTCGTTCTTATACTCTTCTGTACCGGGGCAATCGCTGCAATCCTTGCACCACTCCTTACGCTGAAGACCGTCCCATGCCATCAGCTCTTCACCATTGATAACATAGAGGCAGTCAACAGTGCCCAGATTAGAACCATCAGCGTGACGCCACCAGCCCCAATTATCCTTCCAGTCATCGTCGTCGATAGCACAGATATTATCAAAATCCTCTTTGGACAACAGCCAGACCTGATATGCTTCACGATGGTACATAGACTGAGGTTGATAGCGATAAGTACAAACAGCAGATGTCAGGCCAAGACTTTTTACGGCATTGGCAAATTCGCCGCCTGCTAAAATTTCAACAGTTTCCATATTTCCTCCTATTCGTAACGAATGAAGTGTACGGTGTTAAACTCTTTGCCGGGGAACTCTTTGAGCCGGATAGAGGAGCACCAGCCGCCGACGTGGATCTTTTCAACTTCGTAAACATGACCTTCAGTCAAAAGCTCATGAGCCTGTTTGGAGTCACTGCTTAACCCGGCGTCCAGATCCACGGCTTTAACCTTACATCCACGTTCGCAGTGCAAAACATCGGATTGATCCTCGGCACATTTGCTACATAACCACTCCAACCGGTAATCCAGCGTAATACCATCCAGGAGCTTCCCGCATTTGGGACAGCGAAATTCGAGTTCTTCATTCATAGTGCTCACCTTCGTATAGGACAATTTTCTTTTGTCGTAAGGTTTTCTGTACGTCGATGACCCGCTGATTTGCAGAACCACGCCATTTCAACATCCGGTCAGACAACTCCATTTTGAAGGGGCCGTCAATCACAACATCACATGATGTCAGCAAAGCCATTTGTGCAGACTGGTGATCATCCTCGTCTTTATCCGGGAAAAGAGGGTTATAACAGTCCTCCCAGATAAATCCAGTCCATAGCCACACGGTTTTACCGATTGAATGCGTGTAGAAACAAAGATCAATGAGATCATGAATCCCGCCATAGTCCTGACAAAGTGGATCTCCGCCAAGTAGAGAAAGCCCTGAGATAACAGGGTTGGCAAGCATTTCGTGGATCTCTACGATAGTCTCCTTTGTGAATGATCTACCACAGTTAAAATCCTGCTCCTCTGGATTAAAGCAACCGGGGCAGTGATTCGTACATCCGCTTACGAAGAGGGAGGTGCGGACTCCCTCTCCGTTTGCGATGTCATAGTTGCGGATCTTCGCGTAGTTCATTCGTCGCCACCCAGGTGGACATAACGTTCTTTGATTTCTTGTGTTCTGCCCTGATTCCAGTCATTGAGGCCGATGTAGCCGCAGGTACGCCGCGCAATGTTCATCTTACTCTTATCGGTATTTCCGCAGTTGGGGCACTTCCAGATCAGCTTGCCGCGATCGTCGTCCACAATCTCGATTTCCTTATCCCAGCCGCACACCTGGCAGTAATCAGATTTCGTGTTCAGCTCCGCATACATGATGTTGTCGTAGATGTACTTCAACACCGTCAGTACGGCAGGGATGTTGTCAGAGAGGTTCGCCACTTCGATGTAGCTGATTGCTCCGCCCGGAGAGAGCTTCTGGAACTGAGACTCAAATCTCAGCTTATCAAAAGCGTTGATATGCTCTGTGACGTGAACGTGATAGGAGTTGGTGATGTAGCCCTTATCGGTGATGCCCTCGATCACACCAAAGCGCTTTTGCAGACACTTGGCAAATTTATAGGTAGTGCTCTCAATAGGAGTACCGTAGAGAGAATAGTCGATATCCTCAGCGGCTTTCCATGCAGCGCACTTGTCGTTCATGTACTGCATGACCTTGAGAGCAAAAGGTTCGCCGTCCGGGTCGGTATGGCTCTTGCCAGTCATCGCCATAACGCATTCGTACAGGCCGGCATAACCCAAAGAGATGGTGGAGTAACCGCCGTGAAGCAGCTTGTCGATGGTTTCACCCTTTTTCAGGCGGGCCAAAGCGCCATACTGCCAGTGGATAGGCGAAGCATCGGACAGGGTGCCGCTCAAACGCTCGTGACGGATTTGCAGCGCCTTATGACACAGCTCCAGCCGCTCGTCGAAAATTTCCCAGAAAGTATCGTACAGATCCTGGACATCGTTATGGTCGCCGGTTGCCTCCCAAACTTTCAGAGCGCTCAGAGCAACATCGGGGAGGTTGATGGTGACAACTCCCTGGTTGAAACGCCCGTAATACTTGGGCTTATCGGGCTGATAATTGCCGGCATTGGCAACATTGTCCCAACCGTTACCGGAGCGGTCGGGCGTCAAGAAGCTACGGCATCCCATACAGGTATAGCAATCGCCGCTACCTTCGCTTTCACCCTTGGAGAGCTTGTACTCGCGCATCTTCTTTTCGGAGATGTAGTCGGGCACCAGCCGTTTGGCAGAGCATTTGGCACACAGCTGGGTCAAATACCAGTAGGGAGAATCCTCGGTGATGTTATCCTCTTCCAACACATAGATCAGCTTGGGGAATGCCGGGGTCGTCCAAACGCCCTTCTCATTTTTGACGCCTTGATACCGCTGCCGCACGACTTCTTCGATGATCATAGCGAGGTCTTTCTTGGTCTGAGGATCGCTGGCCTCGTTCAGATACATAAAGACGGTAATGAACGGAGCCTGACCGTTGGTGGTCATGAGGGTAATCACTTGATACTGGATAGTCTGAACGCCCTTCTTTACTTCTTCACGGACACGCTCTTCGACCAGATCAGAGATCACTTTCTCAGGGTCTGCAAAGTTGTCCGGGGAAGAAATTTTCAGGAACTCAGCCTCTACCTGCTTGCGAATCTTTTGCCGGCTCACCTCAACAAAGGGGGCAAGGTGGGACAGGGAGATAGACTGACCGCCATACTGATTGCTGGCTACCTGAGCAATGATCTGGGTAGCGACGTTGCAGGCAGTTGAGAAGGAGTGAGGCTTTTCAATCAAGGTACCGGAAATAACTGTGCCGTTCTGGAGCATATCTTCCAGATTGATCAGGCAGCAGTTCATCATGTGCTGCACAAAGTAGTCGCTGTCATGGAAGTGGATAATGCCCTCTTCGTGCGCCTGCTTAATATCGTCCGGCATAAGCAGACGGTCAGTAATATCGCGGCTTACCTCACCGGCGATGTAGTCTCTCTGGGTAGAGAGGATCGTGGGATTTTTGTTGCTGTTCTCCTGGATGACCGTTTCGTTGACGTTATCTGCAATAGAGAGGATTTTGCCATCCAGAGAAGAAGCGTTCCGCAGAAGTTCATGTTCATAGCGATACTTGATGTATGCTTTGGCGACTACGAACTCGCCCTCTTTCATCAGCTCAGTTTCCACGTCGTCCTGGATTTCCTCAACAGAAATCGCACGGTTACGCCGCTGATAGCGGTTATACAAACGGGTGGAGATTTTCTTGGACACCTCGTTCTTATCTCCTACCGCACTGAGCTTTTCAACCTCCGTGAATGCCTTGAGAATGGCATTGGCAATTTTGCCTTTGTCAAAGTCGGCTTCACGACCATCACGTTTAATGACAACCATAAAAATTCCTCCTTACAAAAGATAGCTGTGGATAACTTGGTCAATTTCTTCCCACGTGTTTACCCGGAGCGCACCATTGGCTACATGATCAAAGCTACGATTATGGGGACGGTCAAAAAGAATTTTGGTGTATTCGCCGCCAACCAAGTTGTGTGGGGCGTCGTCAATCAAAACATCACCACGCACCATTTGCTTGTTGCAGGCAAAAATGATGTGCTCCCAGTCCAGGAAGGGGAACAACTCTAAAAGCCGTTCCACCTTCGTTTTGCAGGTGTGATAGCTGGATGCAGTTACCATGTAGAGCTGGTGCCCCTCGTCATAGAGCTTTTGAAGAACCTCAACAGAACCGGGGATCGGAGTGATACGCCGCCAAAGCTCGTCATCATGGAGCACGCCGAAGACCTGCTTTTTCGTCAGCGTGGGAAAAGCAAGGGAGATGTCCCAACCGTGAACATCTTCCGGCGTTACGGAGGTGCCATAACGCTCATTCAGCATTGCGATCCAGCAGTCGCTTAGGTTTTCTACGGTGTCGTCGGCATCAAACAGAATTGTCAGTTTCTTCATGGGGTTCTCCTTTGAGAGCGCTGTTTACAAAGTTATTTACGGCCTCTTTGAGATCTTCCAAACTGCCGCTGTTGACGATCGTAGCGTCGTATTGGTAATCGTCCAATGCAGTCTCTGAAGCGTGCTTCTGCTGCTCTTCGGTCAACGGAGACACAAAGTTGGGGCGAACTACCCGCAACAAGATGGCGTCCATGCCGTAGGTCTCATAGATCTCATACTCGTTGGGGAAGCGGGTGTCAGGGATAAGCACGTAATCCCACTCGTCGCAGAAGATGTCGAGGATGCTGACAATAAAATCTACCCAGTAATCAGGAGAGACAGCGCGGATTTTGTCAGTACCGACACGCTGGAGAAGCGTGCGCCCCTTTTCATCCTTCTTGCCGTCCCAGCCAAAGAAGGTCTTACATACGTACTTGACCAGATCACCGTAGTGGGCAATCAAAACACGGTTGCCTTGGGCTTTCAAAGTCTCTTCCAAAAGTTTGGCGGTAGTGTCTTTGCCGTGCTGGGCTTTGCCCGAAATGCAAACGATTTTCATTCCGCAGCTCTCCTTCCTTTTCTGCCGCAGGACTTCTTCTCCCGGCAGAACCCGAAGTATTCGCACTTCGGCATAAAGTAGTGATCGACCAGATATGCCCACTCGTCGGAATACTCTCTCAGAGCATTACCAACATCAGCAAACAGGCCGCGATACTCGTGATAAGCTCTGTTGCATTCCCGCTGATGTGACATATCAATCAGGTTGCGGAGATTGTGCTTACACACGACCTTGGTACCCATGCCCAGAGGAAGCCCAAGTGCAGAATCTTCTCTGGGGATACCAAGCCCTTCCAACATCTTCAAGCCAGTCTGGATACAACTCATAATCCAGTCGTAGACTTTGGCGGCGGCGGAGTTGCCCGCAATGCTGGGAGGCGTTACATAATCGAAGCCGCTTTCATAGTCGATGTATCTGGTACTGGCCTGCAGTCTGGTGGGAGCACCGCCGATGTGGGTGTACCACTCGCGGATCACTCTGGCAGAATAGCCGTCCAGGATCATATAGACATCCGGGAACTCAAATGTTCTGCCGTGCTCGTTTTCCAAGCAATCCAAGCCGCGCTTGTAGTTTTTTTCGGGATCGCTGGTATCTGCACCCCAGCAGACGCCGGCTTCCTCACCGATCATGGAGATAGGGTTCTTATAGGTGAACCGCTGAATTGTAACTGTTCCCATATTGATCCTCCTTGTTTAATTTACTTTGTTGCTATCAAGTATAAGTGCGAAAGACATGATCGCCGATCGTCTTATAATAGCTACCATAGGTCAAACATCCGGTAGAAAAGTACACCACGTCGGTGTTCAAATCCAAAGCCGGATAGCCGGCAAGAGCAGCTTCTACTGCTTCCATCTGCTTAGGCTCATAGTGACTTCCCACTGCAAACTGGTAGGGCGCAAGGAGAATATCACTGATACTACCGGAATACGCTTCGTGCATATAGCGATTAAGTGCTACCTGTACCACGGCAACCTGACCATCAAAGCTCTGGTTCCCCGCCTCGCTGTAGGCCATACACGCCAGCAGCTCTTTTTCGGTGCCCGTGGGCGACAGTTCTGCATATGGGTTAGGGTCTGCCTTGGGTTCTGCCGGTTCTTCCTCAATAGGAATAGACGTAGGTGTGGGCGATACTTGAAGCGGCGCAGAGTAAACACAAAGTTCCGTTTCGATGGGGACTTGTGGTGTTTCCTCCTCTTTGTTCGGGACGAACGACATCGCACTCAGAGATCCGCAGACTACCAAGAAACACAGCGTCGCCCTGAGAACTTTCTTGAACCATTTCGATTTCGTCTCGTACATTGAAAATGCCTCCTAAATTACATAGTCGTAGTTGTACAAATACAGATACCCACGCCGCTCGCCCCATCCATTCATAGGAACATAAATGGTGTCGTAGCGTTGAAGCGGTTTGCGATCGTAGAGTTCTGAGTAAATTGTCCACCGATTTGTTTTCCCCGTGCCAATCGACCGCACCTGCAAGGCATAAGCCCAAATCTCTTTGGTTTTCTTGCTCCGCAAGGGGTAGATATCCAGAATGACCAGCTTTCGCTGATCTTCTTTTTTATTGGTGGTCAGGTCAATATAGCCCAGGTTTTCCAACTGGATCTGCATTTTGCTTTTCAGGTCGAAATCCTGAATGTGCATATCCCTGACCATCACTTCCAAATGCCGAAGTAATCCGGGCAAATCGGTGAAGGTATAGCTTTTAGCTGGCTGGCCGCCTTTGGACTTATCAGTTGCATACTGGGCGATTATGGGTTCCAATTCAGCCGTTACCTTGTCCTTAGAAATCTTCTTCATCGTTCCGTTCTTGAAGAAAGAGAAGAAGTCCACCATACGCAACAACTCTTTGGAATTGCCATACTCGGCAAAATAGTCGATCTTCACCAAGATATCCCGCTGCCGTGTATCCAAGTGTGTTTTCTCGTCCAGCTGCATAAGCAAGTCCATAAAAGATTTAGGCTTGCCGGCCTTTGCCAGCTCGTAAAGTTCGTTGGCAACATCGGCATTCATGTACTTTACAGAAGAAATACCCTTGGCGATAACCTTCTCTTCGGTATTCAGCAAATATTTATCCTTGGAAAGGCCAAAACGCGGCGGGACAATCCTGATACCGTAAAGCGTTGCCAACTCGTTCCCGTTCTTCACATCCTCCTCGCCGTTGGCATTGTTAAGGTAGGCTGTGATGAACTCATACGGATGGTAGTACCGCAGATAAGCGCACAGGTAGCCAATCATGCAGTACCCGACTGAATGGTTATAGCCAAACATATAGCTGGAAGCATCCTGGATGATCTGCAAGAACTCCTTTGCTTCCTGCTCTGCAACTTCACGAGGCTGCGGTGACTTTTCACAATACCCCTCAAGAATTTGCGGGAGAGCTTTTTTCAACCGCTCTTCGTCTTTTCGTCCGATAGCGCGGCGGGTGTTATCTGCATCTGACCCGGAGAAGCCGCAGATTTGCTGTAGGAACTTGATAACGTCCTCTTGGTAAATAAGATAGCCGTTATTATCTGCCAAAAGTTCGTCGATGATGGGAGAGGGGTTCTTGTGAGGCTTATGCTGCATAAGGTCGTCACGGTACGATGCGCCCGAAGGACGAAGCGCCGCTGTAACAAGGCTCATGTCGAAAATGCTGTGCGGCTCGTACTGCCTAAGCATCTGGAACGCGAACTCTCCTTCAAACTGGAAGATACCAATGGGAGATCTCAGCATATCCTTCCAGACAGCCTCATCATTCCAGTTGATTTCGTGAGACTTCGGGTAAGGTTTACCCAGTAGCTCATAAGCATCTTTGATAATCTCAATGTTTTTCAGCCCGAGAATGTCATACTTGACCAAGCTGACCTCATGCACGCACTCCATGTCAATCTGCAGGATTTCCTTCCCGTTAGAGATGAACGTACCGTAGTTGTCTCGAAGGGTAATAGGACTTGCCACAATACCGGCAGGGTGCATAGACTGAGAGATCGCCACGTCAAGAAGCCCGTCATAGTAGTAGAATACTTCGGGGTACTTTTCCCGAGCTGCTGCCTCGTCTGCCTCAAACTCCTTTTTGATATTGGCACTCGCCTTACCAGCCCAGGGATTCTTAGCAAAGATCCTTTCGTTTTCCTCTTTGAGTTTTGTGTACTCTTTGGAAAACTGCTTGATCAGCTCGGCGCGAGGTATATCTTTCATACGGTTGGGCAAGAGGAGGTTGCCGGCCTCATCAAAGAAATACAGGTTAAAGCCGTCTCGTGCATCTCCAAAAACGATCTTCACGTTCTCATCTTTGAGCTGTGCCATCACTCTACGGAACTCTTTCTCGTCCCGTTGGTGTTCGCGATTCCAACGCAGTGCCAAAGCACGGCAGATCTCGTCAATACAGCCTTTGGATTTGATAGTGCCGATCGCCAGAATAAACGCGGTCTTTTCTTGACCAAAACGGTTGATGATGTAGTCGTAAACCAGATCGCGTTGGGAGGGAGATACGTCGATATCAATATCGCCAATCTCCTTACGATCTTCGTTACAAAAGCGGCTGAACACTGTATGCCATGTCTCAGGATTGAGGTCTGTTGTATTGGTGACATAAGCTACACGAGATCCACCACAGGAACCACGATTGAAACCAATGGGGATACCATGAGATTTACACCATGTCACCAATTCGCTCATGAAAAGCATGAAGCCGGACATCTCAATTTTGTCAAAGACCCGGCATTCCTCAGCAATGGCCGCTTTGAACGGCTCGACCTGCTCTGGAGTGATAGCACCCTCTTTGATCTTTGCTTGCAGGTTATCATCAAGAACTTGATGAAGCACCTCTCGATCGCGTTCACCATAGAGAATGGGATACTTGAACGAGATATCCAGCTCAAACGGCTCTACAGAGTCGGCCATACGGTTGGTGTTCTCAATGGCCTCCAAATACATCGCTTCCGGTAAGGCGTCCTGCGTTGCGAACATTGCTACTAACTCGTCATAGGATTTATAGGTAAGGTCAAACGTATCTTCGTCGGCAAACTCGATGTGTTTACTCAACTGCAAGATCGTTCGGCATTCAGCCTTGTATTTGTTGAGGCTATGAGTATCGGTACCTGCAATGAGCGGGATGCCATATTTCTGAGACATTTCCGCCAAGTGGCGATTGTAGGCAACCTGCTCCGGGTGGTCATGCGCTTGGATTTCCAGATAGTCGTAATGCTTCAGCAGCCGCTCATACATAGGATGAGTAATGCTCATGCGATTCAATGGGGAAGCAAGACAGGCACTAATCTTAATGACGTTACTGGAAATACCAAGAAACTCATCAAACGTGATACGGGGTTTGTAGTAAAAGTGGTCGTCCTGGCTTGATCGGCTGATTAGCTCGTTCATCTCCTGAAGACCAGCGTAGTTCTTGGCAATCAAGACGGTGTGGTAGTTATCGCGTACCTTGTTCTGCTCTCCGGTGCGTGGATCGGTGAGCAATAGCTTTTCAGTCAAATAGACTTCACAGCCATGCAGATACTTCAATCCGGCCTTATCACAAGCCATCTTTTTGGCGACCCACTGATAGATGTTGCCATGCTCCGTAAAAGCAATAGCAGTCTGCCCCAGCTCGACAGCTTTAGCGATATAGTCTTCAAACTTCGTCGCACTGTCTAACAGCGACAGTTCAGTATGGACATGGTATGCTGTATAGTTACCGCTCAATAAGATCACCTCCGATTGTGCCACGGCCCGTCAAAGGTATCGTCAACGCAAAAGTTTTTCAGACAATCCTCACATACAAGGTGAGAACACGCCCTACGAACTCGGCCTGTCTTATACATAGTGCCATTGGCAACCTTTGTCTCTTCTTCTGTAAACCAAACAGGGATAAGGCTACCGCCACAGCCACATACTCCGAAATCCACCATAGTTAGCCCTCTCTGTCGTTCACCGCTCCAAATGCTTCATCTTCGGAGGCACGCTCTTCAGCAAGCAGCTGAGGAGGGAGAGGCAAAGGCTCTTTGTACTCCTTCTTGTCCCAAGAGAAACGACGGTCGTACTCGTCCATATCGCCGAAGAAACGGCGGGAAGCGGGATCGTAATAGAGGCCAACGTCGATATTCTGCCGGCCAAACATACGGTCTTTGACGATAGTTACGATCACATCGTATTTGAGCAACTGGCGGCGCTTCTCAGAATATTTTGCAGCGTTCTCACGCTCCGCATCCGTCACTCGCCGCAGGCCAATAGTCCGATGTGCCAGGTTCACGATGTTGCTGGTTCCAGCGATATCATAGATCCCTACATTGGTTCCGGCGTCCATCTTTCGAGGGTGGCAAACAAGAATTACAGCCACTTGATATTTCTTAGCAAACTCAATGAGCTTCTTAATCGTATCTGTCTGAGAGCGCAGCTCCTCTTCGCTGGTTTCAGTGTCAATACACATGAAGTTATCGAGGATCAGGCAACGGGCACCGTGTTTTCGCACGGTATCCGTCATAGAGGCGATGAGCTTATCCAGTGTGTTGTCGTAGTCGTCACGATAGATATGCCAACGCCCTTTATAGGTCTTGTTGATCTCGGCAAGCGTCGTCGTGGAAATCTTCTTGTAAGGATTACCCCGACGAGAGATAGCATCTGTGATATTGCGGGGGCCGGCGAAAATGTAGTTGAACCAAGACTTTTCTACACCGTTGGGAAGTTCTCCACTGAAAAGCCATGTACCGATGTCGTTATCAAGAGAGTTACACGCGAGCTGAGTAAGAAGACTGCTCTTACCAGATCCGGGTTGACCACTCACGATAGTAAGCGTTCCAAAAAAGAGCCGCATCAGCTCATCATCAATGGCTTTCAGCCCGGTAGTCACACCGTCAACATCCTCATACTCGGTCGGTTCAACATCGGAAAGATCAACTACGGAGGGAACAGGAGAGTCCTTAGCGTCCAAAATCAGCTCTAACACCTTGTCTTTACCGCAGACGTAAAGGATCTCATTCAGGTCTTTTGTTACCCGTCCAGTATTTCCAATGGGGATTGCCGGGATATCTACAACCTTTGTTCGCCAGCTACCCAGCCGAGGAACGCACTCTTTCTGCATTTTCACGCCGGCGTCATCGTTATCGGCGCAAATGATAATGCTGTCAAACTGATCGAGCCATTCCAGGTTTTCGTCGATCCAGTGGAGGTTTGAACTGCCCAGAGGAACAGAAACAGCATTTTTGAATCCTGCCTCAATCGCGCTAAGGCAATCTGGCTCGCCCTCACAAATCAGAAGGGGAGAATTAACGTTGATACGGTTCATGTTGAACAGCAACGGAGCCGTATCAGAGTTTTGCTGGCACCAGCACTTTGCTTGACCATGCTGGACTTTATGCGACGGTTTGTATTTCACCATCGTCAACACATCGTTTGTGTCGTAGTAGTTGAATACTGCGTTTCCCTCGGAGTCCTGCCGCACATCGAGAGCATCCAGCGTCTCACGACTGATCTTACGTTGCTCGAAATATGCGTACACTTTGGACTTATCAGTGCAGGGAACCTCATGGGGATATCTATAATGCCGCTTGGTTTTCACACCCAGCTCTCCGAAAGAGTAGGGCATTTCAGCAAGCTCGAAAAGTTTCCTGCAGGCTTCGGCATAAGTTGCGCCTTTATACATGAAAACGTCCAGAATGTCGTAGCTACGGCCACAACTACCGAAACAACGAAAGTTGAATGCTTTCTTGTTGTAAATGAAGGAAGCGTGATCCTCCTGATGGAAGGGGCAGCAACACTTCATGTTTTTCTCATCGAAATCGGTAATCCCCAGCTCTTCGACGATAATTTGAGCGTTACGGTCTCCGAGCTTTTCTTTGGCCTGCAAAATTGCTTCTCTATCAATCTGCACGGGTAAAATCACCTCAGTTCTTCGGTAAGCCCGCCCACTTCATATGGACGGGTCTTATCCGAATGAAATCCGTCTTTCATTTGCCGTTCAAGATGCGGATAGCACTCTCGGCCTCCTCAACACCGAGTCCTCGGCGCATTACCGTCTGAACCCAGTGATCTTTGTTCGGCTCGATATCTGTCCGGTCGTCCAGAATTACGAAGTCTCCGACCTCGCTATGTTCTTTTAACCAGCAGTCAATTTCCATACCTCTGTGACAGGATGGCAACTCCGGCGTAAAGCCATAAAGACGAATCCCGCATTTCAACAGCTCTGCTTCCAGCTCCAGATAGTCTCCGTTGTATCTCGGGTCGTCTCGGTCGTATCTCCAATCACTGGAAAGAACGACCTTAGCTCCTGTCATGTTAATGATGTGCTTCAGGTTCTTCATTTGCCTGTTGCCAACAAACGTATAGCCGCCTTTGGTTCTGCGGACTGTACGATCACTGTTGAGCACACCGTCAACGTCGAGGAAAATTACCTTGATCTTTTCCATCACTCATATTCCTCCGTGACATATTGGCTGGAATGCTCGCAATGCTCGCGCACAGAACACAGGTAGTCACAAAAGAAACGGTCAGGTTTGGCAGGAAAACTCCTTGCCTTATAGATGTCGTCAATGGAACGCAGGAACCAGTCTATGTCCTCCTGAGCAGTTACGATGTTGAATGGCTCTCTGTCCAAGATACCTTCACGGAACTTGTTGAACCAAAGTTCATGCGGCCACTCACCGTAGACCTCTTTGACCCATACTGCATACAAGTTCAGTTGGCGTAGATATTTGCGGCGTTCCTCTCTGGATTTCCATTTGCCCCGGCTTTTGTGATCGCAAACGATCAGCCCAGACCTATTACAAGGTACCAGATCTATGACACCTACCACTGGTCTGCCGCCCAGTGTGGAGCTATACCGATCTTCGACCGCAAGCACTTCTTCTTCGTCTCCCAGTTGTCCACCGAAATTATCGAAGTATTCCATACCGCGCTCATAGTAGTTATCTTCCAGTCGGGGAAATGGAAACCGTTCTGTAACTGCTCTTGCGTATTCCTTCTCATAGAGGCCGGATAAATCCCACAGCTCGACCTGCTGACGAAAATATCGCTCTAAAAGCGAGTGCGCCAGTGAACCCCATTGAGCAAAAGCGTTGTCCACGCGATCCATGCACTGGAGGTAAGTAAGGTCAAACATACGCGGGCACTGATCAAAACTGCTAACGCGGGAGTATGACCAGTCCATAGCGTCCAGGAGAAAAGAATTATCCATCAGAAGGGCAGCTCTCCATCTTCCTCACCGATATCTGCGAAGTCGCTGTTCTGAGAAGGAGCGGTAGCATATCCGGTGGTGGGGGCAGAGGCGTTGTCAGAAGTCTCGCTGTCCTTCTTGGAATCACCGAAATAGACGTTCTCGGCAATGATGTCTACGGCAGAACGCTTGTTACCGTCCTTATCGGTGTAGTTGCGCTTCTGCAGCCGACCGACAACAACGATCATGCGCCCCTTGCCAAAATACTTGCCAACGAAATCCGCCGTAGAGCGCCACGCAGTCACATCGAAGAAGTCCGTCTCGCGCTCATTGTTCTGCTTGTTCACGATGTCGCGGTCACAGGCGATAGAAAAGCTGCACACGGAGATGTCATTGTTTACCTTCTTGATCTCAGGATCGCGGGTAAGACGACCCATGATGATTACCTTATTAAGCATTGTGCTTTACCTCCAGTTTCTTGATCTGCTCAACGACTTTCTGAGCCGTTGCGATATCCTTGATAGCGTTGGGGTTCTTCACACCGGCAACACTTTCGATAGCCTTATAGATGGTGTCTTTGGACACGCCGGCTTCCAGCTTCCCGGCAACAACGCTCAGGATCTCCTGTTTCACATCGTCCAGATCGTCTTCCTTCTTCTTGCGGGCGGCGCTGGACAGCTCCTCACCCGTCCAAAGAGACAGACCCAGGCCGTGCAGAGCAGCACACTTGACCAAGCAGCGCTTGATAGACTTCTCTGCATCGGCAGAGGTGATCGTGTCGATGGGAATAGACTTGTTACGGAAATCCATAACAGCCAGAGACTCCGTTTCAGTCTGGTCGTTGATGGTGATAGATACCTCTACCCAGGCGGTCTTTCCGTCCGTATGGTAGATGCAGCCGTCAGCGGCCTTGTTGATGGTAAACTTGGCACTGGGGAAGAGGGATTTCACGATCATCCATGCCTTAGACCAAGGCAGGTAGATGATCTTATCCTTCTTCTTGAGGTGTTCCGTGATATCGTACTCGTTCAGAATTTGAAAAACGCTTTTTTCCATGTTAGCCTCCGTTGATTTACTTTGTTGCTAAACCCTCGACAAGATAGGTAGCCTCCATATCAGCCAAATGCGTCATGACTGCCAGCGGGCAAGTTTCAAAAGCATTGCCCATACCGTAATCCCCGCCTTTAACTGCACAATCAAAGCTGCCCATATGCCAGCGGATTGCAAAGATTTCGTCACGTGTGAGCTTGATGAAGCTCTGCAGGATGATGACAGACTTCTCGCCATGACCAAGCGGGAGACGATCTTCCGTTTTGTAGAACGGCTCCTTATGCCATGCGCCCGTAACATCATCCTTGACGTTCCGAGAGCTGACGGTGTAGTAGTTCACCTTCGTCAGATCGTGGAACAACGCAGTGACCGCCACTGTCTCCGGTGAGATCTCCAGTTCAGGATAGCGAGCCACAAACCCAGAGAGCTTGTCATACACATTGAGGCTATGCTCCAGCAGCCCGCCAGTATAGTTGCCGTGGAAGCGCGTGCTTGCCGGCGCAGTATAGAAGTCAGAACGTTCCAACCACGCCATCAGGTCTTCCATACCCGGACGATTGATAGTAGCGCAAATTTCAACGAACCGTTTTTTCAGATCGTCCAAATTTGCGCTTTCTACATTCACTACATCCATATTGACCACTCCTTTATTATGTTGGTGCCCCGAGGAGGGGACAACGCCCCTCCTCGTAAGGCGCAGGATTACTCTTCGATGATCTTGAAGAACACGTCGGTTCTACGGTTCAGGTAGGCATCGGCAGAACCGGGATCTGCAACCATCTTCGTATTGCCATTGCCGACCGTAATCAGACGGTTCGGATCAATACCGCAAGCGATGAAATACTTGGCGACAGCCTTTGCACGTTCAGCAGACAGCGCCTGTCCAGAGTCGGAGTAGTTGCGGGCATTGATATTGCCCTCCACCTGGATAATCGCACCATCCAGAGTATTGGCGATAGAGACGAACTCATCCATGATGGCGTATGCCTCTTCGGGGTTCTTGAACTGAGCGGTATCAGCCACAAACTCAACGGTCATGGATTTGGTCAGCAGCGCCTCATAATTGACAATTTCCTGCTTCTGCTCCTCGGTCAGCTCAATAGGCTTGCTGGTAGAGGTAGAAGTAGAAGAATACTTGCTTGCCAGGGGGAGCAGATACTGGTTATCAAAGAGTGTCATAGCCGCCTTGCGATTGACCGTCTCGCCCAAAGACTCCCAGATATCACACATATCGAAGTAGACAGAAGGAGCAGTGGAGTCCAGCACTTCCTTATTCTCGGCGTAGCCCATCATTTCGGCATCGCCGCACTGAGCCTTAATTTCCTCGTCGGAAACGCCGGCGAACATAGGCATGACAGAACGAATGTAGTCAAACTTGGTGGTATACATTGCGTTGGCTTGGAAGATACCATCAATAAAGGCGGTCACAACATCGGGGTGTGCCTGGGCAAAGTCGGAACGGAATACGATACCGTCCATAATCAGGCTCTTAGAGGCTGTGGTAGAGAACATGATGTGCGCATCGCCGTTTTCGGTTGCATAGGACAGGTAAGGCTGCCAAGTCGCTGCCACGTCCAGCTGGCCGGCGAAGAACGCCTCGCCCGTCTCAGACGCATCGTCAAACAGAATCATGTTATCAATGATAGACTGCTTGTCAGCATCGGACAGGTCACTCTTATTAACAAACCATGCCACAAGCGTCTGGGCTTCGCTGAATCTGGGAACGCCGATCTTCTTGCCCAGCAGATCATTCACGGTGTTGATACCGGACTTAGCAATAATGCCGTCGCCGCCAGCGGAGTAGTTGGTGAATACCGGCATTACTACATCCAATCCGGCCTCCTGGAACTTACCAGACAGGAACGCGGTACGGTTGGTGGTATAACCCGCAGCATTCAGCTCTCCGGTAATCAGAGCGTTGCTGCTGGCAGTTGCGTCATTGATGATATTGATGTTGACCTTAATACCCAGCTGGTCGAAAATTGAACCAGGCTGCGTGGTCAAGCCCTGGTTAGCGTCGATAATAGGCTTCCAGCCTACCCACTCATCCAGAGACAGGTTAATCACGGGATCAGAGGTATCCGTCTTGCCAGCGGAGGGCTTTGTCGTGGGCTTCTGGGACGTGCTGCCAGACTGGGTGCCCGAACTGATGGGCTTGTCGTCCGCGATGTTGTTCTTGTAGTAGTTGTAGCCGAAGCCGCCGATACCGGCGAGGAGCGCCAGCACGATGACGAAGATCACCACACGGCCAGCGGTAGTAAGTTTCATTCTCTTCATGGTAGGTTACTTCCTTTCCTCTTTCACTTTGGATTTAGAAGCGTCAAAGGTGACGCCAGACCGTGGAGCCTGAATAGCCGGCTTCCCGCTATACTTTGTAGCGAGAGACTGCAGGTAAGCATCCGACTGAGCTTTCGCCGCATTTTTCTCAGCCATTGACATTTTGGTGGTGGTACGGCTTGCGTGAACGACAATCGCACCATCAACCTCTTTGCGAAGATCCTCCGCTCCGTCCCGGACGCTACCCAAGAGCTTATCAGTGGCGGAGTCCCGGCGCAGCTCGTCCAGATCGCCCAAGAGATCCTTCATGTTGCCACGGAGTTTCATTTCTTCGACAGTCATACGGCTCTGCTTTTTCAGCTCGCGGAGCTTCTTGTCGTACGCTTCATAAACGGTCTGAGCCTCTTTTACCATGGGTTCAAGCTCTCGCAGGTATCCCTCTTTTTGGGAGATTTCAAACAGGATTTCCTCACGCCTGGTTGAAAAGATGGCAGCATCGGCCATATTGCCAGATCTGACCAGAGACTCACACTTTGATTCAACGTCCTTCAATTCTCCATACAGCTTGTTGAGGTTCTTCTGGACGGAGGATTGCTCGCCCACAAACCGATTCAGGGTATCGCCGGCCTTGTTGTAGCGCTCTTGCACTTCCTCAATGGCTTGCTGAAAAACGGCCTTGGCACCCTCGGGTGTCTTGGCGATATCCTCCACGAAGATGTTGAGGAACCCTCCAACGAGGACTTTCAGCTTACCCCGGACGCCGGGGAAGATGATCAGGGCGAGCACAAATACAACCGCTACCGCTCCAATCACAATGCCCATTACTGTGCTCCTTCCTTACCGGCAACGCCGTTCGCAAACTCCAAGAGTTGACTGATAGCTTCTTTTTCCTTCTGGATGGCGGCGCTGGAATCAGAGGTCTTCTGTTTGGAGTCCTCAATTCTGGCTTCCGCCTGCTCGATCAGGGACTTCAGGTGTTCGATATCCGCCTCGGTCTCAGCGATCAGTGCGTCGTTTTCCGCCCTGATACTATCCTCGGCAGCGTCCAAGACGCGACCACGCTTCAGACCGTCCTCAATGAGATCATCCACATTGATTCCGTTGACGCTGAGAATGCCGGCGATGGACGCCTGTTTCTTGGCCTTAGTCATGTCCTGGGGCAGAATGTCGATATACGCCTTGATCTTGAAGATCGAGTTCTCGTCGTCGATATCACCCTGCTGATAGATGGATGCGATCACATCATCATAGGATACCTGAGTAGCGTCAATTACCGGCGTCTCAGGCGCGTACATAGGCTCGGATACGGGTTGCATAGGGATTTCAGACATACCTTCGTATTCGGTACGAACCAGTCCCATGCGTTCAAATAAACCTGCCATGGTTTGTCACAGCTCCTCTCGTTTCAAATTTGATTATTTTATCGCACATTTTGAACGCCTCGTCCTGGCTGTGCGTTACCATAATGATTGTGTTGCCTGTCTCAGCATGGACATCCAAAATCAAACGCTGCATTTTGCTACGGGTCTTGTCGTCCAAAGCGGATAACGGTTCATCCATAAGTAGGTATTTCGGCTTGACATACAGTGTTCTCGCCAACGCAAGACGCTGCTGCATACCACCTGAGAGCTGAGACGGCCATTTATCTGCATACTGCTCTAACCCAACCGCTGCAAGTACCTTGATAGCATCATCACGGCTACGGAGTTTTTTGTCCCGTTGGGCAATCAGCACATTCTCTGTGCAGGAAAGCCATCCGAAGTTGGAATAGCGCTGGTGCATCATGTACACAGGATTCTTGTCGGCGTTCCGATAGGTAGTGCCATCAATGACAACCTCACCATGAACAGGGTGAAGAAGGCCAGCGATGGTTTTGAGGAGGGTCGTCTTACCGGCACCAGACTTCGCCAAAATACCGTAAATCAAACCGTCGTCAAATTCCTGGTCGATGTGTTCCAGAATTGCTTCGCCGTTGTACCCAATAGCCAGATCATTCAACTTGATCATCGCAGTACCTCCACTGGAATATCTTTCGGATCAGCAAGTTCCCCAGCTTGTCAAAAACGAAGCTGAACAACATGATTACGATGATTGCCCCGAACACTACGGCGGTACGGCCTCTGGCGGAACTTACATTGATGATGAAGCCCAAGCCGTACTTAGCGTTGGTTGCCTCTACCACGGCGCAGTATGTCCAGCCAATACCATACATCATAAGGAACGTACTGAATATTGAAGGGAGCGATGCGGGGAGCAGGATTTCTTTGATTGTCTCCCAACTGGTCATTCCGATCGTCTTGCCCGTATCCATCAGATCTTGCGGTACGTCGTTAAAGCAAAGCAGAATCGACGGCAGCAAGTAGACAAACGTTGCAATAAATAGGAACGAAATTTTCATCTGCTCCCCAATCCCAAACCATAGAATCAGGAGCGGAGAAAATGCGGTTACGGGAACATACCGTAGGAAGGAAACAACCGGCATGATAGTTTCCTTGATAGGCTTCACGCCATAAATCAGAAGGGAGAGGGGAATTGCTACCAGCATAGAAAGAGCAGACGCGCCAGTAATCCGCAGGAAAGAGTAGGCAAGTCCTTTTTGTAACTGGCCTGTCTCTGCCAATCCGACGATTGCTTCCCATACGGCAGCAGGAGCGGGGATAAACAGCGGTTGGGTAAAACACGAGGCCACATACCAGACGGCAATGAAACAGGCCAACAAAACCGCTCCCCGTATGCAGTTTTTCGCACGCCGTTTGACTGAAGTTTTCATTTCACGACCTCTTCTCATGAATCATCTTCGCCCAGCGACTTCATCATAAAACATTCGTCGCAGAAACGATCCCCAGTTGGTTCGATTTCAACGAAGTCACCAGTAATCGGTTTTTCGCAGCCATCGCAAAGGATAGTGCGGGTATAAGCTCCGCCACAGTAAGGACAACCGCTGAAATCCTCATAGGGCGGAGAGTCTAACCCATGACGTTCTTCCCATCGCTTCGGCTCGTCAAAGGTTTTGCCGCAATCCAGACAGGTGTATTCGCCATACATCAGCGCTTCACCTTCCAGACCGCCGTATTGCACCCAGACTTGCCAGGACGCCTGCCAACGATCACAACCTTGCCCTCGGCTTTCATCTCCGTTAGACGAGGCCGTGTGAAGTTCGGACTGTTGGTGGGGATTTTGCCCTCAGAGACCAGCTTCTCGCCAATCTCGTCGGCAGTCATACCGCCAGGATCACCGCTGGTCAGAACATCCAAAATCATAGCCTTACGATTAGGACGCTTCGGCTCGATCTGGTCATATGCTTCACGGCGGTTTCTCAACGCAATGCTCATAGTCATCACCCCTTTCAGCTTTGATGGGATTATGCCACCACCGACTCACGCCATTCCTTCATGCTGTGGCAAACTTCACTTCTGGCGTATTCCGGCAGATTTGCCGCAGTAATAAGGCCGGCGAGATCGGGGCATACAGCATTTCCACACTTCTCCATCTGCTCGGTCGTGGTCATCTTCTGGCCGTTGAAATCGACATCGAACACATAGTCAGGGGCAAACCCCATAGCTCGATATGCTTCCTTGGCTTTTAGCATTCGCAGGCCAATGTCGATGATGTAGTACCATTCCCCGTTGATGTTTTTCAGCAGCACTTCGTTATCCGCGAGAGAGTATCCTGCCCAGCGGTTCAGCATCTCTCTGATCTGCGGCCAGTTCCCGACATTAGAGCCGGAAGAATACTTGACTACGCGAGTCTGAATGACTGCAAACTCTCCCGCAGAAGCAGTGATCGTCTGAAGAGGATCGGACGGGTGCTGGCCGATGTTGTCACCTTTGAACTTACAAACGTGAGCCAAAACCAAACCCTCACGATCGCGGGCCGTCACGGTATGCAGAGGTTCATGAATGTCCTGGCCGTGGTCGTCATTGCCGTAATACTTGGTAAGGATAGGGCACACAACGCCGTAGCGGTTGGAGGCATCCAGTGTCATGATCGGCTCGTCTACGCCCTGGCCGCGAACCTTCTCTGACTGCTCTGTATGATACTGAGCCAGATATGGCGTAACAACCATCTGCCCACCACCTCCACCGGTACGAACGGTATTCAGCGGATCGTTAGCGGCAGCACCAGTCGCGTTGGAGGTATTGGTGCAGGTATACGGAGCGATAACCGGCTCGACGATACCATATCCGTGTTTTGCAGTAATCGTCGGCATCGGGTCTTGCAGACTCTGACCACGGAAACCGTCTCCGCTGTGGTTCACCTGAACAATGTACGGTTCTGTTGATTTCAGGACGAATTTATCTAACCCTCGGGTAATCCGCCTCAACGTATTTTCCCGTAGTGGGCGGACTGCACGGACGCCGTACTGCTCCTTGATTTCTTCTTTGGTAGCAAAAATGCTTGGAGCAGGGATGCTGAAATCCAAAATGTCAGCGGCGGGTGCCCAGGGTTCCAGCTCTCCGTTCAACACCGCAGCAGAGTCTCGCTTACCATGGGTTTGCTTCGGCCATACGATCGGTTTGCCGTCACAACGGAAGATACCGAAAAACCGTGTGCGTGTGGTATGAACGCCAAAGTCAGCCGCGCACAACTCATTCCATTCCATGTCGTATCCCAGGCCGGCAATCAGCGGCTTGGCCTCTTCGCCCTTGGGATCAATATGCAGGAACTCGCAGCACTCCAGAAGCGCTGGATGATTGGGTTCAATGCCAGTAGTCAGGATCTTAACGAATCCTTCAAACGTCTCGCCGGCTCGGTCAGGATCAGGATACTTCTTACCGTTGCGTTCGATCAGCGGCCCCCAAGTTCTGATCTCAGGTACATTCTCCATGACCATGACACGCGGTCTGACACTCAGCGCCCATTTGACCAGCACCCATGACAGGCCACGAATCTCCTTCTTGACTGGGGTACCGCCTCTGGCACGGGAAAAATGCGTGCAGTCCGGCGAAAACCAGGCAAAACCCATAGGATATCCGCCGCAGAAGCTCTTAGGATCGACCGCAAATACGTCCTCCTTATAGTGCTCCGTAAACGGATGGTTGGTCTGGTGCATACGAATTGCAGCCAGATCATGATTTACAGCACCGACCACAGGAATGTTTGTGTACCTCACAATTCCATCGGTGCTCCCGCCGCCTCCACAAAAGAAAACGCCGGCGACCTCTTTGGTCTTGATCTTTGCTCTGTAAATGGCACCTCAGTCCTTTCGTTGGTTTACTTTGTTGCTAAATGGAAGGTTGAGGGATTTACAATCTCCCTCGAACTGCTTTCATTCTATCATACTGTCTCCATAAAGTCAATAATTTTCTTTGTTGCTAATGGAAAAATTAAATCCACCGAATGCAAGGTTCACCGGTATAGCCATGCTCCCACACGAACCAAGCAAAGCACATGGTACTTGACCAGGGCTTACCATTTTCGTCAACTTCCAATCCGTTTCTCAAAGGATTGACACGTTTTGAAAATACATACACGGATTTCGGAGGGTGGGTGGCAAAGAAATCCTTACGTTGCCGCCCTTCGAGAAACTGGATCTTGGCGAACAGGATCACCTTGCCAGTGGATACCTCCAGAGCTTTCTCGGCGAACTCTTTCGCCAAAGAGAACGGAGGGTTCGTGATAACGTTGTTGAATTTTTCGGGATAGTTCTCAGTGAGGAAATCCACCCCGCCAACAATACCACATCCGAACCTATCATCTCTCTGAACCAGATCAGTAGAGATAATTTGACTGTTGGGATAATGTTCCCGAAGCACCTTACTGATATGCCCCTCACCAGCCGCAGGCTCCAAAATGGAGCCGTGCAGCTCTTCTCGGCTAAGGATGGCTTCTGTCGCCTCGAACGGAGTAGCATAGTAGTCGTTCTCCACACGAGAGCGGGTAGGGGACATACCGGCCAAACTGGTGCCGCTCAAATAAGTACGCTCTTCCATTTTCTCACCGCCTATTAAAAAATCGTCGTTCCATAGGCAGGCATAGGATTGAGCTTGTGAAGGTTGTGATCGTGCATAGAGGCAATCTTCTTGTCGATTTCCTCAATTCCACTGGTGCCATACATGATGTAAGCATCCAGGTGAGCATAGGTAAATCCAAGATTATCCTCATCAGTTTTTCCACACAGCCCATCGGAAGGGGTCTTGCTTATCAGGTTGATAGGCAGAAGAAGCTCGTACCCAATCTGGATGACTTCATGCACCATCAGATTAGCGAGCGGGCTAAAATCGCCGGCGCTATCGCCAAACTTGGTAGAGTATCCCACATAGTCTTCAGAGCGGTTGCAGGTATTAGCAACACGCCCGCCGTGAGGCAACGACTGAGAAATAGCATAGAGGGTCGCCATACGGATACGGGGAGGGAGGTTTATCCTCGTCTGATCGCTGACGTTCATATTGAGCGCTACTTGATCACTTACCGCAGACACTGCTTTGGAGATATCGGTATAGGCGTATCTGATACCCAGAAATTCGATCAGCTGCTTGCTATCGTCCAGATCGGGCTGTTCTCCATTCGGCATCATAACACCCACTACACGCTCTTTGCCCAGCGCCTCTACGCAAAGAGCGGCGACAACGCTGGAATCTTTACCACCCGAAATACCGACCACCGCATCGCAGCGAGGGCCGTTACTTTCAAAGTAGGAACGAATCCACTGGACAATCTCATCCTTAGTACGCTTTGGGTTAGCTAACATTGTGGCACCTCTTTTCTCAAAAGTTTCCCTCATGAAGATTCTTGCGAACCTCATCCAGGGTATAAACTCTCAGGAGCTTGCCATCCTTGAAAACTGGCTGAAGCCAGTTCCCAACCTGCGACTCCTCCCAAGTCAAACCGTCCTGGCAGAAGAAGTTGTGGTACGTATAGTCATATACGACCTTACAGCAGCCGCGCTGAGACTTCTTGAAATGTCCGCTATCTGTCTTGGGGTTCTTAAAAATCATGATGGGCTTTCCGTCAGCATCTTCTGCATAGGTCGCTTTGACTGCGATACCAAATGTATCACGGGTGTACGGCGCATAAGTCTTTTCGCCGCCGTCCATCGTCTCCAGACACTGCATAGAGAAAGAACCGACACCCAGAGAAACATTGTTGATAGCGAAGCCATGCTCCATCAGGATCTTATACACTGCCTCGCACCGCTGCGGGGTAATACTATCGCCATACAATGCCTTGACGTGTGGATCGAGAACTTTGTAACCCTTGCTGTTCACGGTGCCACCAAAGATTTCCCACAGTTTGAACACCGTCTCGGTTACAATCTCCACGGGGTTGCCGCTGTCGCCGCGAATAGCAAGACATCCATGGTGCGCCATCACATCCTCTTTAATTGCGGGGAGAATATTATTGACCAGGTTCCAATAGTCATAGCTGTCGCTGACCATAGAGAAGTTTTGGTACGGATAGATTTCTTTCAGTAGACGCCGCACGTGCGTAATCTCGTCGCCGTCAACCGCATAGTTGGAGCACATAACACTGTGCTCAGTAGAAAGAGCACCGTAAGCTACCACGTCATTCTCCACCCGGCAGGCGTAGTTGTGTTCCAGCCAAAGAATAGCCGGCACTGTAGCGGTATTAAGGAAGCTCAGGCAGAACGCAGCAGAACTCTTGGTGGCGCTTTCCACGCTTTCCTGACCACGCATGGAAAAGTCGCCCAGCAGCTTGGCCCGCACCACATCATCGTCACAGGTGAGGGCAGCGTACTTATTGACGATCTGCCGGTAACGATATCCAACTTCCGCTGAAATCTGAGTATGCCACATGGTACATGACAGCATTGTTTCGATAGAGTTGACCAACCACACAAAGTTGGGGTTGGTATTCGAGATCTCAATTTGCGGAACATGAATATTGGTACGGGTTCCTTCCGGCACGGCCCGGATTTCCAGAGGCAGATAACCCAACTTATGAAGCGCCGTCAAACGCTCCACACCAACGCCGTCCGTGCCGATGGTGTTATTCAGCACCCGCTTGTATTCGGCAAGCACCTCATCCAATGAGCGATCAAAGAAGTGAGTATTGAATGCCTCGATCAAATACTCCTGGATAAATGCCTGAAGACCGAACATTGTGACCTTCTCGGTATCAGCCAGCCGCGTCATGCGCGGGGTATAATAAGACACCATCCTGGTCAGTGCTACGGGGTACTGTTCTGCATGGGCAGTCTTGTAGAAGTCCAAACAGAGCAAAGGACTGTATGAAATCATTGTTTTACCCTCTTTTCATAATCATCTGCAAATGGAGATCTTCTCGTGATCAACACGGAGGATGCTATCAGTGGTGAATACACGAGAGATAAGACCATCTGTCAGCACAGTGCCTTTCAGGATCGTGTTCTCACAGTGGGTAACGTAGAGCATGACTTCCTCTGCGCCGGCTTCTTTCAGAGCCTTGGCAGTATGGGTGAATGTCCCGCCGCGAGAGCAGATATCGTCCACGATCAGAATATTTCTGCCGTTGACTTTCTCAGGCTCTGTCAGCTCCAGCCGCTCAATCTTGCCGGTGCGCCAGTCACGATGTTTAATGCAAAAAACATACTCCATAGGAAGAAGCTCAGAGTATCGTTTGGCAGCACCTTCATCCGGGTAGCACAGCAGAGGATTCAGACCCTGGCTGACCATCCACTGAATTGCATAGTCAATGTAATGCTTCACATCCATAGTCTCAGCCCGGTCAATCAGCGCCATAGCCACATTAGAGTGAGGGTCAAGAACTTTGACAGACTCGAACCCAAGCGAATTGATAAACTCAGCAAACCACTTGAGCGTGAACACCTCATCGCGGTTCTTTACCCTGTCCATACGGGCGTTGGGGATATACGGCATCTCCAGATAGAGGAGCGGGTTGCCAGCGCTCTTGAGGTGCTTCACCAAATACCAGAGCTGCATACACTCGGCATCATTGTCGTACATCCACCGGATGAAGTAAGCGGACTTACCCATGGCGAAAAACGTGAAGTCCAGCTTGGGAGCAATGCGGATCGAAGATGTACCGTCGGGAAAACTGGTGAAGTCGATCCTTCTATCGTCAACAAAAATCATTTCAGACCTCCCAGTTCTCCACATTGATCTGGCACGCTTTCATAGCAGCCAGAGCATTATTGTGGCTCGCCGGGGTAACGCCGGCGCAGCAGGCAGCGTCAACGGTGATTTTCGTCTCAGGCAGAAACGCTTTGACGAGCAGTGCGTTAGAGATAACGCAGATGTCGGTGCAGAGTCCAACGAAAACGATCTCTTCAATACGCTGCTTCATTCTGGCAGAAAGTTCTACCAGGTAATCGCCCAGCTCTACAGAGCCAAACGTACCCTTCTGGAATACGGATACGCTTTTCCCCGCGTCGATAGCCGCATGGCTAACAGCCGTGGCAATGATATCGTCGAGCCGCCAGCCGTGAGTCCCCTCAATGCAGTGCTCGACAGGAAGCAGCTGACCTTCTTGGGTTTTCAGGTAGTCGGCAGAACGATGGGTGTCCTTGGTAATGCAAATCAGATCTCCGTCAAAGTCAGAAATCTTTTTAGCGACATCTCCAACAGTGGCCTGCGCCTCCGGGGTTCCGAGCGCACCATTGATGAAATCGTTTTGCATATCCACTACTACAAGAACCTTCATCTTAAACAACTCCTTAAAATGAGCACTCGCACGGCAGATCATCGTCGTCCTTGATGAGCTTTCGTGCAGCGGCCCAAAATGTTTGAGGTTTGGCTTTTTCAGTGGGCGGCAACGCCTTTTCTTTGAGCTTGGCAAATTCCGCCTCAAAGTCTGAAAGATAGCCTTGTTTGAGAATACTGTACCCGATTGTGTCTTCGGCCAGCTTCGCCTTTTCCCATATTTCAGGATAGAGGCAATAAACAACAAACCAATGTTGTTTGCCGGCTTTCAAACACCCGGTACAATTCGCATGATTGAAAATGCTGTAGGTCTTCGGACGCTCGATCCCAACCTCCTCGATGTCATGGATAGTACGTACTTCCCATGTCAAAGGGTACTCTGTTTGGTACCCCATCGCAGCCATAATGCCAACTCTGCGCCGGATACGGTGCTGTTCATTGGCGTCAAAGCCATAGACTAATGAGATATCGTCCCTCACTTCGGGAGGATTTGCGGGATAGTGCTCGGACAGCCATTTATGAAAAGGCTCAGTCTTCAGTCTGTTGGTGCAAAAGGCGGTGGACTGAGCGCCAGCCTTAAACGCCCTGATTTCCATACACACGTCGAACTGATCCTTAACATCCCATCCGGGCATATTGGCGTAAGTAATAGGAACGCCCAGATAATCCGAAACCTCTTTTTTGAAACGCTTGATATCCGCGTCTTCGGTTCGAGGACACAAATCATGATTGAGCAAGATCGTGTCCTCTGCTCCGAACTTTCTAACTACTTCCACGGCGGCAATCGCAGAGGAATGACCACCAGAAAAACAGACGATGTGCTTCATACCGACCACAACCATCTCGGCTGAGGTCAACCGTCTAATCCTCCCTTGCTACCGGCCAGATGGCTTTCACGCTGTAACAGACGGCTTTACTCTACACTTATCAATCTTGTAGAAACCCGGTTTACCGGGATTGGTATTAGCTCCTTTCAGATTTGTTGTTGTTAGTTTGAGAACTCTTGAAATATTTGCCGATCGTAGCGAGGGTGGCGCAGGCCAGCGGAATGAAATCCGGGGTGAATCGCGTTGTGTTGAACATCAGGTTCATGCCGTCCGCAATGGCACTACCGACGCATACTTTCAAAATCCAGCCACCCATCCAGGCAAAGCCGAATGTGATAACGGGACTGAATACGAGCAAGCCGATGATACCAACCAGCGCGGTCATCCAACCAAGACCTTCCATTTTGCTCATGACAAGTTCCTCCTTTCCTCTGTAATTACAGACACAAAATCGTATCTGCTAACCGAGAGTGCTATTCTATTGGAACACCAATGTACTCAAGGACTTGCCGCATACCCAAACCATGTTCTTCCCACGGCCTCATGCAGTAATCCCAGAGCTTTGGGTGCGTGATTTTTAGACGCTGGAAACGGTTTGGAGCTTTTTCAAGGTGAGCGCCAAAGGCACAAAAGACACAGCCAGTACGCTTTTCGCCTGTCGTCGTCCACCCCCCCCCATCAGTTCTGACGATCTCGCCATAAACTGAAGCATAGGGGACTTGGTAGGTATAGAGGTATTCCAGCACATCTTCCTCAGTCCAAAAAGACATGGGTTGGGAGCTGGGCTTCTTACCGGAAAAAGCATTACATCCCATACGCAACCATGTGGCACGCCGAGATCTGCTCTCGTTTGCCATAGTTGCAATAATAGGTACTCGACCAGTTTCCTTGGAGTATTTCTTCATAGGCTGCTTCTTCATGACTGTACAGCACCGAGAAGAAACCTTGAATGGGGCATCCAACAGATAGCACCATTTTTCACAGTTGAACTCTGACGGCGTTCCGTTGCTCCGCATGATCTCTCCATGCAGCTCTTTCCATCTGAAAGAACCAGGCTTATGCCCATATTCCACAGTGTCAGCTACACGCTTCGAGACAACGGGATATCCGTACACCTCAATGACTTTACGGAAGTTCATCTCAGGCCGGACAATCGTAACGTTTTCACAGCTCTTAACAAATTCTCTGACTTCCGGGAACTCAAGCCCAGTATCAGAGAAAACAGCAGGCACATCGGGGTAGATCCGCCGCACAATATCGAGTAGTACGGTAGAATCCTTACCACCGCTAAATGCCACATAGACCTTTCCATCATAGTGCTGATACCACTCGATGATACGAGCAGTAGTGATCTGGATTTTGCGTTGGAGAGGCAGGCGCTGCATCTCTTCCAACTCTTCTCTGCTATGCAAAGCACCCACCTCCCCGGTTCCAATGATTGTCGTCATCGCCACCCGATCCTACCGTATAAATCAGCACCAGAGCCAAAATCAGTAGGATGATACCGTCCATTGGTTACTCCGTGGCCTCCGGCAGGGCAGGGACGCTGGCATAGCTGGCTCGTGCCAGCCACTCGTTGATGACCTTGTTGAAAGTATTGTCGTTGCCCATGTACTTCTTCAGCATGGCGGCAGTTAGGCCGGCTTCGGCGCTGAATGTATCACCGGGCTGACACTTCACAACCGTCTTATCACCGTCATCCCAGAACACGATGGTAGCCGGGTTGTGGAAGATCACATTGACGGGCATCGGCAGACGGCGAGACGCAGGCTGACTGGCTTGGAGCTTCATTGCCGCATTCCAACCGTTGGAGAAAGGATCTCCATTGGGAGCGAGATGGGCAACAAAGCCGCCGTCCGGCATACGCAGGCCGCTCAGAAGCTCATCAACGAACCGTTCAGCAGTTACCGGGGGGGGGTGCCATAACAGAGATGCGGGGAGCGATGTAGGGAGTGTGGATCATGTCGGGAATCATAGTTATTTCCTCCTATTCAGTGTGCATTGCGGTCACAGGCATTCAGCACCATGACCTGGTTCCAGATATCATTACCAAGCAGACGCTTGATTTTGCTAACCGTCTTACTCGGATTATCTGACTTTTCAACCGCATACGGCCACATATGCCAGCGGATCAGCAGCGCCACAGTAAGGCGCTGGTTAGGGCTGAGATCACCGGTATAGCAGAAGCTGTCATAAGCTCCTACACGCTCATGATGATAGAAGTGGGCGATCTCAGTGGGGTTGCCTTTGATGTCATGAAATACTTTGGTCTTCTCCTTGCCAATATCGTGTAGCAACGTAGCGCGGAGCAGAGCAGCATCGGTACCTTCACAGTGGCTGATCAGATACTGCCATGCCGTCATAGAGTGCTGACCAACCGTGTACTCGTGGTGCGGGTTATCATGTTCCAGCTTGGAGAGACGAAGCATAAGGGTATCAATCTGGTCGTGGCGATCTTCGTCACCCACGATCCTAATTTCATCCCAACCCTCCGCCATCATGGGGACATCGAATTTGAAGTACATCCTTTGGATTACAGACTCCGGGACAGAACGTTCCCGATTATTGTTGCGCTCCAGACACACCTCATAGGGCGTCGCCATGAAAAGACATACTGTACGCAAATCATGTTTGTGGAGCGCTCGGACACGATCAAGGAACCCGATACGGCGCTTGTAGTTGATATTGGTGGCATCGTACACCACATCCTTGCCATCCGCCAGATCCTGCAAAACCCTTTTGTGAAGGGTTTGGAAAACCAAGTCCTGTTGGGTTTGGTCGTTCTCGTCACCAAGAACTTCAGCTCGGATCGCATCGCTGGAATGGACGACGGCGTTAGGGATGCTTTCGGCAGTGAATGACTTCCCGCTACCAGGGAGACCAACCATCATGTAAAACATCGGCATCTCATTCACCTCCTTGGATTTCCTTTAAGAAGGATCGTTTGAGAATTTCAACGGTAGCCTTTTGCAGCACCTCATTGGCGTGCTGGCTGATCGAAACAGGTACCGTATCCATATAGCGCTTTTTGTCTTCGGTCATAGACTGAATTGCAGTGCTCATCAGTGCCCGTGCTTCTTCCAAAGAGTAGCAACCGCGCTTCACCTCTTTGAGATAATCACACTGGTTACTGATAAGGCAGTCAGCGTAAGGCTCGCCGGTTTCGTAACGGGTCATGAACTCCCGCAACCGCAGAGCATGGTGAAGCTGCTTGGGGTCATACCCAAATGCCTCAATCTTGTCCATTGTGGCAGGGTAGGGGTGCTCCATTGCCTTTTGCTTTCCCAGAGCCATACCCATAATGCAGTTCATGCCGGCGTAGTTGTTATACCGGGCGATCTCTTCACGAGCATCCAGAACGGGCTGAAAAAGGTCGGCATACTCCGGGTTGATGATGGAGTAAGGGGTAAACAGGATCTCAACGAAGTTGACATTCTGCTTCTTGATACAGTCGAACATGAGGCGGATATCTTTGAAATCCACGTGTTCGTTATTCTCCATAATGTGGGTAGTGCTGAGAGGTTTGGCGTTCAACACAAAATCGGAAAAGCTGGGCAGCATGATTGCCTTGGTATCAATATCGCTACTCTCATAGTCAAGGTTGTAATTCTGAGAACCTTGCAGGAAGAGGCCAACCCAGCCTCCCCTGCAATGCTCCAAGACGGGCACCAGATGTTCCCGCATCCGCGCCATGATCTTCTGGCGCTTCTGCTCATCCTGGATCAAAGTCGTCATCGTCGTATCGCTCCTTTTTGATACAATCCCGGATCAGTCTCCGGTATAGGCTTGAGTCGAACTGCTCCATATCTGCCCAGCGCATAAGATGTTCTGACGAGCCGTACCGCTCTGTCACATCACCGGACACATCGTAGAGCCGCCCGCCAATCTCTTGAACGTAGTGGTTTTCTACCGGTTCATACATCATGGTGCCGCCGAACCGCTCTTGCAGAATAAATGCGAACCAGAAACAGCACCCGTTCAGAAAAGTCTCTTGGGCATTTTTGAAGTTGTTGATAAAGTCAAGGATAACTTTTTCATCCGTTCTGTTCTCCAACATCCTGAGCCTCTTCCATATCAGGCGCGGCGGCGGTGTCTTTGATCAGCCCCTCCAGCGCCTTGAACGCAAAGTTTTTATGCTTATAGGCGGCGAACTTGGGACGGTTGACAATGCGGCACACAACACCTTCCCGAACATGGGTATGACCGACAGGATCGGGGCCGTCGTAGAAATCCTCAGCCAGCTTCTTCACATACTCGCCGGCGTTCACTGCCTGCGGAGATCCAACATCGTCGGGAAGCTGGTAGAAGTCCGGGATGATGGTGCGGCAGAACACCTGGACGTATTTGACGCCCATCTGTTCGCAACGATAGCGCATAAAGTCGGGCGGATACTCCACCACATCACCGTCTTCGTTGGTCATCGTCATGCGGTAAACGAAGAGATCGGACTTGGGATGCTCCTTGCCATCGGGAGCGCAGCCATAGCTGAATGTGGTGGTTTTACCGTACTGTTTGGTAAACTCCTTGTCGTTCAGCTTAGAGTTGTTTCCGGGATTCATGATGGGCGTACCATCGTCAGTGAAGCCAACAACCTCGTAGTAGACCGTCTCTCCCTTGTGGAGCTTCCCTTCAAAGACCTTGGCGTGTTTCTCGCGGAAAGCGTTATTGCCGTAGAAGCCTCCCTCATCGAAGGTATCCAGAACCACGCGGCGGGTTCCGGTAACGTAGCCCCAGTCGTAAATGGGTGTCCGCTTGATCTTGGAACGAATTGCATTCGGGGTCTTACGACTCTCATAGAGCCGCTTTTCCATACCGTTCCGATATTTGTAGCCCTGCAACACAGGCAAATAGCCGGTACGCTGAGAAGTTCCGTGCATTTTCAGGGTAACTTCTACCAGATCTCCGGCATGGAATGCGGAGAGGTTGTAGGCCAACTGCTCCGTGTCAGCGTGTTCTTGGAAGAGCGGGGAGATAGGATCAGAATGCTTACGAACACGATTACCACCCCCCCCACTACCGGAGGAACGTTTGACGGCGGGTACGTACTTCTCGCAGATAGTGATGCCGTTCAACACAGAGATCGTGTCGCCCTCTTGGAGCTTCTTGATATCGGTAAAAGAAGCCAAACAGGAGAGAGGGAGGAACAGGCCGTCGCTCTTCTCGCCCCGGAGCTTGAGAGCCTTAATATTCCGCTTCTCCGGGTCAAGGTATCCGCCAGCCGGAGCGCCGTTCTCATCCTTGCGCCGCAACAGGTCATTCTTCTGTGCGAACTCCAAACCGAGTTTGCCATCGGTAGGGAAGTACACGCCCAGCTGATCGGGGTCGGTGCCGAGATCCACAATCACCGTATTACCAAAGCATTCGCCACAGAGCAGCCTGTCGGCGTTGGTATGCTTCCTCAGATTGTGAATCCTGGTAACATAGGCACAGTACATTATATTCACTCCTTGTTAATTTACTTTGTTGCTAATTAAGAATACATGGATTTTAACTTGTGAGACACTTCGATAATAGAAGCCGCCGCTTCGTGTATCTCATCAAGAGTAGTATCAAACCCCATTGAGATACGAACGGTACAAGCAGCATCTTCATCGGATATTCCAATGCCACGCAAAACGTGGGAGGATTTAGCACTGGCAGCGCTGCACGCAGAACCGGCAGAAAGATAGATGTTTTTCTGATCCAGCAAGAGAAGCAAGGACTCGCTATTAACACCAGGGATAGTCAGACTGATAATATTGGAAGCATAGTTTTCCGTATCGCCATTGACGTAGAACTCTCCAGACATATCACGTGACAAATCAATAAGAAACGTATTTCTCAGAAAACTCCATCTGAGTTTCCAATTCTGAAGGCGTTCAGTAACGATTTCTGCGGCCTTGCCAATTCCTACGATCCCAGGCACATTCTCAGTGCCGCCACGCATTCCATGCTCCTGCCCTCCACCAATAATCCATGGGGATTTTCGGATGGTATTGCTAATGTAGAGCACGCCTACACCCAGAGGAGCACCAAATTTATGACCAGACATGGAGCAGAAGTCAATTCCGCACTCCTTCACATTCATATCCACATGGCCTGCTGCTTGCACCGCATCTACATGGAGAAGAACAGAATACTTTTCGCAAAGTGCTCCGATTTCTTTCATAGGATTTACGGTGCCCAGTTCGTTATTGACCCACATGATAGAAACAGCTACCGAACGATTTGCGTGGGTTTCTGACAGCACACGTTCCAAATCGTTTAAGTTTATACTGCCGTCCTTATAAACCTTGATATAGCGAGAAGCAAGCTGAGGACAACACATAGCCCCATAAAGCAAAGGCTCCAGAACCGAATCGTGTTCCAGATTGGTCGTTAAAATCAAGTCCCCGCCAAAACAACTAAGCCACGCATTATTGGATTCAGTGCCACCAGAGGTAAAGAATATCTCCGAAGGATCAGCACCAATCATCTTAGCTACCTGACAACGTGCGTTGTCAATGGCCTTACGAGCATTAACACCCTGAGTATGAATACTTCCAGGGTTGCCTACATGATCGGGCCGGAGCCATGGGAGCATAGCTTCCAGAACCTCCGGGAAAACCGGAGCATTGGCAGCATTGTCGAGATATACCACGTATTTCACTCCTTTGATAAAAGAGGCTCAGAGCGAAGACAGCTACTTGCTACTCTATCGTTCTGAGCCTCCTTAATGGTTTACTTTGTTGCTTATGCGGAGATAATAGGACGAAGGGCATCGTCCACCTGCTGATACCGCTCCGCGTTGATGGCTTCCAACAGGCAGTCATAAGGATCAGTCTTACCGCTCATCACCATCTTGGCGATATTGGGAGAGAAACCGCTGACCAACGCAACGCCCAGATCGTTCTCCTTAACAGGAATAGTACCGCTACGGGAATTGACATTCCAGAATACCAGGCGGGGAATCTGATATCCGGCTTCCGCATACCGCTGGGCGATTACCTCAAACAGGCGGGGAGTAGGTGCGACTCGTCTGCTATATCCCCACCTATCACGGGAGGTTGCGCCGGTGGTTGCACAGCCATCGAACTCCATGTCAGAGATGATAAGGATGTTCGCGGGGAGATCTCTCTGATCCATATGCTTGTTGATTGCCGTAGTGAGGATCAGGTCGAATACGGCCTCGATGTTGGTGTTGGCAACCTCGTTATGGGTAGCCGCGATCCGCAGCTTCTCACGAAGGCTCTTGCCTCTGCTCAAATCGACCAGCTGAGGATGCTCAGAGAAGGTGATGTACTGATCCTTGAACTGCCCAGAAGAACGCTCGGCGAAGTAAATCGCCAGAGAGTTTGCTACTTCCAGCGCAGACACATCAGTGTTGCCGACCCTCACCCTCATACTACCAGAGCCATCGGCCACCACGATAGTGTTACCACAGCCCTGCACCGTATCGGGGAGGTTCTTCCACAACACTTCCAGATTGGTGTCGGTGCTGCTGGCATAACCGTACCGATGTACGATGTCATGCGGGAAGAGAACAGAAGCATTGATCTTGGCCTCGCCTTTCTCCACAGCGCCCAGGAATGCACGCCGGCGATCCTCGTCGTGACGGAGGAAAGCGCTGTTGTACTGCAGGTTGGCACGAGAGGGGACACGCTGATAGTCGATTTCCTCCCACTGCTTGGCGGTCATCTGCTGCTCCACAACGAGCAGATAACGGGAGAGATCGGACAGCGTATGCTGGTACGTCCGCTCAGTCATGTTCAAACCGCGCCGCAGGATCTGGGCGTAATGCCGGGTCTGCTTGGAAGAAGTCTTGCAGCGAGGCATCCACTTTGCCAGAAGAGAAATGGGCTTTCTGTCCCTTTTGTCTTCGATATCAGCACTCAGCTGTGCTGCCACGCACTCGATCACGATGCCGCGAACAGGGGTATCCAGCAGACACCACATATCGTCCCAGCGACCGTACTCGGGAATCAGTGCCACCACAGGAGTAACATACTCGGGGAACTCCTGCGCCAGAGGCACCATGCAGGCACGGAACAGCCGGCGCTCGCCCAGGCCACCACGGACATCACGAGCATAAAAGAGCCATTTCATTGCCATCAGCTTGTCCTCGAAGAACGCCTTGGTGAAGCGCTGAGAGATGTCGTGCTCGCTGGCGCTACGGAGAGATGCCACAGCGAAATTGAGATCCAGGAGAGCCTTGCCGGTAGTGCGGAATCCGACCGCACCGTTCTCGGTGACAGAGACATTGCACTCGTTATTCAGCGTGCTCTTGATCCCATCCATAAAGTTACTCATATCTCTTACCTCCTTATTGAGATACCCGGAACACATTTTTCCAAATTGTTGCTGTTTGTGTCCAGAAAATGGAGCGGCAGGTAGGACTCGAACCTACGAATGGCAGCTTGGCTTCCTTGAACATTGCTGTTAGCGGAACTCCTCGTTTCGCATTGTAATAGGGCTGCTGTGTTGACCACTTCACCACTGCCGCATGAAGCTCGTCTTTCCGAGCCGTCACAACCCAGTTCAAGATATTTGGGTTGAATATCTGGCGTTTACCGTCAGCATAGACATAAACGATCCCAAAGCCCTATGCCTATCCGCCCATTAGCAGGGGCGGCTTCTGCTTGTGCCAGGGGTGGGACTCGAACCCACGACCACGGGATTAACAGTCCATAGAAAGTTGCTGTAAGCGTCTCAACAAGACACGCATTAGTACGCGCTCTATCCGACTGAGCTACCCTGGCGAGTGTTGCAAGGAGTGGGACTCGAACCCACGACAATCAGTTCCCTTTTTACATGGCTGTTAGCGCAACTGGGGAGGGGAACGTTACGCATTTTTTATACTGGTGCTCTACCAACTGAGCTATCCTTGCATGGTGGGAGGCTTTTTCATTGCTGTCTGCGTTGCTCTGTACGCATACGAATACGGAAACCTCCCAGAAACCGCTATATCCGTAAAATGGCTCTTTGCCACGTGTGCGGGACACATTCTCATTCCCACAAGCAGGTAATGTTGATGGTTGCTGTTAGTGCCCCAATTCGTTACTGTTCATTCATCGTCGCATTCATTACTGTACTGTCATCGAAGATGACTTAGGGCTTGTCTCGTGTCCTATTCATGGTTTCCTCCACATACCCGGCGCTGGACGCCGCTGCCGCTGATCACTTTGAATCACAGAACGATAGTCAGGAACTTCTTCATGACACACACGACCCTTCTTATAGATTGATGACGGTTTTTTTGGGAGCTACGGAGTCGAACCGTAAGCAAAAGTTTTGCAGACTTTCAATGTAAAATTGCTGTGCGTGTCCACCGTCGATTACACGTTATGAGCTGCCCCGGACGCTCCCATGTCGCCCGTCTTTCCGGGCCGTCAGCGGTCTTTCCCGCCGTCAGAGAGAGGAGGTGATAAAGAGTTCGCCGCTATTGCGGCTTGGCGGAGGGGATGGGACTCGAACCCACACACCCTTGCGGATTACTGGTGCCTTAGCAGGACACTTCCTTACCAGTTAGGATTACCCCTCCAAATCACATACTCACCACGTATTTTGAATAATCCACAGATCCCTTGGAAGCATATTTGCTTTTCGATGTACTCAGGCAGAGCGTATTCCGATTTATGATTTCCGCTTTTGGGATAAGGAACATTGTCCCATCTCCACATAAACAGAACAGATAATCAATATCGGTATCTACGACTGTCTTATAAACCTTTCTGGTAGTACCGCTCACCGTCTTCAATAACAGCGAGTATGAATTTGCTGAGTGTTTGCTATTGGTGGCTTTCACTTGAATCTTCTTCAAGCCTCCACCCATATCAACTACCAGGTCATAATCCTGAGTATCGTTCAGCGGAACAGAAACCGTATATCCGTTCGCTCCAAAATACGCGATAGCCATTGCAAGGCCGGCGTTCCCGATATTTCTCCTTGTGTCTAATACCAAATGAACCAGCCTCCACGCTTTTCAACGAGACGCATTGAGTCAAAGTAAAAGTTTGATTGTTGTAAAATTGCTGTTAGCGCCTCATGCTCCGGTTGTGCAACCGGCGAATTACTCATTCACGCTCTCTGCGGGGCTGGTATCCAGGAGCTTTGCGAAGTTGGCGATGATAGCGGTATTGTTCTTCCGCTGCTGGGACATGGCCGCGCGTGTCGCGGCCAGTTCCTTGGAATAGGCGTCGATCTCAGCCAGGTCGTTGTCGATCTGCTGGTTGATACCCTCCAGCTCATTCATCGTTCTGGTAACGATGTCTACCGCCTCGCTTGCCTGACGAGCCAGACGAGCAACCTCAGTCTGCTTTTCCTGCAGGAGATCGCGGGCGACAGGTACGGGGACGGCGTTTTTACGAGATCTCATTGCTTTCACTCCTCTTACAGAATAATTTTCTTTGTTGCTATCCAAGAACTAAATGGCCGAAGCCATTTAGTAGAATAGTTGCTTGTAGAGCTTGTAGTCTCTGATCCGGGCCGTGCGCTTGACTTTGCTGGACAGATCCTCGCAGAGCACCTTAGACGCGAACTCCGGGTCTTCCAGATTGAACTGGGTACTCTCGCATTCCAGCAGGTGAGCACGGTAGAATATACCAGACTGATGGATTACGTTGTACCGTAGCGAGTAGGCACCGTCCATCAGGGTGTTCAGACGATTTACCAGACCCTGCATCTTAGAAACATTGATCTTGCTGTTCCGCTCTGTCCGAATCAGGTTATCTGAATAGACATAGGCACGGAAGATTACGCCTCTGGCCTGCTGGTAGTATCCTTCTGCATCCCTCAGACGCTTGAATACCTGCAAGATTTCAAACGGCATCTCGGTCTTCTCGCCGTTTATCATCACGCCGTCATCAAGCACATCTTCCTTGGGAAAATTGATGATCTGCTCTTCGGTCAATCCAAACCAAGCCAGGTAAAGGATTACAGCAGGCAGGTCGAACAGGGTTTCATCGTAGCACTCGGACACTTTGATGGAATCCTGGATTGCTTGGTGGAGCATACCCAAGTTCTTGTAGTATTGCACTCCACTGGTCTCGTTGATTTTCAGGTCATCCACAGTGACGGAGGCCAAAATGCTTTCCTGTTCTGCCGGCAGCACGCCATTGGCAATCAGGTATCGCACATAACTCATCACATGGCTTTTGTAGTTGAAGAAAATGCTGGTGTGACGAACCCTCATGGAGTTGAACATGGACACATACTGTTCCTTAGTAAAGCCATTGTCCAGCGATTGGCCTGTCTGCTCTTCATAGGCCCGAACCTTTTTCCAGGCGATATCAAAGTTTTTCTTGACGCCTACATTAGCATAGCCGCCGTCCGGGTCTTCAAAGAATTTGTTACGGATCATATTCCCCTCTCCAATCCGTTCAAATCATTTTCTATGTTGCTATCTTACCATACGTAGCTGAGATTGTCAATAGCAAACAAGAAAATTATTTGCGAAATTTTTCGGGGACATTCGATTCACCTCACTCTGCCGCCGGCACGTCCATCATGTGCTTGCACAGGAACTCACGATCCGTTACGGACAGGGAAGAGAGGATTGTCAGCAGCCGATCCGGGCCGGTCACGATCTTTCTCCATTCCGTATAATGAGCTTGCCACACGCCGAGCCAATACTGAGCAAGGCCGGTAGCGTCTTGGTTCTGCTTGAAAAACCCATCCAGCAAAGCGATAATCTCTTCACTGGACGCTTCGAGAGGACGCTTGATATCCTTGCCCTTCCCATGCGCAACCAGAACCAGGCGTGCGCCTTGAGCCAGCTGGACGTTGAGGTAGACATAGGCACCAGAGGACGCTGACATCTGTACGGGGAGGGCACCAGTGTACGGGAGCTTAATGTCCGTTTCGCTGATGCTCCTCATCCCCACGGCGCTGACATCCAAATCATATTTGCCGAAGTTTGCCGCCATACTGTTTACGATGTGCATTTTTACGCGCCTCCAAATAAGTATTAGGTTGACTAAACTGAAAACGTGTGATATGATGTACTTAAATTCACGAATATGTTCGTGCCTGGTATTTACTATACCAGCTTACTTTCGTGATGTCAAGTGCTTTTCACGAAAAAATTCGTGACATTCAAATTCTCTGTTTGGAGGTTGTGTTATGGACTCTGTCATTTTTACAAGGATTAAAGAATTGTGTGCTGAAAATAACATCACAATCAACAAACTGGAATCCGAACTTGGTATGAGCCAATATTCCATTGGAAGGTGGAAAAGCTCTACTTCTCCAACCATTGATAAAATCTCCAAGATCGCTGAGTATTTCCATGTCTCCATCGACTACCTGGTAGGCGCTTCTAATGTGCGCTCTACTGCTGATACCATGCTCGGCGACCCTGACTATATTACCCTCCAGCGAGCCAGAGAGCGCATGACTGAGCAGGATAGAAACCGCATGATGGGTATTCTGAAAATCGGATTTGACTACGCTTTTTCCGATGAGAATGATCCGCAGCAGAAGAAGTCCGTTTTATTGGACACGGAATAAGTTATAATATGCACCCATGATGTCTCCGTGTAGCGAAAGGAGGGCGAAATAGTGAGGAGCGTTTTTGTACAGCGTAAGGTCTTGGATATTTACCAGAATATGGATTCTGTATCCTATCCTATCCAACCTGAACTGCTCTTGCAGTGCATCCCCAAAAGCTGTCGCATTTTGTCGTATCAGGAAATGGCCGAAGTCACTGGATGTACTGTCCAAGACGTTGCCGTTCTATGCAAAAGCAATTCTGGAGCAACGCACTACGATCCAGATACAAACCGTTATCTTATTCTCTATAACGCTGAAATGAACGCTGGCCGTATCCGGTGGACTTTGGCGCATGAGATCGGCCATATCTATATAGGCCATCTGGAAGTCATAGAGGGAGCCGAAATCGCCTACAATGAGCAAAGGGGCTTCTATGACCAGTTCGAGAGCGAGGCAGACTACTTCACCTGGAATTTGCTTGCTCCGCTTCCTATCATGCGCGAAATGGGTATCCGTTCCGCTTCTGAGATCAAGGCAACATACGGGCTGTCCAATCAAGCGGCAGCACTTCAATTTGACCGATACACAAAATGGTGCAGAAGCCATGTCAAAACGGCATGGGAAAACGGAATGCTTCGTATATTCCGCAGTAAGTACATGGCCTAAATGAACCGCCCTCCGAAGAGGGCGGTTTTATTTTAGCTGATCTTCTGCTCTCCCCAGGAGATTTTGAAATTTCCGTCCTCGTCTGCCTCACGAGACATCAGCAGGCTCATCAGGTCATAATCAACGCCAAAGCGGTCGTACACCTCATCCAAATCCACGTCCTGTCCCTTCATGAAAAGGTTCAGCTTTTCCTTGGCGAGCACCATTTGCATCTGGTTGGACTCAATGCTTCCAGAGTAAGTAACAAAGTAGATGTCTTTCCAGTCCGTAGAGGTAAAGCGAACAAACCGCATATAGAACTGGCTCATCCGCGCATTGTTGTAATGCAGTTCCGGGATGATAACTTTGTTGACGAACTCAAAGTTGACAGAGGAGGGGAGACACTGCTGGGTACAAAGGAGAATACCGTTCCCGCTTTCTTTCAGAGTGTTTTTCAGCTTCCGGCGTCCGGCCAGAGTGGTGGTAGAGCCGGTTACGACAAACAGCTTCCGATCCGGGAATCTTCTGCGGATTTCATTGGCGTATGCTTCCACCACGTTTTTATGGCGAACACCAATAACCACAATCTCATCCTTCCATTCGCTTACCATGTCACAGACCTTCCGAATTTTGACCGGCGTATTCGGGCTGTCGTATTCCTCCACAGTGTTGGGTGCAGCAGAGATACGGAGCAGCAGAGTGATCTGCTGGATCAGCGCCATCATGCTATCCTTGCGGCTGTTCCCGGTAAGGGCGAAGTACCGCTGGCGCATGGAGAAGAACTCTTCCATGGCCTTTTGATAGACTTCACGCTCTGCAGGAGCGAATGAAACTGGGGTTTGATGAAGTCTCCGTATCTCTTTTCCGGTGATCTCCGCGAAAGTCCGGGTGATGACCGAGTAAGAGAGGAGCTTGTTCAGAACATCCGCATTGTAAATATCCTGGGTTTTCTTACCCACTCCGAAAACGGTGATCCGCTCAGGCAGATGGGACTCAGCGAACAGACTGTACCCAGCTTTATAAGCGGGGAAGGGCTGGCCGTAGTAAGGATTGCTTGAACAGTTCAGATATTCCTCGCCGTCATCTTTCTCATAGCAATACAGGTCTTCTGCCCAGGAGAGCATATTATAAGAGTTGTTATAAAGTAGCTCAAGCTGAGGCGCACATTCCGAGATGTTGTTCCGGGTGACAGTGCCGGTCATTTCCAGCTTAAACCGCACTCCCCGAAAACAATCCAACACAGCCTTTGTGCGCTTACTATCCGGGTTGGTCATCTCGTCGGACTCGTCGAATACCAAGCACACGTTCTGGTTCCGCATTTTGATATGGCGCTTGATCTGCTTGCGGTACTTGGTAAGCATATTCAAGGTAATGATAACGAACTCCCCGTCCTGTACTTTGTCGAGGTCAGCGAGGCACTTTATCATCCGGTAGTTGGTCATGCCATAGTTTTTGAACACCAGATCCCAGTTGTTCTTGATAGAGATAGCAGTGGAGACTACCCAAACGTTACGAGCGCCCTGACGCTCCATCCGATATCGGCCTGTGGAAATGCCGGCCAGCGTCTTGCCACCGCCCTGTTCCCACTGCAACAGATGATAGCGCTTCTGAAGAACGAGGTTCAGGTCGTGCTTCTGGGTGCTGTTAAGATGAATCCATTCTTCGTTCTCATTGTCGTAAACGGTGAAGTCATCCAGGAACTGAGCGATCCCGGCGTCCTGTTTCATCTCGGCAAAGGGTTTCGTCTCACGCTCATAGTCGCGCTGCTTACGACGAATAAGACGGGCATACTGCTCAAGACCTGCATCATCCGCTTGTCCAGAGGCAAGGGCATAGAAGGGAACAAGCTGCTTCATACCGTCGCTCATGCTATTCCGTGCCTTTTTGCTGTACCCTTTGTAAATCAGGCCACCATCCTGCTTGACCAGCCGTACCACATCCTGGCTGGGCTTCTTATGCTGAGATTTGATGACACGACGAAGATAAGCCAATACCTTAGCTTCCGTGATACGGATTTTTGCCCATTCCTCATACTTCATATCCTTGGGCTGTTCCTGATGGCGGAACTTGTAGAGGTATTCCTGACACTTGGCATATTTGTCTATCAGTTTGGGGTTGGACTTGATATGGAACATCAGCTTCCGCACTTCATACTCGAACGCATTATCGCTTCCGCCCATCGACGCCAGCTTAACGCGAGCACTATTGCTCCGCATCCGCTCTCTGGCCGGGGCAACGATTTCCTTACGGACGATCTCAAGCAGTCCTGCCGCGTTATTCATGTCGGTAAGATTGAACCAGTTGGCGCTGTTCAGAGCATAAGGTTCTCCCTTGTCGGCAGCGTCCAGCTTCTTCTGCCAAAAGAGTATCTTGGTAGCGTAGCTATCCACGCCAAGAGATTTGAACGCATCCTTCTGGATGGAGACCTGACCCAGGAAAGAGAAATCTTTTGCCAGTTCGGAAATTTTCGCGCCGTCCAAATACTCGTCAGCCAGGAAAGACGCCGGCACCACAATCGCCATAATGCCCAGAGGCTTCAGCAGCTTCGCCGCTTTCAGACAGTAGTACATCTGAGAGATGATCTCCCCATCCTCCGTCTCCCATTTCAGATTGAACGGAGGGTTGCCCACCACATAGTCAAACCGCATATTCGGCTGATAGAAACGGATATCACGATGTTCCAGATTAGCGGCGGGGTAAAGGTAGTGCGCTACTTTGTGGGACTTGATATCCAACTCACAGCCGTAGAAGTTTGCCTCCAACGGCATGAAGTTACAGAAGTTGGCGATGCCAGAAGTGAGGTCTGCTACCGTTTCGTCCATAGCAGGGGACAGCGCTTCCATGATAAACTGGCAAAGAGCGGGAGGAGTAAAGAACTGGCCGTTCTCGATCTCCTTCTTAGCCTCCGCATACTCATGATAGTTGGCAAAGTCAGAGCGTTTCAGGCCATGCAATCCACCGTCTCCGGTATAGGCATTATAGATATCCTCGCGGGAGATCCCAGACTGTTCGGCCAAATCCTGATCCACCAAATAGAGGATCTTGTCGTTCAGCTCCTGTCGGGCTTCCTGGGGAATTGGTTCGTTAAGGTATTGATACTTCATTCTTTCACCTGCTCTATCTTTCTTTTTTCTGGAGAGAGGCTTTTATACGGAGTCCTCTCAGAACCGCGCCCCTCACTTCTATTACAGAAAGAAAAGGGGGCTTGCTAACCGGTCAGGCTCTTTTTCTTACCTGGTACCACTTTGTAACACAGTCTCCAAAAAGCGGGCAGGCGCGAGAACAAGGATAGTTGACGATCTTCTTTTCATCCAAAAGACAGGGCATACTGTCTCTGGAGGTTCCAAGATCAATCTCACTTTGCCGGAGCAGTTCATCCGTAAACCCATTGACATACCCGTTATCATCTCTCACTCGGGCTAACTGGAATAGGGTGTAGATACGCTCCGAAAGATCGGGGTCATGTGTGGCATACTGCTGAAGAAGCTGGCGCAGCTCATATCCGGGCTTGTCCGCGCCCGCCATATAATCAAACAGCGCCTCTCTCAAAATCATCTCCATCAGCTTGCCGGTGTAGTCTTCCTTCGGGCAAGCGCACTCAGCGCTCATGTATGCAGCGATAGCCTCCAACGGCGGAGCATTTTCGCCCGCGAGTTTGCAATGCCCCTTGCAGCACATGATGATATTACAGGTTCTCTGTTCCATCTCTTGCACGCCTCCAGAGCTCCTCGAAATTCTCTCCCTCCTCGGACTCCCACGAATCTCCGATATCAAGTCTGCCATTGCACTGGCAGACATCGAACATATTAAACGCAATGGATTCATTGAGCAGGTCGCTTTCAGCAATATTGTCCGCAAGAGAAACCGCGTGTTGAATATCCTTTACAGGGAAAACTATCTCTTCTCCGTTGCGGATATAAACAAGTGCAATCTTAGGTTCCATAAACACTATTCCTTTCTTAACAGCGGGGCATATCTTTACCGCGTTCCACCGTTTCACCCCGGAAGCAGTGACCGCAGTATTCCCAAATACCATTCGGCCACTCTCCGCCGACCTTACGGAAGGTGGCGTAGGTGTCACGCCATTTGCCGGTCTTTTCATCCAGCTTGCTGGAGTACGGCTCGCCCATCTGAGAGCATCGGGTACTCATACAAACAGGCGGCAGACAATCCATTGCATTGTCCACTACGGCCTGAGTCACAAAGTCACCGGGCTTTGCGGTGGCATAGTCGAAGTCATCCTCATCTATGACTTCCTTCCCGTCCCAGATCTGCTTGGGCTTGGGAGCGATGGTGGACACGTCCAGCAGATGAGCGCCAGGGATATTCCGCTTGACCTCCCACACCTCATCCATGTCGCCAACCAAGTCATACAACTCCTTATGGCTATGGACGACATTCAGCCGTGACCCAGGCAGGTTATTGGCCTGCTCCGGGAGAGGTACGCCATTGACAGTAGCATGGTAACTGGCGGTGATGTGGGAGATCACCTTGAGGAAGTCCGCCAGGTTACTCACGCTGCTCATATCCTCCATAAACTCAGGCCAAGTGTGGTCGCAGGCTCCAAGGCCGAAGCGTTCCATTTCAGCCTTGTCGCCGTTATATTCCTCGGAAACGATGTAGCTGTCATTCAGATCGTTCCAGAAAATCACTTTCCGTCTGGTCATAATATCCTCCTCTGTTAAGGACGGCACGGCAGCAGAAGCGCCGGTTCGTTCCAGTTAGTTTCATCCAGTTCGTCGCGCCCGTACCGCTTACACACTAACAGACACGGGTACGGCGTCCGCATTGTGTCGCTGCTTCCCATATAGATGTTACGGTACGGCCCGATAGCCTCTAAAATGTCCAGATAGCGATAGGCGTCGAAGTAGCTCGTCATAGGAGCGCCGTTCTCATCCTTGGCGGTAACGGTAATCTTCGGGAAAAGGGGCTTCCCCAAATTCTTCATACCTCTCCACTCGCGGATGATCTTCTTGCAATCTTCCACAGTGGGCGGCGAAGCAACCAACGAAGCCCTCGCGTCCTTGAGATAGTCCTGAACGTATTTATCATACGTTTCCGTCCGATCACCTACGGGGATTCCCTCGGGCTGTTCCGCGAACAGCACCACCATGGTTCCATCTGTTATGGCAAAATGCTTCTCGCTGGGATGAACACCAGCCAGAGCCTCCGACTGGGTTTCGTCATATCGGGTCTGCTCCCGCCCTACAATCCGATTCAATGCCGCCAGTTGCTTTTTCGTCATTTTGATCTTCTCCATTCCTTACGCCACTTTTCTCCGCAGACAGGTTTCCACAAATTCCTGGACATAGGCGACGCTGCGGAACTTGATGTCCACTCTGCCGTTCTTGAAGAGTTTGACACTCTTAACCTTCTCCATATTGTAAGTCTCGAAGAAATTCCGCTCAGTGTCATATCTGAAGAGCTCCGGGAACCACAGATTTCCTTCATCCATACGCCCACACTCATACCAAGCCAGGGCATTTAAGAGGGTTTTGAGGCTATCCGTAGACTCCCACTCATCATGGCTCCGCCAGCTATCATCTTTGCACCTGCACCAGTAGCCGGTCAATTTGAGCGTATCATTCTTGATCTCAAATTCCTCCGCGTTGTCCCGATATGTGCTATGGCAGCAATTCCATGTGCGGGACAGAAATTCGTTCATCGCTTTCTCCTGAAAAGAGAAGCCGCCCAGCTGAACGAAGATCTCATCCACGACCCGCTCATAACGGAGAGGAAGGACACGCAAAGACTGCTCAAACTTCTCTTTTTCGACCTTGTAAGTATCCAGCTCCTCCCGATAAGAGGCGATCTCGTCTTCGCTCATGTTCCTGTATCCACCCCAGGGCAAATTCGGCTCCTTCGGGCCGGTGGGAATGAGATGTTCCTCAATCTCACGCTCGTCCAGCTCGACATTATACTTGCGGCTGAAATAATTGACGACAGCCGAAATGAACGTGCGGTTTCTGCCCTTCATAGCGTCCAGAACATAGCTCGCTTCACATCTGAAACCGTCGCCAACCAAGTACCTGCTAAGGTAATCTTCGTTCGCGTCCAAAATTGAGGACTGTTCCTCATTAGCAGCGGTCATCATATCCGCGATCTTCTGGAGCGCCGGCCCGGACTTGTCGAACGCCGCCTGCTGGCGGAGGCAGAACACCTTGTCGTCCTCGGAAATTCTGTTGTCCGCCTTGATCTCGACGGCGGAGAACTTCTCCATCAAACTCATCTTTCTTCCTCACTTTCATTTTTGTTGTATCTACGAACAACGGTATCGGAGTATTTGTTGGCGTGCCTCACGGCCACGTGTTCCAAAATCAACTTCACGGCCACGATGACAAGCCCAAAGAGGATTTCCATATCAGCCACCTCACTTTATGGGGTGAGGCTTTTTATAGTGGAGCCTCCCAGACCACTACATTTTCAGAATGAAACTACTATTTGCTAACCTTTTCTCGGAAGTTTTTGTTGAACTGATCCTTGTAGGCAGCAACGCCGTTCCAGTCATCATACACGACCTTTTCCGTCTGATCTCCCAGCTGGAAAATCAGGTTAGGTCTCGGCTCTCTACCATCCTCCGGTACCCGGCGCTCGCCGCACAGATACCACTTGGCAAAAAGCTGGTTGGCGTGTACCTCGCGCAGATAGTAACGCTGTGTCTCGACACCCCGGTAAACCTCTCGGCCCGTTCCGTCTTCGATGCCAACAAACATAACCTTGATGACTTTCTCAGGATTGCGTTCCAGATCGTTGTACCAGGAATTTTGAGAACACTTCATAAACCACTCGTCGCAGACCTCAGAGTGTTCCAGCTTTGCGTGCTGTTCGATGTAGGCCAGTCCCAGCCGGTCGAACTCATCCTGTTTCATAAAGGACTCCGCCACGTGTCCGGCGTCATCCTGGCATATCAGCTTTACACGGTCTGCCAGACACGCCTCGGCGTTCATTACGACGGCATTGAATTTTTCGTAATCCTGCGGGGTTATGACAGCAACCGTAATCTTCACACTGCTACCTCCTTATACTCAAATCTTAACGGTTCCACTCGGGTTATCCAAAATACCTTGGAACACACTCACCAGACCGACAGCCACATTCTTCTCACGGCCTGCCTTAATAGCAAGGTCTGGTTCCCCGCGCTCCCTCGCGCTCTGTTCGATATCAGATTGGGATTTCGCGTACTGTTCCAGAGCGCGAATGACTGTCTCCTTTTCGATCTTTGTCATACACTCCAGCTCCATACACCTTCCACCATCGGCTTGATAAACGTCTCGCCGATGTACTTGGCGGTATCGACACCCTCCTGCATTTCCTGCATGAAGCGCTCCATCTTATCGAGGGAAAGGGTGCCGTAAGATGTAGTGCTTACTCTGATGTCTACACAGCAGGCGTTCCCATCATCATCGAAGCATCCATGGGTATATAGATAGGGGAGATACGACCCTTCCTTTTCAACGCGCTCATCATGGTTATCTCCATAATGGATCTCGACATGAAGACGCTGGCCGGTAGATTTTCGATCTCCACGAATAATCACCAGATAGCGCCCCACCTCATAAACCTGAACGTGTTCCTTGCCATCGCTGAGATCGCGTTCAGTGCGAAGTCTGGCAGTAAACTTTTCGCTGCTCATAAATACCTCCTGTCAAATCTCTACGCGGTGAATGGTATAATGCCTCTGAGGGAAAGAGCGGCAAGAGCAATCACGGAGTACCAGCATCCAGACATTTGTGTAACGCCCGTTGATCTTGGAGCACTGGGCGTCAATCTGGATAACATCCCCAACGGATAGGAAAGTCTCTCGCCGTAAATCGTTAAAAACAACTCTCATCATATCTCTGCCTCCTTAATATCGCTTGACCCGCACTTTCAAACCGTACCGCTTGGCAAGCTCGATCATATCCTTGGTACCACGGCTTTCACCGTTCCAGAATGCGGCCAGAGCGTCGGCGTTCTGTGCCATCTGCTCATTGCGTAGGTATCCAGCTCGCTTGCCGTACAGTTTCCACTGGGCGGGATAGTAGTCAATGGCGTATCCCTTTTCCATGGCGTACTGTTCGCCCAGCGTATCAGCGCCCTTGGCCTGTCCACAAACAACGGTGATCTCGTCCGTAATATTGCAAAGCAGCTTATCCATGGTCGCTTTCAAAAGCTGGTAGTCATCAAAGTCTCGCCCTCCGGCGATGATAACTCGAAACACACTGACCACCTCCTCACTACATTTACAGACCGTTAATGTTTCTTGCTAACCTCAGCGATCATTTTTTCCAGTCGTTGTGCTACTGGGTCAGTAATCGTCAACAGGATATAATCGCGTTTGTAGTAGGGCTTGCGATGTTCCTTATCTGAAAAGGTATGGATTGCATCGTATGTCAGGTGTTCTCCACCGTCAGACGGCAGAGAAAACAAAATCTTGGCGTCGGCATACTCACGGTGCGCCCACTTCATCAGGCGGCACGCCTCATCCATAAGCGTGCTGAGATACTGCGTGTTACTCAGTCGATACAGCCGGAAGATATAGCTATATACGGCGTTCTCGTTCTTTTCGGACTCCTTCGCCTGCTCATCCAGAGGAGCGGGGCGCAGCCGCCCCAGCTCTACCAACTCCTGCACGTACTTAGGAACTTTCATGTCGTTTCCTCCTTCTCGAAGTAGAACGGAACGCCGGCCTGGAAGGGATAAATCGTGAAGTCGTGGTCACTCCACACTCGCATTGCATGACGGCAAGGCTTATCCTTGGGAAGAACAATTCGCTTCTTGCCGCCAAACATAATTTCGATATGGTCGTCGGCGTATCGGTTCTCAACTTCCAGCAGCTTGAAGATATAGGACTTCGCGGTTTCCTTGACTTCCATGACATACCGATAGGCTTGAAAGACATTGCCATCATGCTCGGATTTGTAACGTCCAGGCCGTAACATAAACACACCTCACTTTTGAATGAATAGGGGAGTATAGAGCTTCCCGTCTTGAATATATGAACCATCGTTAATGAACTCGAATTTGGTAGCATGGACTCTATTGACCTCGGCCATAACCTGCTCCCAAGTGAGGCTCCCACGATCAATGTAGATTTTCCAAAGAGCGTCACCGCCGACAAATTCATACTCTTTGAAAATTACATGAGGGAGACAGCACATTTTCAAACAGGTATCTAACCGGTCAACATCTTTCTGGTTTTGATATTTGACAAGCATCAGCCGTCGGTTTATGAGTTTCATACACTCACCTCCACACTGTATTTACAAATCGTTCTGTAATTTTGCTAACCCCAAAAAAAGAGACGGGATAGAGAAATCTATCCCGTCTCGTTCTGTTCTTATCGTGCGCCAACCCCTGCCAGAAGGGAAGCCATCTTGTCCATCATGGCGTGTCCGTCCATGATCCGGCCCCAGTTGTTCTCCTGGTAGTTGGAGGTCATGCGGCGGGGAGCGGTATGCCCAACCATGTCGCTCATCGCGTTCAGTGCGCCCCAGGCAGTCCCCTTGAACTTGAGAATGTCCGGCGCAAAGTAGCAGATCATGTACTCTTCACGGGCTTTCGTCGCGTTCCGCTTTTCACGCTCGCTCATATCCTCCGTGGCCGGGAACATCTCGTCCAGAATTTTGGCGATCTGCTCATCGGTGACGGTCTTGTTCGCCATCTGGTCGGCGTACACGGCCAGCTTGTCCATGTACTTGTTCGCCATATCCAGACACATCCGCGCTTCCTGAAGCTTGGCCTGAATGTCGCCGGTGTGCCGGACAGACCACGCACGCTTTGCGCCGTTCAGTGCGATGTTCAGAGTATTGTTGCAAACCACCCGGATAGGCGTCATACACACGCGGATAGCGCCGCTGCCGTCGTGGGTATTGGAGAAGCACAGATACGGCTCGGTCTTATCACCGACGATCTCCGTATCGGGCAGTTTCGCCAGCAGCCAAATCTTCCGGCCACCCATAAGGCTTCCCGCCGTCTCATAGTGAACCTGACCCTCTCCGCCGATCAGAGCATCGGTGAACGCAAATGCCTCCGCATTCTGCACCACCTGATACCGGTCACTGACCACGCCCAACACCGCGCCGTCGCTGCTCCGCACATTAGCGAAGAAGTTATCCACCTTGCGCCCGCCGCAAACCTGAATGGGCTTGCGCTGCACAGTCCAGTCCAGACCGGCCAGCCGAAGTGCATCGGCACTGGTCGGCGCTTCCTCAACCTGAGTACCCAGGCCGTGCCAGGGCTTCTCGCGTCCGGCATAGAACATACTCTCAACATTCGCAGACATTTTTACGTACCTCCTAAATTTTGTTCTCGTTTGTTTTTTCTCCGGTTGCTATACTTACAGAAAAGAAATGCGTTTTGCTAACCGCCTGTTTAATTATCCCAAATATCGTTGATATCAAAGGAAATGCGGACGTGCCCATCAACGGCAGAAATCACCGTGCCGTCGGCCTTGTTCATGATGGCCGTGAGAGCTGCCGTTTCTTCCTTGTTCAGGGTAGCGGCAGAGGAGAAGTCCAGCCAGAGAATGGCGTGCTTCTCTTTCATGTTCGGGTCATACCCGTCGATCATCCGCACGTCATCGCACATATTCATAAACTCCACCAGGTCGCTTTTGACGGCCTGGTAGAGCTTGATCTTGGAAAAGTTGGCACGTGTTCCGTTGAAGTTTTCGTTACGGTCGTGCATCTCTGCAATCTCTTCAGGGGTATAGTTTACGCGCATCCTTTCTTCCTCCTCAACTCCATATACTCGGGATAGCTCACCCCCATCAACTCGGCGGCAGCATGAAGTGCCTGCTTCTTATCTCCCAGTGGGCCAGCGGGCACCTTGGGAGTCTCGATCTTGTGGGGATACCAGCGGGAACTGCCCTTCTGCTTGGACACATCATAAGTAATGCTCATATGTTCCTCCTTATAAAAATGGCTTCTTACCAAACAGCACGCCAACCGGGAGACTTGACCAGCTCATCCAGCTCGGCCTCTTTCTGGTCTGCCTCCCACTGTTCTTCTTCATCCGACCAGTCAGAAGTATCCAGATCATACACATCTACACCAACATCGGCGTTAGAGTAAGCACTCTGCACTAATCCGCCCTTAACACGAACGGCCACCTGCACATCCAGCTCCTTCTCCTCAATCCGCCAGTTGGTGGAATCGGGGTCATTGCGAATGACTGCGGTATCCTCGCCGCACTCGCACTCCTGGTCGTCAGTCAGGTTTTCAGCATCAACATTCCAGGACGGAAGCTCGGCCTTAAACTGCTTGCGCATCTCGGCCTGAGCTGCTTCCTTATTCAGAAACAGCTGGACGGTGGACTGATTGCTCGCGTCAGTATCCTGCTCGTTTATCAGCACAAAAACCTTCATCATTTGTTAACTCTCCTCTCAGCACGGTTATTGATATATTCCATCACAGCCTCGTACAGCTTGGGCGACGCGGTGAAAAGAAAGACATCGTACATGGGATTATCCCGGTCGGGAGCTACCTTGTAAGGGGTGAAACCCTTCTCGATCAAGAAGCTGCACATTCTGGCCCGCTTGCACACATAGGTCTTCTGCTCGTTGGTGTTGTTCATCTCTTCAAGTCCTTTCAAAAAGTTGTTTAGAATTGCTTCACTATAATTACAGAGCCAGGGCAAATTTTGCTAACCTCTAAAATAAAAAACCCGCCGTAAAAACGGCGGGCAATCTATCAGGCCACGGAAGATTTCAAACGGGCGCGGGGATTAGAGGCCAGATCGTACCGCGCTTCTCCGTTGGAGAATCGGGCGATGCAAACGTACTCCTGGAATCCGTACTCCTTGCCCAGCGCGGCCAGCTTGCGGTTGATCTTCCGAATCTCAGCCTCATACTTCCGATAGGCCACACTCCGGCAGCAATCGAAGTAGTAATGGCAGTCGTCGTTGGTGTAGTCCTTATCCTCTGTAAGATCGTGTTTGACCTCCACATAGAACTGAACGCCGGTATAGTATCCGCTTCTGAGCTTGACCTCGTGGAACATCAGCTCATAGTTAAAACTGTCCAGCGCTGCGCCGATAATCTCGTTGTCATCGCAGGCCGCACACTCATCAAAATACTGATAGTCTTCCAACTCGTTGCACTCGCAGAACTCACACTCCGTAGCATCCGCGCTCATGATTGCTCCGCATTCCGGGCAGCGCTTGGCTTCCTCATGGTAATCCTTGGCGAACAAAGGGAAGTCCCTCATGGTACAGAAATTAGCAGCGCTCATTTTTTCATCCTCCTTAAAGTTGGTTGTTTGTGCTTGTACTATAATTACAGATAGCCTCCCAGTTTTGCTAACCGGGAGGCTAATTTTTTATTTGCCGTCATCAAATTCCTCGGCGTCGATCTCGTTGGAGATGGAAAACACCTCATAGGCGGCTTCATTCAGGCGTCCGATAGATGCAGTTGCGTGCGGCTCGCGGTTTTTGATTGCGTCTGCCTCAGCCTCCAGCAAGTCCTGGACAAAAGCCAGAGCCTCGCCCACGTCAGCATCCACCACAATGGTGGTGCTATGCTTGGCCTTGATCTCATCGAACTTCTTTTTGCTCATGTACATTAAAACTCGTCCTCCTTCACAAGGATTTCCCCAATGGATACCTCTGCGATATAGTTGAAGTCCAGCTTTTCCAACAGCCGCTTCATGACCTCATGGCGACCATTTGCGCTCACGACATATCCACGAACTGAGCCGTCGAATTGACGAACAACAACAGAATATCTTGGGCAAAAGTATTCATCTTCAAATTCTGCACGGCTTAATCCCTCTACCACATCTTTCCCGCAGGCCGGACACGCGGTAAAGGAATGACCCTCGATCTCTTCGTCGTGCAGTTTATCCGCCGAAAAATATGAACCGCAGGCTTCACAGGAAATAATATGTCCGTTGTTACACTCGGACGGGACACAATCGCAACAAACATGGTATTCATTGTCCATGCCCTCGTTGACAATGATACCTTCAAAACTTTCTTCATCGAAAGAACGTCCGCAGACTTTGCAGGTTTTCATATTCAGCACCTCCATTATCTTTTATACCAAGCTATCCATTTCTCAGGATTATTGTAATCATGCCGCCCCGCTTTGTAGGCTTCATTGCTTGTCCATGGGGTCACAGCACCTCGAAGGTGGCGCGGCTGTCTCTTATCAAATTCCAGTGCTGCCTCCTTGGTATTGAAGAACTCAAACGATAACTGGCGTTTCATTCTCGCGCCTCCTTTCACTATATTTACAAACGGTTTTGATATTTTGCTAACCTATCCAACAAAAAAAATAAGGGAGACCATCGCAATGATGATCTCCCCAACGTCATGCCTCCACAACCTTATAATCAGAAGGAATGCGTTTCGCCGGAATGTATGAATTTTTCAAAGGATTATACCAAAATGGGCGTTTGAACTGATAGGCCGGTGCGTGTTTTACATACTCCACCAGGTCATCGCCGTGGTGGAACTGAATCCGCGTTCCGATAGGCAGATTAGATAGGGCGGTCGGTGACTTCTTCTGTTCTGCTTTGAGGACACAGGACTTCCGCCAGGACAGCGCACGCTCGTTGTAGGTAGGAGATAGTAGTTTCAGGATAGACGGTGGGCAGTCATAGTAAAACGGCCCCATCGACTCATTCATATCCTTATACCAGAAGTTGCATCCATTTTCGACTTTGCGGCTTGCCTGAGTCACAACTACCAGGCCGTAAACATCTCCTCGCGGGCTTTTAACTGCTGCATAATAGACAGCCCCAACCATCGCGGATTTTACCAGCTTGTGCCCGTCCTCTTTTTCAAACCGGAAAAGCTCGTGGTCAAGCTCGGTCTTGCGGTCAATAGCCCCGTCGCTTTTATAATGCGTTGCGCAATAACCAGTCCAGCCCATTCTCGCGCCTCCTCAGTAAATAACCACTTGCTTGGTGAACAGCAACCACAGCCCCAGCGGGGCCAGCAGTACAACCGCCGTGCCGTCTCGATCTTCTACGGTTACGCCGGTGGAGCACATCCACAGCACCAGAGCGCAGCAGGCCAGAACTCCCAGCCCCATAAGCCGCTGCTCGATTATCTTCTTGCGGTAATACCGCCGCTGATTTCTTGTCATTTGTGCTTGTCTCATTTTTTTATCGCCTCCTATTATATTTACAGAATGATTTACTTTGTTGCTAACCAAAAAAAGAAAAGAGGCGGAGAGAAAAATCCCTCCGCCTCTTTTTAGGCTACCACATCATTCTGAAGCTCGGCCATATGCTTTTTGGCCTCTTCCAGCAGGCGCTTTTCGTCCCATTCAGCGGTGAACTTTGCCAGCTCGTTCCAGTTGCGTTTCTGGTAGATGTTGTCGGTGATCTTTACCACGGCACCCAGGCCACGGCTACACCACATACCCGGCGTGCTGCTCGGAGTCCACAGGGAAAGGGAAAGGCGCGGCATCATGCCAATAGTCTTCTGATAGAAACAACCCAATCTCGGCTCCTCGCATACCTCAGTCCATCCGATGTCGGCCTTCAGCACTTTGCCGTCCGGCAATTCGATGGAGCGCGTAGCCACCTTGTCATTCCAGATGATGAAGCGCTCCAGATCAAGCCGGAACCCGTTGCTCAGTTTTGCATTCCAGCGATTAACCTGCTCTCTCGTACATTGTGCCATTTTGTCTTCCTCCTTAATATTTGATCTCAATGCGCTTGTCTCCGGCTTCGATAGCCGCACGTAGCTTCCCAGAGATAACGTCCAGTTGTTCGGCCCGCAGGATATACAGGGAACGTGCAACCCCAGTTTCTACTGCGCTCAGGGATTTCAACTGCTTCATCTCTGCTTCCAGCTCGTCGATCACCCATTTGATTTCAATTTTAGTAAACGCCTGCATATTGCACCTCCTGGTATAATTACAGAAGGGGAGAACGATTTGCTAACCGCCCTCCCCAAATTTTTATACTCCCATTCCTCTCTTGCATTTCTCATGGTCGATGACGTAGGTGATGGCGCTCATTGCGTCCAGATACTCCGCAGACTTATCAACCGCCTGCACGCCCTTCTTCTTATCCTCCAGATACTGGTCACGCGATTTATCAAACCACTGGCCGTAAATCATGACCACCATATCCCGGATATTCTGAAGCTCGATGTTGTTGCGCTTATCAATTTCCAGCACTTCGCAGATGGTCTTGGCCTCCTCGCCGGAGACGATACCCCGCACCTTCGGGGTGTATTTCTCTCTCAGCTCCTGGATGGCGTGAAAATCAGTTTTTGTTGTCATGTGTCATTCCTCCATTATTTTGACTTTCTACTTTAATTACAGAAAGAAAGGCAAATTTGCTAACCGTGAAATAAAAAAAAGAGGAAGGACTTTCGCCCTTCCTCTTCGGTTTAGCTCCACGCATCGAAATTCAGCCGCTGACAGCGCTCGTCATTCGGGAAGATGACCCAGTGACTGTAATTATTGGGATCTCCCTTTTCCTCGTCACTCTCTCCGCCGCGATAGCTTCTCCGCCACTCGCCGCCGAACGCTTCGATCATCTTACACGCGCCGTTATAGAAAATCCAGTCGGGAGTCTCCTCATCCCAGTCGGCGTTATGGATTTTTCTGGTATGGAGATAAATGCGATAGCGGTACTGCAAGAAGTCTGCAGCCATTTTTTCCAGCCCTTCGATGTTTGCGTTCTTTCTGATACTCACAGCTTGCCCTCCTATCTTATTCACACCAGGGCTTTTTCCGCCCGGTACTGCTAAACCATGGATGAACGCCAAACTCTCCCTTCTCATTTGAAAGGAACCGGGCCAGCCGCTTTTTGTCGTCCTCGTTCATCCAGCAGGTATAATTCGGATTATCCCAGCGTCCGTTATGGCGTTCCTTGCGTTGCATGGATTTGACAGCGGCCACCAGCAATTCCTGATTGATGTCCAACATAGCGCAGATGTCGGCCAAAATGCTTCCGGTCGCTCCTGACTTTTCGGACAGCTCACCCAGACGGTATGCCTTGGAGCCATTCAGGGAAGGAATCCACAGAGTAGAATCGGGAGCCAGCCCCAGCTCTTTTCTCACGTCCAGGCTGTATTTTTTATAGTCCGCTTCGGCGTCCAGATAATCACAGACAACAGAAACTAACTTTTCGACATCGTACATGATGATATCCTCCTATCAATAGCCAGCGGCGCGGCCAAACTTGACGGCCTCTTCACCCTCTGCCAGCTCCCGGATATACTCGATCTTTCCGTTGGGAAGTTGCCACTGACGGATATAAAGGCGACCTCTGGCTCGTGCCTCGGTTTTATTCTTCACGGTAAAAACCGCTTCGCCCGTGCCGCCGTCATCGTCAGTGATACAAACTGCATAGCGTTTCATTCTTTCGACCTCCGTTAATTTACTTTGTTGCTTGGAGCATTGCCCCTTACACTATATTTACAGACGGTTTTTCAATCCTGCTAACCTAACCGGCAAAAAAAATAACGGGCCAGCCACCAGGCCAGCCCGTTTTTATCAGCCGTAAATTACGTCGCCGAAAATCGCATACTGCATAATGCAGTCAGCAGAAATTCCGTCGTACTCGTCGAAGTCATCCGCGTTATGATCTTCCGCGTACTTTTTCCAGCCGTTCAGAAGTTTTTCCAGCGTCAGCTCGTGGTCTTTGTCGTCCTCACGGTCGTACACGGTCAGCTTGCCGCCGCTCTCCAGAATCTCGGCCAGCACGTCCTCATAGCAGGGCTTCATATCGGCCTTTTCTCTCTCCGTCAGCCGCTGCCGCGCCGCCTCGTAGTCCTTCTCATCGCTGCACAGCTCGCCCCAGTAGTCAAAGCCGCCGGCCTCGCAGGACAGTACACAGTCCACGATGTTCTCCGTCGTGATCTTCAATTCCTTTTCGATCTTAAACGTGTGTTCCATCTTTCATTCCTCCCGACAAATAACGTGCCGAATTTGCAAAAGCTCCTCGACCGTTCCATCTCTTAAAATCTCGCGGTTTTTGGCCTCGATCTTTTTGGCCTCCGCTTCGGTGATTTTCTTATCGCCCAGGTAGTAGCTCTTCAATGGACTTGACCACCTCCCACTATAATTACAGACTGTTCCGGTCATTTGCTAACCGTTCAGTAAAATTTTCCGAAAAAGAAAAGGCGGGCCAGGTTTTCCCAGCCCGCCGATCTGTTATGCAACCGCGATTTTTCCGCTGCCCTCTTTTTCGATCTTCTCGCTTCCGTAGTAGCCTCTGATCTCGTCCAGCGTCAGAGACTTCTTGCTCCGCTTCTTGTATCCGTCGCGGTGGAAATACCACGCGGATTTGTTGCTGCTCCACCGGAAAGACAGGGTTTTCAGCTCTTCCTTGTGCGGCTTGGTGTCGCCAGTGACCCACACCCAGGAACCGCACACCTCGATCTCGATGCCCTCCATGTGAATCAGCTTTTCGATGATGTCCATGAACTCCGTGGCCGTCTCGGTCGTGGCCGTCCGTGCCGTGTAAAACTCGCCCTCCGCGTTTTTGTGGGTATCCTTCAGCCGGGAGAACAGCGCTTCATACTCAGCGTTGATCTCCTGCATATCCGAAGTTTTGCCGCCCCGGTCAGGATGATTTTGAAAAGCCAGTTTCTTGTATTGCTTTTTCAGGTCTTCCAGCGTCTCAGGATTATTGAACCACTTCATGTTTGTCAGCCTCCGTTATTTTCATTTGATTTCCTGGTATCTACTATAATTACAGAATGAAATTCGTATTTGCTAACCATTCCAGAAAAAAAGAGGCGGGGATCTCCCGCCTCGATCTCATATTACATTGAACGGAACACGCGGGCGCTCGATCATGTTGCACCAACTCGCCGCGTGCGCCTCGTCTGCCGCCTGTATCTTTGGGATATAGTATCCATCCGCGCACTCGAAAACGGCAATCCATCCATCATTCATAGTCACGAACAGATAGTCAATCCCGTTGAAATACTTGTTTTCCTTGTGGCCTGTACCGTTTTCGGCAATCCACTTTTCCAGCCCTGCTGCATCCAGCATTTTAACACCTCCTGCTATAATTACAGACAGAAAAGGCGGTTTGCTAACCGTCCAGAAAAATTTTTATACCACCAGCATCTGCTCCGCAAAGTCGTTGATCTGCTGCTCGCTCATCCATTCCGGCGCGGCTCCAATCTCACACAAGTGGCGGTAAATCATCCGCATCAGTTTGATCTGCTCGCGCTCGTTGCCTGCCCAGAGATGGCCCGCAAAGCGCTCACCGTTTCCCAGATAATACAGGCAATCCGCTTCCAGCCGTCCCAGCATCTGATACAGGAACTCCGGCGAACTCTGGTTGATCTCCTGAACATCCATTTGCTTTCCTCCGTTCCAAAGTAAACATTGCGTCGATTTCCATTATTTGATATAATTACAGAAGGAATTATGGACTTGCTAACCGTTCCCAAAAAATATTTTGGAGGTTTTTATGACTAAAAAGATAAAGATGTTTCTTGTGGCTATACTCATTCTTATGAGTATAGCCGGATGTTCAAATAATGAGAGCGAAGAAAGTGTAAATAGTGTTACAGCTATCGTCTTGTCTACTAATTCAGTAGAAATTGAAGTCGATGAAACATATCAGCTTAGTTACACGATCTTGCCCCAAAATGCAGATAACCAAGCAATCACATGGAGCAGTGCAGATAATACGGTAGCCTCCGTAAATGAATCGGGAATTATCTCCGGAATTAGCGAAGGACAAACGAATATTATTGTAGAGTGTAAAAATGGTGTTTATGAAGTCTGTTCCGTAACTGTTACTGAAAAATCCGCATATGACAGTCTCAGCGACAAAGAGAGAGAATTTGTTGACGTTTTTGTCGGCATGATTAACAAATTCTACGACCCAGAGTCAGTGACCATAAAGTATTACTCCCAGGCCGTTCTCAATACGAATGGGACATGGGATATTACAGTTTCCGCTCACAATCAAATGGGAGGGTTTAGCGAAAAAGACTACATTATAGACAGGTCTGGAAATATGACTGAATCCATCCTCGGCCATATCCAGATGCCCCACTGGGAAGACGAATGCAATTTAGATTTGATTAATAAAGCGATACAGGAATGTATTGGCGCTTCCTAAATGTCCTATTATATTTACAGAAAGAATTTCGGCGGTGCTAATTTTTATACCCTTTTTTCTCTCTACCGAGTAATTCCCGCTTGTTGACCCATTTCGGCCTTTTTATTTAGGCCATGTTTTGCTCATCTCTAAATTACAGAAGAAACTACCGTTCTGCTAACCAGCAGAAAAAAAATAAAAAGCGGCGGAGACACCCGCCGCTTTTATCATCCACCGATATTCAGTGTTATACTTCCAGGCATAATATACATATTGCGCCCATGCTGTTCCACCTTCCAGCCGCTCAACTGGCAATCGTCTTCCATGGGCAACCATACCGGATGATCCCAGCCGTCAGCCGTCACCTTCAGCTCTTCGCCATCCATCTCAACGGACACCACACGGCGGCTCACCGTTCCGTCGGTGATAATCACCATCATACCATCAACCGCAGCCCACGCCGTCAGCACCTCCTGCAGGCTCGGAATGCGTTCCACTGTGCTGCATCGCTGCATATTGTCATCGGCAACGCCCAAGTTAAAAACGTGGCCCAGGTAGTAGCTCCGCGCATCCTCCAGCGTACCGTTAAACCGTGTGACAAGGCTATCACCGTTTTCAAATCCAATCTTGACCCGCACCATGTTCATGCCTCCTCGATCATTTTCCGGTACTTCTCCGGTATCTTGCGATATTTTCTGACCGTCTGGCCGCTGCTCCACTCATTCAGCGCTACCTCATGAATAACAAAGGTATACATCTTTTCAGCCGTATCATACAAAAGGACATCACCACATCCCAGCGTCCCCTCTCTCATTTGCAGCATAGAGCCGCCAGCCTCTATGTATTCATCAATAAGCTTTTGCACGCTAGACACTGTATAGAATGACATTGTTTTTCCTCCGTCCTTTTCAATTTTGTGTATCTCTGTTATAATTACAGAAAGAAAACACATCTTGCTAACCATAGGAGGAGAATTATTATGAATCTGTTCTGGCGTGTTCCTATTCCTTTTGCAATCACATATTTGTCCGGTGGACTTATATGTGAGCACATCCAAAAACGAAAAGCGGACGAATACGCAAATAAAGTTGTTCGCCGATATAAACCGGACGAATCCCCGTACTCATTTCAGGTTGACTGCACTTTAGAGGAAGCTCTTGAGAGTTTAGACGATACATTAAATAAATTTGAAAAACAAAAACCGGACGGATAACCGTCCGGTTTTTGTTTTATTTTTTATCTATATCTTTCTGTTTATCCGCCATAAGCAAGATCCACATCAAATAACTTTTTGCGTCGGCTTCATCGATCTTTCTTACAGCGTCCAGAATTTGATCCTTGCCACGAATTGAAGCTAAGAACACTATTTCATCCCGTGTTAGTGTATGCGTGGCCTGCTTCTGTTCTGTAGATATACACGATCTAACATATTCTAAAAGCATTCCAGAGATAGTTTTCCCGTGCTTTTCTGCATATGCCTTGAACGCAGTGTGTTCCGATTTTGTAAGTTTACAAGCCGCCGTTTTCATATTCGCGGCATCCCATTTATTATTTCCACGTCTATGGGCTTCAGAAATTGCCATTTGAATCCCTCCACTATTATTACAGAAGAAACCCGTATTTTGCTAACCAAAAATCATATATTTTCTTGACAATTCACGGTTAACAGTGTATAATAGCATTATAAAGAGGGCGGATGATACCAGCACCCGCCCCGCCTGACGGCCAAGGATGAACCGGCAAGCACGGGATAAACCCGCCTTTGTCTATTCTACCACGGGCGCAGGCCAAAAACAAGGAGAAAACGTTATGGAGATCAAAATTGCTACATTCCAGAAAGGAACACCAGCGCAGGAATTTCTTCCCCTCATTACTGACGCGCACAACCTCCGTTATTCCCACGCGGAAAAGAATTGTCTGTATTTCCAAATTTTCCGTTTCCCGTATAAGGAAATGACAAAGGCTGTTGCAGGCCATGAAGATGGAACCGTAAAATTTATGAAGTCCTATATCCGCGCCGCCGTCAAGCGCCAGGAAACCGTTTTGCAATTCGTTTTCCGCTATCAGGTGGAAAAGGTGGAGCGCAGGAAGTCCGGCGAATTAAAGCGCCGTTCCATCATCGAAAAGGAAAGAGTTTTTCTGATCGAAGCGGACAAATCCGAAATTATCCAACTTGTGAGACCGCTCCTTGTAGAGCTTGAAAATGTGAACAACGAGAAAGACGCCGCGCTCTACCTTAACAGCTTCCAGGAATGGGCGCATCCTCTGACGCTTGAATCTGTCACCGCAGAATTGGACGAAGAACAAAAGTTGATAGCTGCCAAAATGCTAAAGGCTTACTTCGCAGCTTGAATCGTTCTACTTATATTACAGAAAGAAAACAGCGCCTGCTAACCAAATCCATAAAAAAAACGGCGGGAAAACTCCCGCCGTTTTTCCGTTATCCCTGCTTATCCACCAGCGGTTAGATGAAATACATCTCACCGTTGATCTCCAGGGCGATGGCCTCTTGTCCCATCTCCCGCTTCAGCTCCTCGCACAGCTCCACCACGCGCCCGACGTGCTCCTAGAGCGCCGCATCCGCAGCATAGGCGAAAACCACCGTTGTAGCCTCTGCCACCAGGCCAGCCGCCGGAGACATCCAGTAGCCCAGCGCCGGGGTAGAAGTCGCGCCGCCGAAAAGCTCGGAGAGAAGCGCCGCCGTTTTCTTGACCTGTTCCGTATTGTCTGCCGCCCGGTCAACGCCGTTTGTGGCGGGCACGTAAACCGTGATCTTGCTGGACAGCTTCAAGCAATTTTTCAGAACCGCGTTATTGATATTCATTTTCAAATCTCCTTTACGTTCTTTTCATTGGGGGCCGGCGTTCCGTTTTGCCGGCCCCGCTATTATTTACAGACTGGTTTTCTTTGTTGCTAACCGTTCGGAAAAATTTCTTTTCAGGCAACCCGCAGACTTTCCAGCGCCGCCCGCATCTTGACAATGCGCTTATGCACGGCCACATTGGAGATGCCCACGGCTTTTCCGATCTCGCGCTCCGTCTTGTGCGCGGCTACCATTTCGAGAATCTGCCGCCCGATCTCGTCCAGCCCATCCCGGAACGCGTCCAGGTCTGCCCGGATGATGGCGCTTGTTTCGGTGTTCACCGTAGCATCGCCGCAGCAGGTTTCAAGGAAGCTCGCCGCGTTGCCCTCGCCGTCTTCGATCTCCCAGTCATACGCGGCCCCGTGTTTGCTGTCGGCGTAGTACACCGCCGCAATGGAAGCCCGCGCCGCATTGTAGACGACGGACACCAGGCGCATCGGGCGCTTGCCCTGAGCGGCGCGCCGCTCATTTGTTGCGGCCAGCTTGTCAAGGTCGGCCAGCTTGTCAAGAACCCGGATGCAGGTCTCAGACACGAACTCATCAAAATCATGAGCACGGAAGCAACCGAACGCGGGCACTTCAGAGAACTGCAGGTAATGGTCTTCGGTGGAATAGCCAATCTCATTCTTTGCGGCCTTGCGGATGCACGCGGTCATCATGCGCACCTTGTCAGTGTCGGCCATGTTCGCCCACTCGCCAGCGATGGCGGCGGCGTTCGCCTCAGCGTTGACACCCTCAGCTTCAGCCCAGGCAATCTTCAGGCATTCACCCATCAGGACTTCAGACACCTTGCAACCCATGTCAGCCGCCGCAGCTTTGCGGATGGCCCACGCCCGCGTCATGATCTCGCCCATGTTGTAAGTCTTTTTCATTGTTCATTCTCCTTTACGTTTATTAACTTTGTTGCTATCGGGAAGCGGTGGAGCCTGCCACCCGGAGAGGATACCCCCGGCCAACGGCCCCAGCGCCCGCCCTCTTTAACTGTCTATATCTTACCATAAAAAAGCCCATCCGTCAATCATTTACTTTGCTGCTATATTCGAAAAGTTAGAAAAACAGCCTATTTTACACCAAAACAGGCATATTTACAGCGTAAAAAGTACAGGATACAAGGCATTATTTTCGTCATTATGCTGCATTTATTATTGAATCTTTGTGCATTTTGCCGATTAGCAAGCCGGTTGGCCTGGGATCGCCGCCCATGCCCAGCGCCAGCCCCAGCGCCCGCACGGACTGCCCCAGCACGGCTAGCAGGAGAGACGGCCAGCAGACACGGCACGAGAGCGGCACGCCCTGCCCCATGCCGCAGGAGAGCACAACACGCCCAGCACCCCGGCCAGACGGACACGCCGCCGCCCGCCGCCCCTATGCCGCCAGCCTGTCCGCCCAGATCGAACAGCCAGAGCCAGCAGGAGAACGCGCGGACATCCGAAGAGGGAGAAGAAGAGCACGAAGGGAGGAAGGGCGAAAAGGTGAGGACTTGCGCCCGCTTGCCTGCCGTTTTGCCGTCAAAGTCATATATAAACCGAACCCCGCCCCCGAACGGCCAGCCCAGCACCGCCCCAGGCCAGCAGGCACCCCAGCCCGCACCGGCTGAAGCTCCCAGTCTCCCGACGTTCTCCCGCCCGTTTTTACCTCTGTCAATTCTGCTTTTGGAGAGTTTGCAGAATCCCGGCCCGTTTTCGCCCGTCAGCAGACGAACAACGGCACCCCGCCCGCCTGCCTGGACGCCACCGGCACCGGGGGAGCCTTCACATTTTCGCGCCCGCTCCGTTTCTCACGAAACGGCTCAGTACCTCCACTCTATCACGTACGCCCCATATCCCCATTTTTCACTCGGGAACAATCTCGACGATTCCCCAACAGTAAATGAATTAAACCCGTACCTCCAAAATCACATTTTTGGCCTTACAACCCCGGTTTTTCTGTCAACCTTCTATAATTCACCCCGTTTACAGTCGTATTCTTCTCCGATAGCAACAAAGAAAACTAATATTTTGATTGACTTTAGACCCCAGATATGGTAGAATAAATTAAGGTAAGAGACAACAACTGACGGTCTTTTGCGACAAAGAAAATGAGGTGGACTATGGACACGCAACTTACCCTCTTTGATCAGCCTACGGCTCCTCAGATCAATACCGTACCGCCGACCAGCTGTAAAATCATTCGGTTCCCCGGTGCCTCCGCTGCCGAGACTCCCAAGAAGACCAACTACCGCAAGGGAGAAGAGCAGACGGTTTTCCCGATCAAGTCTCGTGAGCAGCTTGACGCTATGGCCTCCTGGCTACGGGCCAATGCTGATCCCAAATACCTGCTGGCATTCATCCTGGGTATCAACCTCGGCCTCAGAGCCAACGAGCTTCTGGAACTGAAGTGTTCTGATATTTTCTTCCCTGACGGCAAGATCCGCTACATTGTCGGAGATTATACCGATACCACCGACAAAATCTCAGTCTTCCAGGAGAAGGTAGACAAGCGACGTGGACTCTATCTGAATGAATCCTGTGTCCACGCTATTCAGTGGTACTACGGTAGCGATGCCGGCCACTACTCTGATGAATATATCTTCGCTTCCCGCGAAGGTGGTCACATTGAAGTGGACACCTTGCGCAAGAAGTTGAAGGATGCGGCTAAGGCTTGCGGGATCAAGCAGAACATCGGCACCCATACCCTGCGGAAGACTTTCGGATACTTCCATTACCAGAGCAACCACGACATTGTGTTCCTCCAGCGTCTTTTCGGTCACTCCAGCGCTCTCATCACCATGCGCTATATCGGTATTGCTGACGAGGAAGAGAAGAAAGCCTACCACGATGTTTCAATCGACCTGTTAGGGGATATTTAATTTTCCCTGGTGTCCACGCTGCCAGCCGGCAGAAAACTCAAGATACCGGGGATGGGTAGATGACTAAATCGAAAGTGTCTACCCCGCACCTACCTTTTGGGTTAGGCCGCTACCAACTCTCCGTATATCCGCGAGCGAAGCGAGCGGCCTAACTGCAAAAACTTCCCCTTTGAAAATTGACTATTTTTGCAACTTTTTAGACTACTTTGAGCGTAGCGATATTACCCCTTCCCCTTCTAAGGGACGATTTTCAAATACCCCGTTTGTTGACGAGCGTTTGAGCGTCGAAATTTAGAATTTATCACCTCAAAAGTGATAATTCGATTTTGGGGTTCCGAACTTTTGAACATTTTTGGAGGTTTTGCATATGTACCGAGATATGGTCTCTTTGCTGTCTCCGGCAGTCAATGGAGACTTCGCTATTGAGCATTTCGAGATAACAGACCATGATATCCGGGCGATATTTAAGGGAATCATGCCGGGAAAATATGTTCGCCTCTCTCGCCGTGGTAGTGTTGTTATGAGCGACACTATGATGGAAAAGCGTACCAACAGAGAGTTTTGCGATGAGGCTCATGGTGATGTTTTAGTGGGCGGGTTAGGAATTGGCATGATCCTAATGGCAATCCAAGATAATCCCGCTGTGAATAGCATAACGGTTTTGGAAAAACACCAAGAAGTTATTGATATGGTCGCCCAGCAGCTTCCCTTAAACGAAAAGGTCAAGATCATTTGCGCAGATGTGTTTGAGTGGAAGCCTGAAAACGGGCAGCGCTTTGATTGCATCTACATGGATATCTGGGACTACATAAATTCAGATATATACCGCAATGAAATGAAGCCTTTGAAGCGAAAGTACGGCCACTATTTGAAATCAATCCAGGAAAGCCCCAAACGCTTCAATACTTGTTGGGCAGAATGGTACGCGAAGAACAATCGTGAATTATGTTGAGGTGAAAGATAATGTTTCTGAAGAAGCGCTCCCAGCCGGAATGGACACCGGCTGACCGGCAAAGAGAACGGCTGTTGCTGGACTACTTTGCCGCCGAAACAAATCTGGAAGAGAAAGCTAAGGCAGCGATCGTGCGCAAGGGCGTCATTGACCTTTACCCGGACGGCCCCGACAAAGATCGTGCCATCAAGGACTTTGAGGCGGCGCAACACTCTCTGCTCTGTGCGATCGGTACGGTGGATGGGCTGCGAAATGACATGAGGTCTTACATCGCGGCGCACGAGAAGGACTTCGAGGCTACGGCTCGATGGGCAGTCCCGAGTGTCAACATTTCCAGCCATACCATCATCGAAAAGGTCTACCGCGATTTCTTTGCGGCACGGTAATGAGGTACGGTCATGATCGAGATACAAAACACCGGTAGTCTCTTCTATCTTCCTCAAAACGAACATGAAGCTACGGTCGTCACCACCAACGGCGTGATTCGTAAGAACGGAGACGCCGTACTCGGTAAAGGGCAGGCGCTGGAAGCGAAAAAGCTCGTTCCCGGTTTGGAGCATCAGTTAGGTGAGTACCTGCGGCGGTATGGAAACCGCGCATTCTATATGGGCGTCCATAGGGTGGGGGATCGCCTTACATCTCTGGTAACATTTCCTACCAAGCACCACTACCGCGACAATTCTGACCTGGATCTTATTATGAGATCTGCGGTACAGCTAAAAGAGATCGCCGCCAAGTTCCAGCTCTCCAAAATCTACCTTCCGCCTGTTGGCTGTGGGCTGGGCAAGCTGGATTATGAGAAGCAGGTACGGCTTGTTCTCAATCAGGTATTGGATGACGACCGATTTGTGGTCGTCCTGGGATATAAGGGCTTCTGAGGAGGCGCACATGGAAAAGAGACGCAGGCTGACGCCGGCAGAGCGCCGCGCCGTTTATGACAAGATGGGTGGGCGGTGTGCATACTGCGGCGAGCAGCTGAACTATGAGGATATGCAAGTCGATCACGTTGTTGCACTGAGGAGTAAGGGCGAAGACGATCTGGCAAATATGCTGCCGGCCTGTCGGAGCTGTAATCACTACAAGCGCGGCAACTCATTGGAGGGCTGGCGGCGGATATTGGAAGCAATGCCGGCCACATTGGAGCGTGACTGCTATACTTACCGTCAGGCTGTACGGTTTGGTATGGTTAAGCCAACGCCAAAGAAAATTACATTCTACTTTGAAAGGCGGTGCATCTGAATGACCGACATTGAAGTTTTGGAACGGGAAAAACAGTGCGTACAGAGGAAGACGGCAATCAACTGCTCTGACTGCGCCCACTGTGATTTGTTCATGGACGATGCCGTTATTTTAGCAGCGTATGATAAGGCGATCTCCGCCCTCCGCGCCAAAAGGGTACAAAAAGTAAATGATCTGTACGACGAAGACGGCAAAGAGATTTACGAAGAAAACAGGGAAAGTAGCACCATGTTTACTTTGGATGAAGCAATTCAACATTGCTATGAGATAGTGGAAAGACTGAGAAAAAGCAACCCTTGTGATACCTGCGCTGCCGAGCATGAACAGCTCGCCCACTGGTTGGAGGAGCTTAAAAAGCTCAGAGTGGAATGCGACGGGCTGCGCTCGAACTGGTATAAGTGTGCGGAGAAAGTGAAAACGCTGCGGGCAGAGCGCGACGCCGCCGTGTCTGATCTTCGTAAGCTCGTTCCCGCCTGGAAGTGGGACGGCGAGAAGGAACAAAGCTCCCACAAGGAAGCGCCCGAATGCGGTTGTGTGGAGTTTGGATAAGGCGGTGGATATATGAAGCATTATGATTTTTTCGGTCGGGAGCTTATGGTCGGCGACCGTGTGGCCTACATTGACTCCAAGTACCAAGAGCTTCGGAACGGTGAGATCTTAAAACTCAATGAAAAGCAGGCAACTATTCGTAATCTGGACGACGACGGCCTATTCGGAGACAAGATGGGATATGGCCGGACGTGCAGAGGCTATGGCTGCATAGTGAAGAAAGTTTGACCTTCAAATAGCAACAAAGTAAATCAATCAGAAAGGAGCGCGTGCAGTGGACGACCTTAAAGAGTTGACGCGCAGACTGAACGAGTCTGAAGCGACGGTCCTACGTATGAACCAGGAGCTTGATACCCTGTTTAAGGAGGTACAGACATATAGAAACGCGGCGAGGCTCTATGGAATTGACCCGGCGACAATGCTGACGCTGGCTAAGAGCCAAGTCAAAACCTGCGCCGATAATATCCGCCTCATTGAGAAAATGCAGGAGGTATTTGAGCTGTTCCAGTATGTGTCGGAGGATCTGACGGAGCAAGAGGTTGTATCAGCAATCACCCAATACGATGGCGACGGCTCCAAGCCGTATTGCGATCTGGTGTACTGCGGACTGAGCATAATCCGCAAATATTTGAAGAAAAGGAGCGAGTATGATGAGTGGCGAAAAGGTAATTTGCCGGAGGGTTTCTGATGGCGTGCTCATTAACATTCCCCATACGTTTGATTTGAAGCAGATTGCGGATTCCGGCCAGTGCTTCCGGCTGACCGCACTGCAGGATGGGGGATATGTGGCGATCACCGGTATGAAGCTGGTGAAAATCACACCGGGTACCAATGGCGGGTACGTTTTCTACTGCCCCTATGATGAGTTCCGGGATGTATGGATGCCCTATTTTGACCTGTCTGCCGACTATGAAGCATATCAGCAGAAGATGGCCGGAGACCCGTTTTTGCGGGAGGCGATCGCGGCAGGTGGCGGTATCCGTATCCTGAAACAGGATTTGTGGGAGATGGTAGTGACTTTCATTATCTCTCAGCGGAACAATATCCCGCGCATTCGCAAAGCGGTAGATGTTCTCTGCCAGACATTCGGTACGCCGCTGGGGGAGATCGACGGTCAGCAGTTCTATTCCTTCCCGACGCCGGCGCAGCTGAGAGGTCAGGATCTGTCACCGGCATCGCTGGGCTATCGTGAAAGCTATGTGAAAGAGATGGCCGAGTATGACGAAGATTTCTGGGTGCAGCTCCAGAAGCAGGATGACGATACGGCCCGGAAGACGCTGATTGCTCTGCGGGGCATTGGCGAGAAGGTTGCGAACTGTGTGATGCTGTTTGGGCTTCACCGTATGGATAGCTACCCAAGGGATGTGTGGATCAACCGCATGATTGATGATGTCTACCATGGCAATTTCGATCCTTCTCAGTACGCCGGATTTGCCGGCTATGTTCAGCAGCTCCAATTCTTCTATTACCGCAAGACGGCGAAGGAGGAAAGCGTGTGATCGTTAAGGTATGTGACACGATTATGGGAGCAGGTAAAACCGAGTCCGCGATCACTTTGATGAACCAAGACAAGGAAAGCCGCTACGTATTTATCACGCCATATCTGGACGAAGTAGAACGAATCAAACGGAGCTGCTGTGGGCGGAAATTCAAAGATCCGCAAAGCAAAGGCAAGGGTAAGTTGGAAAACCTGCATTACCTTTTGTCTATGGGGGATAACATCGCCAGCACTCATGCGCTGTTTGAGTCGTATAACGATGAAACGATTTCGCTGATCCAAGACGGCGGCTATAAGCTCATTTTGGATGAGGTTTTCCAAGCCGTTCAGACAATCCCGATTTCTCCAAAGGATTTGCAAATGCTCAAGCGGGATATGATCGAGGTTGACTCTGAGTACCGTGTGCGGTGGGTAAATGATGACTACGAGGGCAGATTTGAAGACTTGCGGGATATGTGCATGACTGGCAACGTCATTTTGTATAATGACTGCCTCTTGCTATGGAAATTCCCGATTGAGGTATTTCAGTCCTTCGATGAGGTGATCATTCTCACCTATATGTTCGATGCTCAGGTGCAGAAATATTACTTCGACATTCATAATATCGAAGTCCAGCGGATCGGAACGGTTTGTGAGAACGGGGTATATCATTTCAGCGATACACCTCACATACCGGATTACGTAGCAGAACTCCCAAAGAAAATTCATATCATCGAGGATGAGAAACTGAATAAGATCGGCGAAATGAGGTCGAGCCTATCTGTTTCTTGGTATAAGAAAGCGCGTGATACCAAAGGACAGCCGCTTATCAAACAGCTGAGAAACAATTTGACGAACTTGTTCAAGAATATGCTCAATTCTTCATCAGACCGTAACTTGTGGACGGTTTTTAAGGATTACCAAGCCCTCCTGAAAGGCAAAGGATATACTAAGGGTTTCCTTTCCTGCAATGTCCGGGCTACTAACGCATATCGGAACAGGGACTGCTTGGCCTATTGCGTCAACGTGTACTACAACCCTTTGCTGAAAAACTACTTTCAGGAGCAAGGAGTTGAGGTGCGCGAGGATGATTATGCGTTGAGTGAGATGATCCAGTGGGTATGGCGGTCAGCCATTCGTGATGGCAAAGAAATCTGGATCTACATTCCAAGCAGGCGGATGAGGGAACTGTTTCGGAATTGGTTAAACGGCATCTCTCATGGAAACACGACAGACTAATGCGGCGTCAACGATTCATTTGATCATATAGGGAACTTGAAATTTAAGAGAGCTGACGCGGCGGTGTGTAGCGGAAGGAGGCTTACAATGAACACCGCACGAAAAAATTGTATTTGGTATGACCAATGTGGCTCGGAGTGCCAGGGGAAGTGTGATGACTATTCTCCGGCTGACGACGCAGGGGAAAACGAAGTGTTGTTCTATCAGGGCGTTTTGAAAGAGAACGCTCGGGAGTACGAAAAGGTAATTCAGGAATATTCAGACAGGGGGTAATGTGTTTGAACCGTGAAAATCGCAGAGCTTTGAAAAAGAAGCTCAGGGACAAAGGCTCACGCACACTTGCTGCGGATGTCCTGGAAAGCCTCGGAAACGAGATTGACAAAAAGATTCGTGATGGGGATTTGGTCATTCTGAATGTGGATCAAATCATAGCTCGGAAGGATTATCCGCGTATGCAGGGAGAGTACCGTCAATTCGTGGAGTCCAGCCGTGATAAGGTATTTGTTGCGCATCCGCATCGTGAACGACCCGATGGGTTCTCTGCTCTGATCGAGCTGGAGGGCGTAGAGACCTGGTTGTTCTGGTATGGGGATCTGATTCAAGTCGAAAATATTCAAACTGAGGAAGGTGAATAGACCATGGGTAATTCGGTCTATATCGTGTCTGTGGATGCCAAGGATTTGTTTTTGGCGAACTATTCAAGCCCGAACAGTAAGGAATATTCTGTGAAGTTGGCTGGATCAGACCATAACGACCAGTTCAATACAAGACGTTTTGTCAACACTTTGGATTATAGCCTCGACCTGATAAAGCTGAGGGAAGTTTATGAGAAGGTATACCGCCGCATGGACTTCACATTCAGTAAGCGGGGTAAAGAATACTGCCGGCGCGTGATCAATGTCACGTTCAAGTATAGCGTCAAGGAGTTCAATCGCTTCTTTGACAACACCTACATCAAGTATGGCTATCTGCCGCAGGATGTGCAGCTTACCGACAACATTTGTATCAAGGATGGGGAACTGATTGCTGTACGGGTAGGATCTCCCGTCGAAAATCCGGCCTCTCCCCAAGAGCTGGGAGATCTGTTCGTTTTTGATAACGGAATGTATCGGCTCGGGAAAACCATGAAGGTACTTCTTACCGTAGCCCAGCTTCGGAATCGTCTTTATCAAGACGGATTCACGTGCGATGGTATTGTGTTCCGTAGGTTCAAGCGTTCAAGCGGAAGCAGCCGAATTGGAAAGTGCCTGTTCATTGATGAGCAGTTGTATCCAAGAATGCACAAGTGGGAGCTTTGTGGGCTGAAAGTGAAAGAGGGTCAGGAGATTGATCTGGCCGCTCTGGAAGCCTATATTGCCCTTACTTTGAGCAGCATCGTCGGTACTATTCCACTGCGGCCCGAGAACTTCTTGGTAATCGACGACCATAAGAGCGTGTTCAAAGATCGCGTTGTGGCGACAAGGATTGGCAGCGATAACTGGCTTACTTCAAAGCCGGAAGAGGTTGAGATCGAGAATAGCATTTGGGACGGACAATCTCTCATTGACAAAAGTGCTATGGGCGAATGGCAGGATTACGGTATGATCCTTCTGCGGAACCGGTTTTTCAAATCGGCCTGCTTTAATACCAATATCCAGAAGTTTTTCGCCGATCGTGGCATTACTGATGTGTCTCAGCTTTCCGGTTTCACGCTGGCGCAGGATATCAGCGATATCAAGGTTATTACTACGCCCAGTAGTATTAAGTACGTGAAGTTTGGCACTCTGGAACAGTGGCTGAGATTGCTGGACGAAGACGGTAACTTTGGTGTCGTGAAGCATGAGAAGCCGACGCATTTCTTTGATGGTCGCATGGTGCAGATCCATTACCAGCTTTTGAATACTCTTCAGCTTTCGCAAGATGATGTTGACCAGTTGGTAAAACCGTCGTTGGATTATCTGCGCATGATCCAGACAGATCCTGCGGTACTGCGGTACCATATCAAATATATGGGCGGGAATGAGGAAATCGACAGCGACGGAATTACGACGACGAACGATGTGGTATATCAGATGTTGGGCGTCACAGATAAGTTTTCTCAAACGAAGCTGTACCACAACTTCAAAACCGACGTATCGAAGTCGTTCAAAAAAGAGCTGGCCCGTGGACACATCCTTGTGGAAGGAAACTATTCAACTCTGCTGGGAAACCCCATCGAAATGCTTTACTCTGCGATTGGGCAATTTGATGGTGAGAGTAAAATCGGAGTAGGCAATATTTTTTGCCAACAGTTTGCTTTTGATCAGACTATTCTCGGATCGCGCAGTCCCCATGTGACGATGGGAAATGTTCTCCTGGCGAGGAATACGGATAACGAGGAGATCCGGCAGTACGTCAATACCACGCGAGAGATCGTGTGTGTCAACAGTATCGGCGAGAATATTCTTTTCCGGCTATCCGGTGCAGACTTTGACTCTGATACTATGTTGCTGACGAACAACGCCATCCTTATTCGGGCCGCAGAACGGAACTATCACAAGTTTCTCGTCCCGACCAGCATGGTAGACGCTAAGAAAATCGTGCGTCATTATACCAAATCAGATCAGTCTGATCTGGATATCAAAACATCGGTCAATAAGATCGGTGAGATCGTAAACCTCTCCCAAGAGCTGAATACGAAGCTGTGGGACGCGCTGAACAGCGGAGCAGATTTTTCCGAGTATGAGGAGCTTTACTGCGAGATCGCCCAGCTGGACGTTTTGAGCAACATCGAGATTGATAAGGCGAAGCGAGAATATGCCGTAGACAGTGTTGCGGAAATCAAACGGTTGAGAAAAAAATATGAGATACGCGACGATGATGGCCGGCAAGTAAAGCCCAACTTTTTCGGGAAGATCGCCCGCATGAAGGGCTATTATGACAGTGTGGGCAAAAACTATCGCTTCCACAATACGACGATGGACTTTTTGCAGCACAGCCTGAACTCTTACCGTACAAGCTATGCTTATACGTCGTTCATCCCGTTTTCTGAACTGTTGGTAAACGACGCCTATCTGCAAAAATCTGTGAGCTATTCACAGGTCGAGCGGATCTTGGAGTTTGTCAGAGATATGAGATCTAAGATCCGGGCAGTTTGGGATGGAACAGACGAAAACCTGGATAACTACGGTAAGGCAATCCTGGTACATGAGATTCGGCAGGAGTATATCAACTATATTAAGTCACTACGGATCAGTCCTCATACTGCATATCGGTTGATGCTCGCCATTGAGGAGCCTCAGAATAAAGATATCTCACGCACCTTGTTTTATACGTTGTTTTCGGCACCTAATCAGTGCTTTTTGGACTTGATTGAGCAGAGTCGGACACCCATTTCAACGTTGACTGAGGTTTCTGACGGCCTGTGGGACGTGGAAATTTATGGGTTCCATTTCCGTAGAGAAACGGCGATGTGCCCAAAAACAATGTCCGATAACTGTTGAATTTTCACAATTTTATACAGATTTTCGGGTTTGTTGGTCGAATAATTCTAAAACCACGTTGGGAACTCCCATTTGTTGTCGGGAGTTCCCAAGTCCTAAATTTGGTGTAATTTTGAGGGAGTACCCTCAAATTTATTAGAAAAGGATGGTTCTCGTGGTTCCTATTAACAAGACAGAGAAAGATCTGCTGGTCAAAGCGTTCCCTCCGCATAAGTATCCCCACTACTACTGTTATCCTCGGACGATGAAGCAGGACTCGAAGAGGGGTCATTATTTCTGCGTCGAATCCCCTGAGCTGCTTGCAAAGCTGAACGAAATTCGTCGTATGAACGTGATCGAGGAGCACAAGTAAATGGCAGTGCGGGAGCAGCGTGAGGTATATTCTCACGCGACGATCGACTGCTCTGATATGACGCTGACGGAGTATGACGTGAATGGTGCTCGGACTTACGATATCAAGGAGATCTTGGAGCGTTGGGCCGGCGTACCAAACATTGAAATTGAAATCAGGCAGAGCACGCTTCTGCCAGCAGAAGAGGGGTGAAGACATTCGTGAATCCAAAGTATGAACGCAGAGAAGGTGAGGATACATATGAATATGGTCTTCGCCTAATCGAAATCAAAGTCGAACAGAAGCCCGACGATCTGGACTGGGAAGACATCGTTGAAGCAACTGGCATCGAATGCCATCGGGATAGTTTGAGAAAGGCGGCATCTGTAACGCCATACTCCGGCTATGCTGTTGCGCAGTATTTCAAGAAAAAGTATGCCGCTCAGGGTAATCCCGGCCAGGATGATTATATGGGCGAGCTAAACTGCAAAATTGCGGAGATGCGTAAAGAGGCCAAACGCTTCTATGACCAGCGCCGCGAGTTCAATAAGATGGTCGATCGGATGGGTCGTGAGGAAAATCTGGAAGATCGGCTCGTTAAGGCTGCTCAGAATCTGAATGAGTCTTTGCCGCTATCGGTTAATAAGCCGGACGACTTTTGTATGTTCCTTGGCGATGCTGAGGCTGTTCTTGTGTTTGCCGACTGGCATTACGGTATGGTAACGGACAATATCTGGGAGCGGTATGATACTCAGGTATGCCGTTATCGTGTGGAACGGCTGGTTGAGCGAGCAGTTGAGCGTATTAGGCTGAATAAATGCCATAGACTTCATGTCGTGTTGTTGGGCGACGCGGCTCATGGTTCAATACACACCAGTGCGCGTGTTGCCTCTGAGGAGCTGACGTGCGACCAGATCATGCAGGTGTCAGAAATTATGGCACAGGCGATCAGTGTTTTGGCCGATGAGGTTGAGCAGACAGTAGTTCACGCGACCTACGGAAATCATTTGAGAACCGTTCAAAATAAAAACGACAGCATTCATGCAGATAACATGGAGCGGCTGATCCCTTGGTGGCTTGAACAGCGGCTTCGTGATCGCAGTGATATCGTTTTCCCGGAGTCGGAGTATTACGAGTTCTTGTACTTCTCCGTATGCGGGTATAACATTTGTGCCGCCCATGGTGACTTGGACAACGTGAAAAACGCCGGAAAGACGCTGCACACGCTGTTCGCCAAGAAGTATTCCAGCGATATTGACTATGTGGTGTTGGCCGATAAACACCATAAAGAGGAGTTTGAAGAGCTGGGAATCGAGAGTATGATCGCACCCTGCTTGTGCGGTACGGATGATTATGCTAACGGAAAACGGCTCTACTCGACTCCGGCACAGCTGATGATGGTTTTCCGCCCCGGAGTAGGTGCGGATGCCTGCTATCAGATCAAATTGAATTAAGGAGTGGGACAATGGTTAAGGCCGATATCGTGTCCGCTCTGTGCGAGAAAGGCTACTACAAGAATCAGGCTAATGATGTGGTGGACGAAGTGCTCCAAATCATCAGAGACGCGCTGGTTCGCGGGGAGCAGGTACAGCTCAGAGGTTTCGGAACCTTTGAGGTGAAAACCAGAAAAGGCCGCAATAGCAAAAACATCTCCACCGGGGAGATGAGGGTATCGAGCGATAGCAAGGTACCCACGTTCCGGGCCAGTAACAGCCTGAAAGAGGATGTTCGCGCCGGTACAGACTCGCAGCAGTGACACAAAAAATTAAATAATTTTCTTTGTAGCTATTGACATCCAGAAATGTCTATGGTATCATATGACCATAGCAACAAAGAAAATCAACGAAAACAGCGCCGCCCCCTGATTAGGGGGCGGACATATGGGGCCATAGCTCAGCTGGGAGAGTACCTGCCTTGCAAGCAGGGGGTCGGGAGTTCGATCCTCCCTGGTTCCACCACTATGCTGTATTGGCTAAGTTGGCGTTTGTGCGGTTCAGCTCATTACTTTTACTGCTATCTCAGCCAAAAGCCTATCGGCTGCAGACGAGGTTTTTCGGACGTACAGCTCTTACGGCAGATGCGTCTGCCGTAATATCGGGATATAGCTCAGTTGGTAGAGCACGATTGATAATCGTGAGGTCAAAAGTTCGATCCTTTTTGTCCCGACCAGTCCCATTCGCCACAGGAATGGTATTTTGATCGAATGCCGATGACAAGGCGGGAGATACGGCTGTGGCGCATATCTTTCTCTATGAACTGCAAGACTTCCCCTTCCACGCGCCGATAAGATTCGCCGTCTGGAATATGCAGGGATTGGGGAACGTGGTCGGGCAGCGCCTACGCCCGAACCGGTACACCTTGATAATTTCATATGGGGCCGTAATGGGTTCGACGGGGTTCTGAGAGAGTAAGACTCGCAGGTAGAAGACCGCCTCAAGGCTTAAACAAAAATAAAATGACAACGATACGACTGTTGTAATGATCCATCCCGCTTTTTCCGCTGCTCTTGCAGCAAAGGGAATTGCCGCCTGATGACGGCTGGATTCCAAAACGATGTACCCACTGACCGGGTAAACATCTGAGGTCGAAGATTCGGTCAGAGTATTGCAGTTTTCCTTGTCACTGTGAAAAGAAACAAGGTGGTGGAGGTGCATCTAACCGGTGCGCCCTGGGCGCGGAGTGACAACTGCTGATCCGCCCGTCTCAGTTTGAGGCGAATTGATAAAGTGTTGTCTATTGCGTAAGACTGTTTTATTCATGTAGGGATTTCGGACAGGGGTTCGATTCCCCTCGGCTCCACCATATATAGAGGATGTAGTGATAACGGTAGCACGCCTGCCCAGGGAGCAGGAAGAACGGTTCGAGTCCGGCATCTTCTACCATTTTTGGGACACGTACAGCAACTTTCAAAAACTTTTTATGGGAAAAAGAACAACCGTGTTCCGTATTTTGAGACGCTAACAGCAATTTTGAAAACAATTCTACTTGAAATAGAAAAATCATCGCTTTTAACTAAGCATATGCCGAACAAATGTGGTGTCGTTAAGAATGCGTCTCGTAGATCTATATTGGCCCGTAGCTCAGATGGTAGAGCGTCTGACTGTTAATCAGATGGTCGCAGGTTCGAGTCCTGCCGGGTCAGCCATATTGCGGGGTGTAGCAGTGGTAGCTTACCAGCCTCATAAGCTGGTGGTCGCAGGTTCGAGTCCTGCCCCCGCAACCATGCCCGTCCCACGAACAGAGCGGAGACTGTAAACCGAATGGGGAATAGAAACCTTCACATCTGGCAGTGATGACTTTTACAAGGTTTTGGGAGTAAAACCGGCGCAATCCGGCAGGCGAAGCACGAGCCGGCACCATGGCTTACGGTGCGAGTAAGCCGATCTGTCCGGTTAGCTCAGCTGGGAGAGCATTTGCCCTACAAGCAAAGGGTCGGCGGTTCGATCCCGTCACTGGACACCATATGCGGGTGTAGCACAACGGCCAGGGCACCGGCCTTCCAAGCCGGGGATGCGGGTTCGATCCCCGTCACTCGCTCCATATGCCGGAGTGGTGGAATCGGCAGACGCGGGGGACTCAAAATCCCCTGGTAGCGATACCGTGTGGGTTCAAGTCCCACCTTCGGCACCAAGGCGTATCTGCATTAAATCACAGCCCCGCACCATTTTTCGGTTTTGATGGTCACTCGACCCAGTGCCAGCACTGGGATGAGAGGGTTGCAGTCACGAAGTACAAGTGATGTGAGCCACGCAAACCGTATATGGCAGTATGACTGGAGATGGCTCCAGCACGACCTCATACGTCGTCAGACGCAGGTTCGAGTCCTGCTACTGCCACCACGGCTCTCCCATTTTGGGCGAAACGATATTATAAATAGCGGTGGCCTTATGAGCGGGGCGTTAATCAATGGGGCTGACATCCATTACCGCTGAAGTCAGCTTATGATACCGTAGCCAAGTGGCAAAGGCTCTGGGCTGCAACCCCAGGATCATAGGTTCAAATCCTATCGGTATCTCCATCCTCAATATGCAGTGTGGTCTTAACGGTGAGATAAATGAGGAATTTTCAAATCCGTGCTGCATTTAATATGCGCCAGTAGCTCAACTGGACAGAGCATGGGATTTCTAATCCTTTGGTTGGGGGTTCAAGTCCTCTCTGGCGTGCCAATTTTATATTGGGGTATCGCCAAGTCGGTAAGGCACGGGACTTTGACTCCCGTATTCGCAGGTTCGAGTCCTGCTACCCCAGCCATGAGGTTTGACCGTACCTCGCCACACGGTTTGGTATGACACCGCCATAAGAGAGTGTGTAGCGGCAGCGCGCAGAAGGTTATGCGGGCTATGCGTTGGTTCTACGGCAATGTGAAAGCAAGTGTTGGCACCACACCGTAGTGTCTATATGCTCCCATCCTCTAAATTGGAATAGGAGGCCGGCCTCTCAAGCCGGCAATACGAGTTCGAGCCTCGTTGGGAGTACCAAAATACACTTCATGTTGATTGTAATGGTTAACCGAAGTGTGTAAAGTGGGTGGAGTTATGCCGAGAAAGGCAGTAGGTGCCGTAAAAGAAAAATCATCAAAGGTTGTCAAGAAACTTCCTGCTTCTGAATGCGGTACTGGTGTGCTATGTACAACGAGGTCGGGCAAGCAGTACCAGATCAGCCAAAACCCAGAAAAGAAGAAGCATACGCTATGGCGTATTGTGGATGGCGGATATGAGAAACTTGCGACCGGAAATTCGCCCTATGATCTATACCCCTTAATTGATTGGGACAAATAAATCCAAATATGCTGCTATGGTGGAATAGGCAGACGCGCCAGCTTGAGGTGCTGGTGGGAGAAATCCCGTATGGGTTCGAGTCCCATTAGCAGTACCAATGAGATTAACTTTATTGCTAACCCATATTTATCTATTAGCAACAAAGTAAATTGTAACAAGCGTTTTCAAATGGTGCGTTGGACGAATTGGGTAGAGTCACCACCCTTTCAAGGTGGAATTTCCGGGTTCGATCCCCGGACGCATCACCAAAGCAACCCAAATTGGTTGCAAAATAAAAATGCAACCATAAATGGTTGCTGTATATGGCGTGTTAGCTCAGAAGAGTAGAGCGCCGGCCTGTCACGTCGGAGGTCACGGGTTCAAGTCCCGTACACGTCGCCATTTTTATAGGGGTTTGGTGTAATTGGTAGCACTCCGGTCTCCAAAACCGATGTAGGTGAGGGTTCAAGTCCTTCAACCCCTGCCATGCTGACATAGCTCTAATGGTAGAGCGGTTGCTTCGTAAGCAATAGGTTCAGAGTTCGAGTCTCTGTGTCAGCTCCATATGCTGGTGTAGCTCAGTCGGTAGAGTGGCTGATTTGTAATCAGTAGGTCGGGGGTTCAAGTCCGTCCACCAGCTCCATATGCGGGTATAGCTCAGTTGGTAGAGCAGCTGACTCTTAATCAGAAGGTCGTGGGTTCAACCCCCTCTACCCGCACCAACGTATAGTCATAGGAGAACATATGGAGATCAGTACAAATAAAGATAGAGGAAGAGCGGGTATAAGTTTAGCCATTGCATATTTTGGTGCAAACGGTTACACCGTATCTTTACCACTTAACGATACGCAATGGTACGATTTAATCGTTGAAAAGAATGGCATTATTCAGACTGTACAATGTAAATTTGTTTCGGCTGAAAATGCTGAGGTTTCATTTACTTCAAAGGGAGGCACGAATGGATCTGTATATGACAGAATAACTGATCATCCATTAGATCTTTTATTTTGTGCTGATAAAAATATGAATATGTATGTGATCCCAATGAAAGACATACTCGAACATGGGAACCGGAGAAGTATTGTTTTAAGAACAAAGCCAAATTGTAATGGGCAGGGATTGAATACATATAAGTATTTAGTCAATATTTGAGGTGCAAATTTCGGTAGGTATCCAAATTGGTGAAGGAAGCGGTCTGTAAAATCGTGACATAAGAAACGTTGTTGGTTCAAATCCAACCCTACCGACCAATATGGCGGAGTTGACCCCAGTATGGGCGGGGATCGGTCTTGAAAACCGTCGTGCGTGATGAGCGCACTGTGAGTTCGAGTCTCACCTCCGTCGCCAACGGGATGTGTTGACATTTACTGCTTTCCAACGACCCCAAGATAAACGGTACGAAAGCGGCGCGGTTCCAGCGACAGGGGACGGTGGACTTTGCTATGCTGTCCTGTGCAATGCCGATAAACAAAAATGCGTAGCTCTATGGGATGATAGCTCAGTTGGAAGAGCGGCAGGTTGAAGCCCTGCGCGTCGGAGGTTCGATTCCTTCTTATCCCACCAATCCGTAAGGATACTACCTATGATGACGTGTGACGGCTCTGACACGTCGGTAAAATAAAAATTGGCCGTGTGCAGGTAGATTGGGGTCGCTCCCTCCGGTGAAAGTCCGGCGCAGGCAAAACGCGATAGACCAACCTAAACGCTGTAAGCAAAGCGGCAAGCCGATCAGGAGCGCGGCGGGCTGGCATACCCCAACGGGACTTCGTGAGCCTGGGAAAGTATGCCCCTCTAAAGGTAGTCAGCAACGGAGGATAAATAAGTGTAGTAACCGTGCGAATCGGAATTATTGCCTGATTGAGATAACATATCACGGCTGTGAGTGGCGGTCGGAATCCAAGGTAGCGTATCATTTTTGATATGACCGGGCGTAAAAGGAATAGCGGTTAGGTAGCGTTGTACTACTGAGGGCGTTGCGGAAGCTGCGCACAGGCCATAGCCGCACATGAAATGCCTTGGTACACTAAGACGGGAAACACTAATCCCCCTGCTCCCCAATAGAAAGGCTGAAAGGACTACTGGCTTGGCACAAGAGGTCAAGCTGTGGTGGTAATATGGCACAGCGTAAAGGTGTGTGGTGAGGCCGGGAGTGGAGTCACTTCATACAACATATGCGCCTGTAGCTCAGTTGGGAGAGCAGCGCACTTTTAATGCGTGGGTCGGGGGTTCAAATCCCTTCAGGCGCACCAGAAAAAAATTATAACGATTGATAAAACCTCGGGGTCTTTGGACTTCCGAGGTTTTGTCATATAGAAAGGAGGTCGCGGACATGGCGGCAAAGAAACAGCTGATGAAACCGGCTACGCAAAAGGTAGTGAAAGATGCGAAGCCTACCGAAGTTGAGCCGCGTGTAATCAGCGACGAAGAATATCGCTGTACCTGCTGCGGCCACAAGTACAAAAAGCAGGAGACGAATTTTGGCCGTTCAAAGTCCCCTATTTATAAGGGCAACAACGGCTTTGTCTCTATCTGTAAGAACTGCGTTGCGGAGCTTTACGAACAGTACGTAAAGTTCTATGACGGAGACGAAGATGCGGCGGCAGAGCGGATTTGCCAGATCACGGATATGTACTTTGATTTGGACATCTGGGCGTCATCACGAAAAATCAGTGAGAGCCGCAATGGAAAGAGCCGCAATCGGATCAGCACCTATATTTCCAGACTGAATTTGAGCCAGGTAGACGGAGCAACGACCTACTCTGATACATTGGTACGGCGCTGGGAAGCCAATGTGGAAAACGCACCTACGGTGGAGGACGTGGCAAAAAATGACGACATCCAGACGCCCGAGGAGGTTGTGCGCCGGTTTGGTGTTGGTTTTGATGCTGGCGACTACGATTCTATGCAGTATGAGTATCAGGATTGGGTAAAGCGATACGGCGAGCCGATGGATAAGCGGCAGGAGGAGCTGTACGTTTCGATCTGCTTCATGAAGCTCAATCTGCGGAAGCTGCTTCAGAAGGGAGATTCCAACATTGGTACGGCTGCGAATAGCTACAAGTCGCAGATTGACGCAGCTACTACTGAAATCGAAGACCGGAAGAAAAAGGCTGAGGCTGAAAAGCAGCTGAGTCCTTTGGGAGAAATGATTCGAGATATCGAGGAGTTTTGTCCGGCTGAATATTACAAGGACAAAAAGCTGTATGCGGACTTCGATCATTTGAAGGAGTATATTGAGCGGTTCATGACCAGACCTCTTCGCAATCTATTGACCGGCTCTAAGGAACTGGATAAGGAATTTAGCCTGTCTGATTCGGAGGAGTGAGTTATGGATTACGAAGCGTTGATGGATGAGCGGCAAAAACACGTCCATGAACATTTCTCACCCAATAGCAAATTGAACGACCCTGAGTTTGTCAAAAAGCTATTGGATTGGATAACGTTTTGGCGAAGGAACCCCAGCCGCTTTGTGCAGCGGTATTTCGGAATCACACTGTATCTCTATCAGCACATCATTTTGTACCTGATGGATATTTTTCCGAGTATCTGCATTGTGGCCGCTCGTAGTGCGGCAAAGTCATTTATCATTGCGGTCTATGCCTGTAAAGAAGCGATTTTGCGGCCTGGATCATTGATCGTCGTAGCTTCGGCGACAAAAAAGCAGGCGAGATTGATCGTGTCAGAAAAAATCGCCAAAGAGATTTTGCCAAGATCCCCGTTGCTTCAACAGGAGATTAAGACCATTAAGGACAACCAGAACGATATCGAAGTAAAGTTTAATAACGGAAGCTCTATTGTCGTGCTGGTTGCCAATGAGAATGTACGCGGATATCGTGCTACGGTCTTCATTTATGAAGAGTTCCGTATGATTGTGAAAAGCATTATCGACACGGTTCTTTCTCCTACGCTGTTTCAGCGGCAGATTCCGTTCAGAATTAAGTACCCCGACGAGTACAAAGAACTGAAAGAGGAACCGAAAGAAATCTATATCAGCTCTGCATGGTACAAATCTCACTGGATGTGGGACTACATGAAGCTCGTGACCCGCGATATGTTGGGCAAGGGCAAATCTGTTCTGATTGGTATGGATTACAGCATCGCTTTGAAGCACGAGATTAAAACCCGTGACTTCTTGGTGAAGGAGCGAAAGAAGCTGGATAGGGTTGCCTGGACGATTGAGTATGAAAATCAGATGGTGGCCGAGAATGCTCATGCTTACTTCACCTACGATATGCTGAACAAGAACCGCGTGTTGAAACGTCCGTTTTATCCAAGAAAGAATGAGGACGTACTGTCAAAGGTTAAGGCAAAGCACACAATTCCCAAACAGGCAGGAGAAATCCGCATTATCGCGTGCGATATTGCCCCGGAGGGCGGTACCGGCAACGATAACTCGGTATTTACCTGCATCCGTGCTCTCCCTGAGAGCAAGGAGTATAAGGTTTCAGATACCAGCGGCGATCATATTGAGGTCAAGCAGGGATATCGCCGGCAGGTAGTCTATATGGAGCCGCAGGCAGAATTTGAAACGACAAAACAAGCCATTCGCATTAAGCAGCTGTTCGCTGACTTTGAGGCGGATTATTGCGTTTTGGATACACGAAACGCGGGTGTCGCTATTTATGACGCTCTGGCTAAAGTGCTTTATGACGTAGATCGGAATGTGGAATACGAACCTTGGACGTGTATGAACGATGATAAGCTGAAAGCTCGTATCGTAATTGCAGGCCAGAAAGAGGTAGTTTTCTCGGTTAAGGCGTCTTTGGAGCTGAACAGCAAAATTGCTGTTTCTATGCGGGATAGCTTGAATAACCGGATGATCGAACTCATGGTAAGCAACCAGGAGGGCGTTGAAGAATTGCAGCGCTTGTATCCTGAGTATGCCTCTGCCGATGTAGATACCCAACTTTTCTATGAGCGTCCTTTCCTTGAGACAGTGGCGTTGATCAATGAGATGATTGGGTTGGAGTATACTGTGCAGAACCAGACCAACCTCATTAAGATTGAGGAACGTCCAGGTGCGCGGAAAGACCGGTACACATCGGTATCCTATGGCAACTATTTCGTTTCGCTTTTGGAAGCGGATCTTTTCTCGGATAGCTCCGGGTATGAATACGTAACACTTTGTAATTAAAGGAGGTGAAGACAAGTGGCAGGAAAATCATTCTTTGGTCGGATTATGGGTCGGGATCAATCTGAAACGCAGGCCGCAGTACCTGTGTCGCAAGTAAACAGTGCGCCGCAGGACGACAAAACCTATGAGTTTAACACACGTTTGGGTTCGTCCTATTTGAACGTGGTCAACTACGGTACAAAATGTACTGCTCCGTATTCCACGGAAGAAATCACGCGAATGGCGAGAGATCCTATGCAGTATATCTCTGAGTTGCGTCAATGGGCGAAGTGGGCGTATTACTCAAACGGCACGGTGACGACAGCTATTGATAGCCTGGTAAGTCTTCACTCCCTTGATTATGTGGTGGTTGTCAAGCCCAAGAAAGCAGGAGGCTCCCGTAAAGGGTATCGTGCCAGCATGGACAAGATGACCAGCGTGCTCCGGTCGATGCGCTACAAGGAGGTTATTCGTGACGGTCTATTCCACGATGCCAATGAAGGTATGTACGTGGGATACATGGAGACGAGAACAGTACCCGTAGACGATCGACTTGCGCTGACTGATCGTGATATCCAGGGCATTACCGAGATTAACTCAGCCGGCGTCAACTGCGTTGTTATTTCTTTGCCGGTAGAATATACAAGAATCATTGGCCGCAGGAACAACTGCTACGAAGTAGCGTTTGACCTGCGGTATTTTAGTGCCATGACAGAGGAAGATTGCAAGCGTAAGCTGCAAGGTTTCCCTCGTCAGATTCAAGAAGGATGGCGCAGATATTCCAATGGAGAGTTCCCGGATGGTGCGTGCTGGCAGAGACTGGACTGGCGCAAGACGATTGTAACCAAGATTAAGAGCGGACAGAACGATCCGTACGGCGTGCCTTTTGCAGTAGCCGCGTTGGACGATATCGACTACGCCAAATACTTCATCAATACGAAACGGCGTGTGTTGGATACGGTCAATAACCAAATCTACTATGAGACTTTCCCCGAGGGAAAGGACAAGGGTACATCTGCTTTGTCTCAGCAACAGCAAGAAAACCAGCATAACACAGTTAAACAAGCGCTGACGCAACGCAGCAACACAAACGGCGTATCATTCTTCTCTTTGGCCTCTGGCACGAAGATGGATCGGCTTCCGGTCGATCTCTCCCTTTTGAATGAGGAAAACGAAAATGCCATCAAAGAGGACGTGAATGAGGACATCGGTGTGGCCGCTGCTGCTCTGAGCGGCAGTTCTACGGGTAACTATGCCACGGCCACACTGAATATGGAAATCGTTGCGAATAACGTATTCACGTGGATTGAGGCTTTGGTGGAAGAGCTGAACAAGTGCTTGAATTACAACGTGATCAGGGACGGCAGCTACCGGGTAGAGTTCCGGGTGCTTCCCATTACTTTTGTCAATCGAGAAAAACAGGTGAAGTTTTTCTCTGACCTGTATGCCCGTGGAAAGGGTAGCCTGATGGCATGGATTGCCTCTACAGGGTTTGACGTGGATGACTACCTCTCCCTTATGGATCTTGAGTTGGATGAAGACTTTGAGAACAAGTACCCTGTGCATAAGACCTCGTTCACTGTTACCGGTAAGGATGCACCTGACGGTGATGTGGACAAGAGCACCGGTGGCGATCCTCCGGTCAATCCAAGCACAGAGTCTACAAAGGCTAATAATGCCAACGCAAGCCCCTCTCCGTCAGGATAAGGAGGTGAGAGTATGTCTGAGAGAGCTTTTGCCCCTATCTATGAGATCTCCAGTGAAAATAAGATTGCCGGCAGACGACCTATCAAGGTTGTATTGCATGAGATCTTCCCTGATAACACTCGTTGGCAGGAAAACGGAATCTCATGGAAAGAGGAATATGTTCAAGCTAACCTCCATTCCGTTGTCGGAATGTCGATTGTAGCGGAATTTTTGACCGAAGATCGGGATGTTCCATACAACCACGGTATGACGGATGTGCGGGAGGAGGATAGGCTGCCTTTGTTTGAAGACGCCACTATGGTTGGACACTTCGACAAGGCGTATGTGGATGACGTAGAAATCGGAGGCGTTACTAAACGCTGCTTGGTAGCAGAAGGAACGCTGGATGAAATGCGTTATCCCAAGTTTGTTGCTTGGCTCCGCGAAAACATGGCGGACTCTGTTGTTAAGGGTTCTGTGGAAATTGTGGGTAAGCCCGAGCACGATGGCTACATTATTTACTCCGGCGGTTGGAAAGAGGAAGGTCGTGTTCCGCAGTATTACGACTACAGCGGATATGCGATTCTCAGTGTTAAACCGGCTGATGAAGCCGCCATCGTAATGGAGCTAAATAATAAAAAACTGGACAAGGAGGATGAAACAATGGACGAGAAGACCAAGAACGAGTTGATGGCGGCTGTGACTGGTGCTGTCTCTGAGGTCAACTCCAAGTGGGAGGAGTATTGGGCCAAAGTTGACACGCTTCTGGCTGAGATTAGCCAGCTGAAAGCCGACATCGCACAGAAGGAAGCTGATATCAAGCAGCTTCAGGCGGATTACGACAAGGAAGCCGCCGCAAAGTCAGCAGCCGAAGCCGGACTGACTGAGGCTAACGCCGCGAAGGAAGCGGCAGAGGCCAGCCTCGTTGAGGCTAATGCCAAAATCACCGAAATGCAGAACGCCGCTGCCGTGGCAGAGCTGAATGCTGCACTGGCTCCCTACACCGAGGAGCAGCGTGCAGTTGCCAAGGAAGATATCGACGCTTTCAACGCCAATCCCGGCAGCGTAGAGATCAACAGCATCGTTGGCAAGATCTGCACCGCCATGGTGCAGGCGGCTCGTGAGAGTCAGATTGCAGAAACCAATGCCGCCAGCCAGATTGACGTATTTGGCATGACGGATGACGCCGGCAAGAAGGAGAACACCGACCCCGCCGACGTGGACGTATTTTAAGAAAGGGATGAAAAACAATGAAGGCTAAGACGATTGGTTATTACAAGAACGTGCAGAACGTTGGCGACGTTGATGCCGCCGTCGATCTGAAGGTCGGCATGGGTGTGGTGCTGGATCGCGCCGCTCGTACTACCAACCTGCCCGCCTCTGAGGATGAGGCTAAGGCTTGCTTCCGCATTGTGAGCAATATCAACGACAAGCCCGAAATGCGCAATTTCGAGGAGACGTTGACGGTCAAGGCCGGCGAGAAGGTACGCGCCGACGACCTGACCACTGTGGCAAATCTGGAGATGGAGTTTGCCAGCTATGAGATCAGCACCGACTATGCCGGCATTTCTGTTGGCGATAAGCTGGTCTTTGGTACGGATGGCCTGCTCGCTAAGAGCGCCGACGTAACCGGTTACAAGGTATACTTCGAGGTTACGAAGAAGACCGCATACATGGGCAAGGGCGTCCTCGTCGTTGTCCGCGTGCAGTAAGAAGAGAAAGAGAGGGATAAACGATGAGCACGATTTATGAAATCAACATGAGCAACGCTCAGGCTGATGTGAATACTGGTCGTGTCAAGCAGAACTCCAAGATCGTGGAGGTATTTTCTGCTCTGAGCGCCGGTAAGCGGCCCGAGGTTGACGACAAGACTCTGGACAAGAGCGTGGCAACCATCAAAGAGCTGTCCAGCAAGGCTATCGACGGCGATAACGCCGCCCGTAGCGAGATCAACTCCATCATCCGGTTCTCTATTGAGCCGAAGCTGTTGGAGGTTGTTCGCCTGTTCGACTTCATGGGTACCTATCGCCGGATCGGTTACAACGAGGCTCCCATGATGAAGACCTACGGATACGAGAGCATTGATTCTCGGTTCCAGGCATCCAGCAGCGACGTACCCTTCGCCGCTGTGAATTGGCGTGAGTATCCGATCGGCACCCAGACCATCTCTGCCGGTTTTGCTGTTGACTACCGCGAGCTTCAGAACGGTAACTTCGACGGTAATATCCGTGAGGGTATGAACCAGGTGCAGATTGATATGCAGAACAAGATGACCTACTACGTCATGACCGTTCTGTACAACGCCCTGAAAAACGCCAAGGGTGTGAAGCACTTCGCTGAGGACAACGGCATCACCAAGACCGCCGTTGACAATATGCTCAAGTCCATGCGGCGCTATGGTAAGGTCAACATTGCCGGCGATTACAGCGTAGTGTCTCAGTTCAACGACTTCGCTGGTTTCAAGCAGTTCTCCGCCGATGAGATCCGCTACGCCAACAACATTGTTGCCGAGGAAATCCGCCAGACTGGTCTGGTAAGTATGTACAACGGTGCTTTCGTAACCGAGCTGCCCAACGCGATCAACTGGACTCAGTTGAACAAGGACGGCACCGATTATGACCTGTATATGCCCCAGGGTCTGTTGTTCTTCCTGCCTCGCGGTTCTGTGTCTCCTCTGCAGGTCTTCCTGCGTGGCGGACTGACCACCATGACCGGCGACGACATCGTAACCCGTCAGCACCTGACCCGCTTCGATATGGAGTTCGGCGCAGGCGTTGCTGAGGGCATGGAAGATCAGATCGGTCTGATCTCCGACACGAATTTTGATGCTCCCACTTTTTAAGTGAGAGATCTTTTTTTATGCCTGAATGACGGCACAAACGGGGAGGGGCACAAACCCCTCCCCTAATTTCAATCAAAGGGGAATCGTTATGAAAACGAATAATGTTCTGGTAAACAACCTTTGCTCCTGGCCTCTGGGCTTCCGGCGTCTGGCGGGGCAGGGCGATATTTCAATTCCGAGCAAAGCTCGGAATTTTCCCCTCCTCTCCGAAGAGGAGGTTCTGGCTCAGATCCAAACCGGCAACGTGATGTTTACCGGTACTGATGGTATGGGCAATCATGCCCGTATCCAGATCGTGGACGAGGCAAAGCGTAAGGAGCTATTCGGCCTGGGTGATGCCGAAGTTTCCGCGCCTATCCTCTTGAATGAGGAAAGCGTTAAGGAACTGTTGGCTATTCGCTCCAAAGCCAAGTTCAACGAGCAGCTGGAAGCTATGGTGAAAACCGACGCCGAAAAGAGAATGCTCGTGGAGCTGGCGTTCAATGTGGGCGCTGAGGACGCGGAGTCCTGGAAGGTGGACGCTCTGCGCAAGCTGGCTGAGACTGCCAAGGTCTAACCGATGAAAGGAGAAGGTGTGGATTATGGCGGACGAAAAGAAAACGACCTTTGCGGACGTTGAGCAAAAATTCCACTCCATGCCTTTGACTAAATATGAGATCCCAGAGGCATTGGAAGCAGAATGGCTATCCACAGCGGTAGCAGATTTTGAACTGAATTTGGGCTGTGACCTCGGGTATAACGAGGAGACACGCGAGTTTTCCGGCAAGTTGAAAAGCATTACCGTTCGTACTCTCGCCCAGATGATGTATGTGTCTTACCTGCAAAGGGAACTGAGTAGGGTAATGGCGCTGAACGGGATCTATGGAAAGGATGTTCAGCTAACCGGCCAAGATGCGACCAAACGTGTAACAAAACAGGAACTTGACGACCAGATCGCCAAGGTTGAAGTTTTGCTTCATCGTCAGAAAGATCCTGCGTATGGATAAGGGGGTAGCAATATGTCAGAAGAATCCAAAAGCTGGTATCGAATGACACGCCCTCTTTTCAACAGCGGGTTTGAGGATGATGAGTTTTGGGCATACGGCCAAGATGGTTTTCAGGAAGTGCTCGATTCCTTTATCGGGTCTGATGTTTTGATCTACGACAAGGCGATTGGAACTGAGCCGCAGCAGGTAAGAGCTATTGTCCAACAGAAAACCAGCGATGTGTATAACAGCACAACGGTTAGACAGATTCTTTGCAATATCGGTATCTTGAGATGTGGGCAGTACGTGAAACACGACGGGGCGTTTTGGCTGGTGAGTTCGCTGCCGGATAACAACCGCATTTATGAAAAGGCGGTACTCTGGAAGTGCAAATACTCCATCCGATTCGTCTCCCCTTTGACAGGTGAGATTGTAGAATACCCCGTATATAGCACAAACAGCACACAGTATGGCACTGGTGAGGCGGGTAAAACGCAGATGACGGTTGGTGAAGACCAGCACCTGATCTATCTGCCATACAATGAGGAAACGATTATGTTGGATACTCAGACCCGGTTCTTGATGGACAAGAACAAGGTCGATCCAACAGCCTATCGTATCACCAGAGTTGATCCGATCTCGTATGCAGTGGGCGACGAACGTGCAGAGGATGGCTTGATCCAATGGGCCGTACTGGAAGACCAATTCAATGCCGCTACCGATAACGCCGAGTTGATGGTGGCGGATTACTATACTTCTGTCCCCGGTGGGACGGAGGAAACCTCGGGAGCGAGCGTTCATATCACATTGACAGACCTGGACGGCGATTTCAAGATCGCGGGCGGAGAGACAAAGCAAATCCGTGTCCAAGTCTTGGATGAGAGCGGCGTTCCTATTGATCCACTCCAATATCGTTTGGAGTATGACTTTGCTGGCGCGGCCAGCATTGTCGATGAGACGAGCGGCGTTATCACGCTGCGGGCGTCGGATGATCCCGTATTTGTGGGAACACAAATTGAGATCAAGGCAATCCACGACGCTTCCGGCAGTGAGGCCGTTATGAAAATCCAAATTGTGAACTGGTAAGGAGGTGATGAGGGTGCCGCATTTTGATTCGATGATTCAACAGAAGATCTTGCTGAAACGAAAGCTGCTGCAAAATCAGGCGGTGGTCAATTTGCTCTGTAACGTAGGGAACAACGTGGCGGAGTTTGAGGATTTCAAAACGGGTAGTAAAAGCCCTGCGGAACCCCTCATCAAAACCCACTTTTATGTCCCTGGTACGCAAACAGATGACAAAAACTTTATCACGATGCGTAGTCGCGTGGTCTATACCGACTCGAATGTGATTAAGGAGACAGGGATTACTGTCTATATCATCTGTAACGAGCACCAGATTGACTTGCTGCAGGGTTCCAGAGCGGATCTGCTGGCAGATGAGGTGGATCGCATTTTGAACAACGGGGACAAGCCCCTGTTCGGACTGGGTGGGATCAAGCTCAGTACGGCGGATGAGGTTCAGTTCAACGAAGGATACTCCGGGTGGTCGATCCCGTACGTTACCCACGAGATGAATAGGGAGGCTGGTATCATTGATTGATCAGCTGAAATTGTTTCGTGGAGAGGGATACAAGATCAACGATAAAATCTTGATCAGGCAACCCACCTTGGAGGAAATCGTAGATTTTGGCGAGCAGCGGTATTTCGGACTGGTACGTACTATCTGTTCGACACCCGCTGATCGAAAAGTCGAAATCTGGGACAAACTTCATGTCTTCTGGGAAAAGATAGACGAATACGACCTTTTCATATCCCTTTTTCAGACGCTTCAAAAATCTGAGGTGTCTATCCTTTTTGGGGATATGGACTTCACGACCTTTAAGCTCGGTACACAAACAGGTCTCCCAGACCTTGTACTGAAGAATAAAGATCAAGTGGTGATCGACCGAGCTATTCATAAGCTCATGACTGACTATCTCCGTCAAATCCATAAGCTGAAAAAGAATGTGGATACGGGATTTAACGACGCCACGAGAAAAATCATGATTGAGGATGATAGGGATGAAATGGCGCTGCAAATGCAGAAGCCTTTTCAATCATTACTGCTACCTCTTATCTCTTCTTTGACAAACTGCCCGGAATTTAAGTACCGATGGGATGACGTATGGACGTTGCCCATCGGTGTTTTTATGGACAGCGTGGAGCGTGTTCAGAAGCATAAGAGCTACAACTTCGTAATGCAAGGCATTTACAGCGGTTGTGTGGATATGAAGAAGCTCGACAAAAAGGAACTGCATTGGATGGGGGATCTGAAATGATCCCGAAAAAACACAGAAAGGACGATGAATACCATGTTTAACGCAACTCAATTTGTCATCGACAAGGTACGTCGGATCACTCAGATCAACCTGGCAACGGGTTTGGTGGACTTCACCGGTACGAGCGTGGAGAGTCCCCAGATCGAGTTCACCGGCGAGTCTACCGACAAGACTGACGCTCAGGGCGTTCTGCTCGCCCGTTTCGACACCGCTAAGGGTGTGAACTTCTCTGGTGAGCTGTCTCTGCTGAACCTGAACCTGATGGGCGCACAGCTCGGATCTGAGGTACAGGTGGCCGATAGCTCTAAGAAGGTCAAGGGTGCCGACTTTGCTATCCTCACCGTGACGGACAACGAGGGCACCAAGACCGCTACGCTGAAGCACGCGCCCACTTCTACCCCCGCTGCCGTGTACACCATGAGCGAAGACAAGAACATCAGCGGCATGATCGAGGTCGGCGTTGATGAGGGTAACGCCAAGATCGAGGGCAAGGTTATCACTCTGCCTGCTTCCTTCGTCGGAACCACTGTTGGTGTGTTCTATGAGTACGAGACGGATTCTGCCGTCAAGCTGGTGGACAGCGCCGAGAGCTTTGCCGAGGCCGCGATGTATGTCGTGGACATTCTGGCTGCTGACGTGTGCAACCCGTCTGTCAAGCGTGCCGGTAAGATTGTCTTCCCCAAGGCCAAGATCGACAACAACTTTACGGTCAACCTGACCACGGAAGGTACGCACCCCTTCTCCTTCACTGCTCTGAAGGATTACTGCGCTGACGACGCGGAGCTGTGCTACATCCTCTTTGAGGAGTAAGGCGGTTTACCATGATTCGGAATTGCAAGGTGTGCGGCGCTTCGTACAAAACCTGCTATTCCTGTGAGAAAGAGCGGAGCTGGAGGCTTCATACTGACACCCCTGAGCACTACTACATTTGGACGGTGCTCATGGGGTATCAGGCCAACCACGATGCGAAACAGGCATATAGCGCTCTTCGGAAACGCGGCATCGACCTTCGTAATACGGCAGAATATACGCCGAGTGTGCAAGCACTGCTGGCGGAAATCTATGCTTTGGCGCACGAAAACAGTAGGGCGAAGAAAGCAGTAGTCGAAGCGGAGGGAGCCAAGGCCGAAGAACAGGTGAATAACGAGGCTGAGTCGCAGCAGGAGTAATGGGAAGGAGGGCTTCGGCCCTCCTTTTCAGACTCATAAAGAAAGGTGGTGAGACGGGTGAAAATCTTGGCCGTTGACCAGGCCAGACACGGCGCATGGGCGGTTTATGACTATGAGGGAAAGAAACTGCTGGACTATGGGACGTGGGGCTTTGATAGCAAGAACTATACATTCGAGCAGGCAATTTTGCACATTGAGGCTTTGCTTGGTGAGGTGATCCGAACGCACGACATTGATGCGGTGTTTTTGGAGGACATTCAGCTTAGAAAGAATGTTCAATCTTTCAAAAAACTGGCTCAACTACAGGGCGTACTCGTGAATATGTGTGAAAAAACGAATATTTTGTACAATTTGGTAGCACCCACACAATGGCAAAATTACTGCAAAGCAAGAGGTAGGACGACAAAGGAGATTAAGTCAAAGATCACATCTGTCGAACCTACGGGCAAAAAGACATCAAAAATCCTATCGCTGCAAGCTGCAAGGGATATTTATGGGATCGTTACTGAAAATGACAACTTGGCGGACGCCGTGATGATTGGGCATTACGTCGTAAACAATATCAAAATCGGAAGCGAGGATGACTTCAATGAAAAAGAACGAGATGACTAAGAAGCTCATGGAGGAGTTTAACGAGGATTTTATCGACGTGGGGGGGGTATTAGACACCACGTTGCCTGATCCCACTATGGTGGAATATTATCGCCGGTTGAAAAAGCGCGAGATTCTTTGGAATGACGATATTAGCGACGCCACTATTGATATCGCTTTGTATATCAAAAAGTGGAACGCCGAGGATAAGGGGATTGCGCCGGAAGAGCGTAAGCCCATCAAAATCTTCATCAATTCGGATGGCGGTAGCGTGGACACGGTGCTCCACATCATCGACATGATTCACCTGTCCAAGACACCGATTTACACGATCGGTATGGGCCGAGTGTACAGCGCTGGCGGACTTCTGCTGATGGCCGGCCATAAGCGCTATGTCTTTCCTCACACCAGTTGTCTCATTCATGATGGATCTTCCGGTGCGATCGGAAGCATTGGCAAAATGTTGGACAACTTGGAGTTTACCAAGGAATTGGAAAAACGCATGAAGGAGTACATCTTGTCCAGCACCCGAATCACGGAGGAAGTCTACGACCAGAACTATCGCCGTGACTGGTTCTTGTTTAGTGAAGAAATGATCGCGTTGGGTATTGCCGACGAGATCGTAACTGACATTGATACCATTCTTTGATAGGAGTGAAGAAGATATGGCAAAGAAAAATACCAGCGCGGAAATCTATGATGTCCCCGCTACCCTGCAGGAGCATCCTTTTTATGGACTGAGACTGGATGAATACCAGAAAGTTTTTCGGGATGCTATTTGGGACACGGAGAAGCTGATTGTGTTTTGCAATGCTAAAGCTGGCACCGGCAAGACGCTGATTGCTACGGCCACAGCCAATTTGCTTTATCAATACGGACGGTGCAATGGTATCGTCTATATTGCCTCGCCTACCCAGGAGCAGAAGCAGGGATATTTGAAGGGCACGATCGAGGAAAAATCCGAGCCGTATTTTGAGCCATTTTATGAAGCATTGGAAAAAATCGGTGTTAATCGCAATACTGCATTTTACGATGGTGCAGTCAATGAGAAGTATCAAACCGCATATATCCAGTGCGCCACGCACACGTTTCTGCGTGGTACCAACTTTGAGAACAAAGTGGTAATCATCGACGAGGCGCAGAACTATTACTTTGACGAGTTGAAGAAGGTTCTGACTCGTTTACATGACAGTTGCAAAATCATCGTAATCGGTCATGAGGGGCAGAATGATTTGTTCGACCACCCGGAGCGCTCCGGTTTTGTCCCCTATCTGAACTGGTTTGCAGGTGATGACCGGACGGCGGTATGCCGACTGGTAGAAAATCATCGCGGCTGGATCAGTCAACACGCCGACGAACTAACGTTCCGTGCGGCAATGAATCTTGTGGAGGATCAATAACATGAAGAAAATCGCTGTAAATACGGTGAAAGCCTTTCTGAAAGAGAACAAGAAGGAAGATGCTTACACCCAGGCGTTTACTGTGGGAGACAGCTCTTTTGAGGTGTCATTCCATACAGCTCTGACTATCGCAGAGAAGAGCACCTTTCTGAATCGTGTGGTTTCTGGATGTTTCGATGCGACGGGCAAGTTCCGCCCTGAGTATGTCTCGCCTATGCTGCGAGCCACCATTCTCCAGATGTGTACCAATATCCCGGCCATGACGCTCAAAAACGAGACAGATAAAGCAGGTGCTCCCGCTCTGGATGTGGATGCCATGAATGAGCTGTATCTGGCTATGGACTTGGATCACGTTCAGGACGCCGGATATCAGGATATGCTGAATGAGATGGTTCCCCTGTGCGGGCAGGCTATCGACTGGAAAAAGAGCAGCATTCTTGCCGATCATGGTACGGATACAGCCCTCCGCGATCTGCTGGAGGGATTGGCCGATAAGGTGAAGGATATCGACACGGAATCGCTCATGCAGTATGCCGGTATCCTTTCCGAGGGTACCAAAGGACTGGGCGAAGGTGGTATCCTGCAAGGTCTACTGAACGCAAGAAAGGCGTAAGCAACAAAGAAAATTATTGAGTGGGAGGTGGCGGCATGAACATTCGGGAAGCGCTTGAAAAGGCAAACAAGCAGCTTATGGCAAAGATCGACGACGCAATGACAAAAGAAGTCTTTGAGGAAGTCCAGGATGAAGAAGCCGCCACCATCTACTCTGAGGTGTACAAGGTCTATACCCCTCGGATGTACCGTCGCCGTGGAGAATACGGCGGATTGGGAGATCCCTACAACATTGAAATCCGAGGCGGAGCAGCAAAGGGCGGCGTGATGGTCGTGGTCAATATGACCGAACCGAATCCGGGTGGCTGTACGAACGACGATCAGGTAACGACTGGTAAAAATCTACCCGAGCTGGTGGAATTTGGAGACGGTTATAAATTCTATCACTATGATTTTCCCAGCCGTAGGCGCTATATGGAGCCTCGTCCTTTTACTGCAAAAACCATTGAGCACCTGAAAGAAAGCCGCGCTCATGTAAATGCTTTGAAAGCTGGGCTGAGACGACAGGGGATCAATGTGAAATGAAATTTAACAGAAAAAGGTGGTGAGAGATGTGGACGAAGATCTGAAAATTGTATTGACCAGTGAGCTGGAGGCTGATGAAGAGGCTTCCGCACAACGTATTTCTGCGCAACTTCCCAACATTGCAAAGCTGATCAATTCCAAAAGCAGCATCAAGGTTGGTGTAACTCTGGACGAAGCTGGTATTCAGTCTCAAACTCAGCGGATTACTCAGCAAATCGCCAGAGCGACAAAATCCCAAAGCGTTGGTGTTTCTTTGAGCTTGGATCAAAGCTCTGTCAACAAGATTAAGACTGAGCTTAATAATTTGAAGGTCAGCCCCGACATCTCTCGTGCCATGACTGATCAACTGGATCAAATGGGTATCCAGATTGACCGAATCACTGGCCGCTGGGAGGCGGTGAACGGTGAAGAGGAGCGTATGCTGAATCTGACCATTCAGGGTACGGATCAGATGCAGAGAACCGTCACGTATCTGCAAACCTATAATGCGGAGACGGGCGAAATCAATACCCATTTGACCAATGTGACTGCAAATCTGGAGCGTCAGCGCAGAGAGCAGGAGCAGGTGGCGGCTCAGGCCAAGAAGGACAATGAATCAAGGGTTTCATACTTGAATCGACAAAAGGCTCTTTTGGCTGACATTCAAGCCGCCTATGTCGGTCAAACTTCTGTAAAGCCGATTACGGATAGCGCTCATTTGACAGCGCTGAACGATACTTATGCCGCAGTCAATGCACAGATTGAGACCATGATCGCTACCGAAGGGCGGCTGGATAATGTTCAACGCTCTAATCTGGAAGCTCAGATTTCTGGCTTGCAGCGTTTGGTCAAAGAGTACCAGAACGCCGAGTATGTAGCAACCAAGCTGAGAACAAAGGACATCGGTTCTATCAAGGCCGATCAGCTTTCCGGACTGGAAGCCTTGGAGAAACGACTGGAATCTGCCGGAACACTGACCGACACGTTCAAGAGCAAGATCGACGGATTGAAGAAAACTTTGCAAGGCGTCGGCACCAAAGATCAGTTGGTAGCTTTCCTCAACAGTTTTGACCAGCTGAACAATGATGTGGCTGTCTTCCAGGAGCGCCTGCGTGGTGCGAACAAGATCTATACTCAGTTGATTTCTCTGGACAAGCAGATTACCTCTGTTCAGTCTTCTATGACAAAGCTGAATACCAGCGACGATAAAAACAAGTTGCTGGCTTTGCAAGGTCAACTGTCTGTGCTGAATAATCAGCGGGCGGCTCTGGAGGCACAGCTGGTTCCCTATGCTGATATTATTCAATATGCGAAGCAGGCGACGGCTCTTGAACAGAGCCGTCTTTTGAATGGTACCCAACTGGTTTATACCCAGATGGAGCTGGCTGACAAAGCGCGAGATTACGATGTCGCAATGCAGAGTATCCCGTCTACCATTGCTGATTTGCAGACGAAGTTTAGCCAGGTGGTGGCCCCCACAGAAAATCTCGTGCAGAAAATGAGACTGCTTCGGGAGACAGCGGCACAGTATGGCGCTGATATGGGGGATAGGGAGAAGGTTGCGACATATGAGCGGCTGCAATCTCTGATTGGTGCTTGCAGTAAGGAAATGTCTGAACTTCTCCGCGTCCAGCGTGGTGATGTCAACGACTTCAAGTTTACTCAAAACTTGGAGAAAGCAAAGGCGGATTTGGAAACGGTTGGAAGAACGTGGAGTGCATTGAAGCAAGATCCCGGTCTTAATGCGCAATTCCAACAGCTGAGTGAAAACCTCAAGCGCGTTGACAATCAGATGGATCTGAGAAAATGGACGGCGCAATTTAGCACGTTCAAATCTGAGGTCAAGGCTGCTGGAAAGAATATGCAGTCTTTGGGCGACATTTTGAAGAACAACGTAGGTAAGGTACTCCAGTGGGTATCTGCTACTACGCTTCTCTTCCGTGCGTTCCGGCTGCTGAGATCTGCACTTACTACGATCGTTGATCTGGATACGGCCATGATTGACCTGCAAAAGGTCACGACCGCGACCAGAGAGGAGTATGACCGTTTCTATCAGAGTGCCAATGACACAGCCAAAGCGCTGGGTGTAACCACTGAGGAAGTTATTTCCCAGACGGCGGAATGGGCACGACTGGGCTATGCCATGCAAGACGCCGCAAAGCTGGCAGAAAACTCTGCTATCTTTGAAGCTATCTCTCCCGACATGGATATTACCCAGGCGACAGACGGCCTGGTAAGTATCATCAAGGCTTACGACCTCGAAGTTGAAGACTCTTTGGATGGTATTATCTCCAAGGTCAACGAAGTGGGTAATAAGTTCGCCGTGTCCAACGGTGATATTGTGGAAGCTATGACCCGTAGCTCTGCTGCTATGGCTGCTGCAAACAATACATTTGAGGAAACGGTGGCTCTGGCGACCGCCGCTATCGAAATCACAAGAGATGCGGCGACGGTTGGTAACGGTCTGAAAACCTTGTCAATGCGTATCCGTGGCTATGATGAGGAGACGGAGGAATACTCCGCAGACGTGGCCGAATTGACCGGTACGATTGCCGATCTCACTAAGGTCGCAAGCAATAATAACCGGGGTATCAGTTTGTTTGAGGCGGACGATCCCGAGACTTATCGTTCTACCTATGACATTCTGTCCGATATTGCGGATATCTGGGATGAGCTGACCGATAAGAATAGAGCTAACCTTTTGGAGGCTCTGTTTGGTAAACGGCAGGCTCAGATTGGTGCCGCGATTTTGTCCAACTTTGATCAGGCGCGTAGTGCCATCGTAAAGATGGAAGAGAGTGCCGGCAGCGCAGGACGCGAGATGGACAAGATTACGCAATCGTTGGATTATAAGCTGAATGCACTGAAAGAAACATGGGTTGGTGTGGCTCAGAACCTGTTCCAGACCGACGATATGAAGCTCGTTGTTGATGCTTTGAACCTTGTTTCCAACGGGATTGACCAGCTGACGGAGAAGCTGGGATTGTTTGGTACAATCGGTCTTGTTGGTGCGATTGCGTTGATTTATAAATTCCGCGCCGAAATGAATATGCTCCAGAGCACTGTCCTTCCGGTGACAGAGGCTATCAGAGCGTCTGGCGTGGTTATGGACGGTAGCGCCACAAGTGTACAGTATTATGCTACTAAGCTGATGGGACTTGATAAGTCTCAGCGTGCGGCAGCAATGAGCGCACTTGGGCTGACTGCGGAGCAGAAGAAGCAGGTCATGACAATGACCAGTCTGATTGCTTCTGCACAAAGATACACGATCCAAGAGTTGGCGGAAAAGGCTGCTACGGATAAAACGACTGCTGCTACGCTTGCCAAGAATATGGCGAAAGCTACTGAGAAGCGGACGACCGAGCAAATTACCGCCGCAATGATGACCGAGATCCTAAACTCCAAGAAACTGACGGCTGCTCAGAAGGAAGCAATCGTTGCTGCTCTGCAACAGACCGCAGCGAATGAGAAGCAGGCATTTTCTTGGAAGGTTGTCGGTGCCAACGCCAAGGCTGCATTTGCGGCGATGGCGACTAACCCCATGACATGGATTACCCTGGCAGTTACTGCTGTCATGGCCTTGGCTCAGGTATGGCAAAGCGTAAAGCAACGGGCGGAAGAAGCTCGTCAGTCTATGACTGAGGCTGCGGAGGCCGCTAACGATCAGCGCAATTCGCTTGCCGATCTGATTGCAGAGTATAAAGAGCTGGCAACTGCCGGCGACTTCGATTCTTCTGCCAGAGAGACGGCGAAGCGTATCCAGAAAGACATTACGGATCTGGTTGGGGCGCAAGCTGATAATCTTGATCTGGTTAATGGTAAGCTGGATGACGAGATCAAGAAGCTCGACGATATTAGGCTGCAAACAGCGTATGACGCCAGAGATACTTTGGATACCAAGTACCGCGACGCAATGTCACGATATAACCAAGGTATCAACGCTGAGGGTTCTGGAACGAATTTCCTTGGCGTTGTCCCTGATGCAGGTAGCATTGACCAGATTTTGCAAAAGATCGGTTATGTCAATGATGCGTGGGAAAATGTCAACGGCCAAATCAGTATCAGTTATGCGCTGTCTGGAAAGAACGCAGAAGAAGTTCTGGCAATGTACAAAGAGCTTCAGCATTTGCTTCTGAACAATGATAGTTGGCAAAGTATGGCTGATGATCCTTGGACAGGTTGGATTGGGATTTCGTCCCAAGATATCCTCAATAACGTCCAGCAGCAGATTGAGTTTTATCAGGAACTCGTAGACGATTACAACTCCGCCCAAGAGAACTTCCTCAAAAATGAGGCAGTCATTGACCTTGGAGAGACGCTGAAAACTACTGATATCAATTCTCAGGAGGCTTTCGACGGATATATCCAAGGGATCAAGGATAGCACGGAGTATTCTGAGGCATATAAGAAGATCCTTTTGGAGCTTGCCAACGATACCTTCCCGGAGTTCAGCGGAGCAATGCGGCAGGCCACGAACAACGGTGGTGCTTCGGTATATATCGCACAGCTGGAAAAGCTGACCGATGTTATTTCGGGGTTGCAGTCTTCGTATGATGCTTTGGCATCTGCCGAAAGTGATATGGCCGGTGGCGGCGGATTGTCTGCTGAAACCATTGAGTCCCTTGCCGGCGCTGAGGAAAAATATCTGGACTACCTCTATGAGGAGAACGGCGTCGTAAAGCTCAACACGGCGGCATGGAAAGAAAACGCCAATGCTAAAATGCAGGGCGAGATGAACGAGATCCAAAAGGAGATCGACTCGCTTCAAGAGCGTAACGCCGCTCTGCAAGAGAGCATTAAGTATTACGAGGAGCAGCGTAGCCTTGGCAATGATGGTGGTCTGTGGTCGGGCATGATCGGCAACGCCACAGAGGAAATCAAGAAAAACAACGAGGCGATTACTGAAAACCAGGGCAAGTTGGCGATCTACAGCAGTTTGTACGGTTCAATCACCGGAGATCTGGACGCATATACTTCTGCCTTGCAAAACTTCTCGAATGTTGCAACGACCATTGATACCATTTCTGGTTCCTTCCAGACGCTTGCGGATTTGCAGGCTGAGGTAGCCAACGGGTTTACCATGTCGTTGGATAAGGCTTTGGAGTTCGCCAAGGTCTATCCTGAGATCATGAACAATGCCCAAGTAGCGGCTGATGGTCAGATTATCCTTAACGAGGGCGTAGTAAACTCTTTCATTCAAGGCAAAAAAGCTGAATTGGATGCTCAGATTGATGGGCAAATCGCCCAGCTGGAAGCTGAAAAGGCAGTCTTGCAGGCCAAGATGGAAGCAGCTCAGACGCAGCTTGACCTTGCCAAAGCGGTTGCTGAGGGTGAGGGAGACATCTCAAAAGAGCTGGCGGAGTATCGGATCAATGCCGGTAACGCCGTTGCTCAGGCTTTGATTGATGCTGGCGTTGATGAAGCGACTGCGTTTAAGCTGGCGGCTGCTGCTATGGCTCAGAACGCGGAAGAGTTCAACCGGGTAGCGGCTGAGGTCTGCACGGATGTAAATGGCAACTTTAATCAAGCTGCCTATGATCTGGCGCAGACGATGTACAACAACTTGACCAACGTAAAGACGGATCTTGCTTCTGTCGCAAAGCAGGCACACCAGACGGCTAAGGCTATTGCTGGTGTTGCAAGCGGTGCAGTAGCTGGATCGGCTGACGTACAAGGTGGGTCTGGTGGTGGTACTGGCGGTAGTGGCATTAAGCTCAACCTGACAAGCGGTAGCTTTAAGGGGACAGAATATTCCTACACCGCTAAGGAAAGCAATCTGGAGGACTTTATTTCCCAGATTGAACTGGATGTTTCCAAGTACCAAGACGCGATCAGCCAGATTGATGGACAAATCGCGGCTTTGCAGGCGTTGAAAAATACGCCTTTGAAGAATTTCAAGAGCGATACGAAGTCAGGTAGCAGCTCTAAGAAAGATGTCGAAGAGTATGTCGCTACCATTGACGACTATCGAGAGGCGGTTGAACGGCTGCGCAAGGCACAAGAGGCCAGAGCGGAGCTTGAAACCAAAATTGACAACTCTGACGATTTGAGAGAGAAAATCCTTTTGGAGCGTCAGTTGATCGGTGCCTATCAGCGTGAGCAAGAGGCGCTGCAAAATCTGAATGACCAAAGGGAAAGCACGATCTCTTCCGGCGTTAAGGCGCTGCGAGATCTGGGGTTCGAGGTGCAGTATAACGCTGATGCCAATGAACTCTGGATCGCAAACATGGAGCACCTGAATGAGCTGGTGGCCGATAGTAAGGGTGGATACGACACTCTGCAGGAAGCCACAAATGGTTTGAGGAAGGAAACTGAGGATCTTATCAATTCTCTGACGGACTTGAACGAGGAAAATCGTGACGGTTCGGAAAGTTGGAAAGAACTTGGACAGGATATCAAGGAAGCCCGTAAGCAGATTATGGAGCTTCTGGATGGTATCGTTGAAGAGGCTTCCGACGCGGTTGATACTATCCAAAATGTTTACGACACACTCCATGACGCGGCGGACGAGTATGCCCAGAGCGGGTTTATTACCGTAGATACTTTGCAGAGTATCATCGGGCTTGGTCAGAAGTACGTAGCGTACCTGATTGATGAGAATGGGCAGCTTGTCATCAACGAAGAGCGCATCCAAGCGGTTATTGCCGCACGGACGCAGCAGATGGCTATTGAGAGTTCTTTGGCCTATGTAGAAGCGCTTCGTATGGCAAAGTCTGAGGGCGATATCGCAACTCTGAATAATTTGCTGTATGCAACCGAACAGGCTACTAACGCAACTTGGGGATTGGTCTATGCAAATCTGGCTTTGGCCGGACTGGATGAAGATCAGTACCAAGCGGCGTTGCGGAATATCAATGCAATTCGGGCTATGGCGGACAGCGCCGTGCAGAGCATTGGTAAAACCGTGGGTGGCGTGACGGACGAGTTGGAGGAGATGCAGAACGGATTGAACGACATCCTCGATTATGTAATGGATATGCTGAAACAGCGTATCCAGGATCAGATCGACGGATTGGAGGACATGAAGGATGCGTACTCTGAAATTATCGACCTGAAGAAGCAGTCATTGGAGGCCAGCAAAGACGAGGCAGATCACCAGAAGTCCATGGCATCTAAAATGCGTGAGATTGCGAAACTGCAAGCCCGTATTGATATGCTTTCTCTGGATGACAGCCGCGAAGCTCAGGCTGAAAAAGCTGCGTTGCTCGAAGAGCTGAGTGAGCTTCAGTCTGATTTGGCCGACGAACAGGCGGACAGAACACTGGAGGCTCAGGAGGACGCTCTGGATAAGATGGAAGAGTCCTATCATGACGAGAAGGATAGGGAAATTGAGATCCTGGAAGACAGTATCTCTTCTTATCAGAAGCTCTATGATATGGCAATCTCCTACATCGAGTCTCACTGGGATACGCTGTATAGCGAGCTGATCAGTTGGAACACGCAGTATGGCGATGTGCTGAACAGTGATATTGCGAATGCTTGGGATAATTGCTTGGCTGCTGCACAACGGTATGGAAGTTATGTGTCTGCTCTGGGAAGTATCGGAGGAGATATCCAGGCCGCGCAGTCCAGCGGAGCGAATTTCCAAGTTGGGAATGCTACCTACGACAATAGTTCCAGCGACGAAGACATGATCCATGCGATTATCAAAGAGATGTATGCAAACAGCAAGCAGCACGCTTATGAAGATGCTGCCGGCAAGCTCTATCTGAACCGGCGTAATCTTGAGCTTGGCGCACAGCTGGCGCAGTATGGCATTACTGCGGTGCGCGGCAGCGACGGTGTTTGGTACGTAGATCGCGTGGGTGGGCAACTGCTGTACGATAAGTACAGAAAGTACACCTATCATGAGGGTGGCATTGTCGGCGGAGGAGATATCAAGTCTAACGAACAACTCTCTCTGCTGAAAACCAAAGAGTGGGTATTGAGCGAACAGATGGTGGACAATCTGACCACACAGATGGATCGTATCAATATGCTCTCTGACGCAATGAGTGATCTGCCGGATTATGCTGGCAAGTCTACTTTGTCTGATGTGATGAAGTGGGTAGGCGGCAGTAAGACGGTAAACACTATCACCAACAACAGCAGACCCATTGAGGTGCAGATTGGCGATACGATCATTCATGGTGCTGACCAGTCTACGGTTGAGAAGCATATCAAGGTTACACGCGATATGGTCAATCAGATTGGACGGCTCATTGGAATCGGGAGATAAGATTGGGACGCCCAATTTCGGGCGTCCCTTTCATATAGCAAGGAAGGGAAGACAATGTTCAAAAGCTATGAATTTACCTATGCTGGTATGCCCGCTTCCATGTTCGGTATGTACATTGCGGATATGTCCAGCAATAAACATAGTGCCAATAGTTTTGGCAATAAAGCAAATCTGGTGGAGACGCGGCTGGCAAATCGTGTTGCGCCGATCCACTATGGTGTGCGATATAACGATACCCCGTTGAGCTTCACGTTGATTTTCGGAGCAGATCATAAGTTGGATCGCTATGAAATGCAGGCGGTTTCAAAATGGCTGACAGGGTATCAGGAGTACCAATGGCTCAGTATTGATCAGCCGGATATGGAGCATATTCAATTCCGGTGTCTCGTTCAGGAACTGACGCCTATTCATCTCAGCTGGGTACCTATGGCGTTTGAAGCTAAAATCATCTGCGACTGCCCATATGGATATAGCTATCCATTTGCGAAGACCTATCAAATCAGCGGGGAAACAGCGGTGCGGTTTTACAACGACAGTACCTGCATGGAAAAGTTGCGCCCGGAAATGTTGGTCACTCTTGCTGCCGGCTGTACCAGTTTTGCAGTAAAGAACAAGACGACCGGAGCAGAAATGCGGTTTGATAATTTGCCGGGAGGCAGTTTGTCTATCCGTGTTGACAATGAGAACCAAGTAGTTACAGAGGATGTGTCTGGCTACGATCTTTATGAACACTTCAATTTTGTGTTTTTGGAGTTGGAACCCGGAGACAATGAATTGGTATTCACTGGAACTGGGAGTGTAACGATCAGCGGTCGATACCTTTATAACGTCGGAGCATAAGAAAGGAGGCCAGAGGTGTATCTGGATTATTCTAAATTGGAAGCCAGCCAGATTAAGCAGCCTGCTTTGCGGTTGCAGACTCTGGCCGGTAAAGAGCTTGGGGTTATCCCTTGGGTCAGCAACCTTAATTTTGAATTGAACTATGCGGATGTAAGCCGCGTTGAGTTCGATGTTCCTCGGCATTCCGATGGGAAAATCAATCCGGTTTATCGTTTGCTGACCAGCTACAAAATGCTGTTTACCGAACAGCTTGGTATCTACATTCTTCAGAGGCCGGCTACATCAGGTGACGGTGTATCTGAGGTAAAGCATATTACCGGATACTCTATTGAGCAGCTTTTTGAGAAAAAGAAACTCTATTTGGAAGAAGGAACGTATAACTTCTGGAATCCCGTTCAGCCGGAGGATACTATTCTGGGCCGTATTCTGGAATTGGATACGACATGGAGTATTGGGTATGTTGACCCCAAGCTGATTGGATGTTATCGCACCTTTGACGAGTACGATAGCGACGCCTTGAGTTTTTGCTATGGCAGCGCCATGGAGAAGTATAACTGCACGATTGTGTTTGACGTGTACGCCAGGACAATTAGTGCTTACGACGCGGGGAAAAGCCGTGGAACCGTGCCTATCTATCTGAGTTATCAGAATTTGGTGGACGCGGTTGATCTGGAAGAGCTTACCGATGATATGGTGACAAAGCTCCATCTGTATGGATCGGACGACCTGAGTATTCGGGATGTAAACCCGATCGGCACAGACTACATGGTAAACCTGTCATACTTCATTTCCAACGGCGATTTTGATGTGATCGCCGAGGGCAGTACAGTTACTTTGGCCGAGCGCGTCAAGAGCTGGAATGCTGCAATTAAAAGCAACCAAACTCACTACACCAATCTGGTAGCAGCGCGGGCATCCAGAACTGCCCAAAGGCTGGCGGAGGAAGCGACACTCGCTTCGCTGAAAGTCGATTTGGAAGTCTTGACTACGCAACAAAGCGTAATTATCCAGACAATGGCTCTGGAATCCACTGCCGCTGGAAAGGCAAGTCAACAGCAACAGCTGACAGAGATCAATGAGAAAATCTCTGCAAAGAACTCTGAGATTGAGGCGCAAGAAGCAGTGATTGCGAATTTGCAGGCAGAGATTGATCGGTATACCACTGATATTCAGGGGGTTATAGAGCAGCTGTCTATTTCCAAGTATTTCACAAAGGCTGAACAAAAAATCCTCAACCACTATTTGATTGAGGGCGAAGCGGCAGAAGAAACTTTCGTTGCGACCGATGTAGATACATCGGCTTCCGGTGCCATCTCCACAATGCAGGGGAAGGTTATATTGACCGGGGCTGATATTGCACAGGCAAGTCTTAACGGTAAAAGTATGTATGCTATTGCGGGCGGCGTTTTGAAAATTGCCAGCGCAAAGCTGACGGCAGACATTGTGCGTGGTACTTTGGAGGTCAACCCAAGTACAAACGAATATGTACTGACGGTGTACATGGGATCTACGACGTTTGATGAACATAGCTTCCCGAGCGGACTTGTTACTGCATCCGGCACACTTTCTCAGTTCAGCAGTGATATTTCTCCTGTTTCTCAGGATGGGGTAACGGAGAACAAAGGCACCCAGATTTCTTTTGAGGCGGGCACATCCAAGCTGTTTTTCACAGTAAATGTGAATGAGTATCAAAAGTATTCTGTGGCGCAAGAGCTGTACGCATTTGGCGAAGAGCTTTTGGATGAATGGGCATGGCCTGTTTACGAGTTTTCCATTGATACGGCTAACTTTTTGTTCCAGAAAGAATTTGAGCCGTTTAAGAATAAATTGGAGTTCGGCAAGAGCATTTATCTGAACGTCGGTGATAATGGTGTGATTGAGCCGAAGCTGATCGGGGTAGCTTTGGACTTTGAGAATCCCGAGAAGTTGACATTGACCTTTTCTAACCGTTTCCAAAAACGTGACGTAGTTGCGAATTGGCTGAGTGAGGTCAATAAGGTCAGTGCGTCCAGCCGCAGTTTTGATACCAGCAAATACCTCTACAACAGAACTGCGAATAAGACTACTCAGGTTTCGCAGTTTATGGAGAACGCCTTGAATGCGGCAGTAAACACCATTATTGGCGCAAGCAATCAGAGCGTTGTGATCAATGGTGCCGGTATCCAAGTGGGCGGTGACAGTAAGTACCAACTGCGTATCGTGGACAACATGATTGCCATGACTGACGATGGCTGGAAGACTGCTAAACTGGGTGTCGGTCGGTTTTACTCCGATGCGAAAACAGGTCTCAAAGATGATAAGGGTAACGATATCCTGATTGGAGAGACATGGGGTATCAATACGGAACTGCTTGCGGGTAGTCTCATTATTGGTAACAACCTCGTCTTGGAGAACGCCAACGATAACGGCGTAATGCAATTCAAGGTGGACGCCACCGGAGCGTGGTTGTATAACGCCTCGTACATTATGCAGCATGACGACGGTGGCCTGATGATCTTCGATCCGAAGTATGGTATCGTGGCCGGCAATAAGCTCCTGTTCAATACCAACGGTACAACCGTAACCCCGGAGTTTATTGACGATTGGGGCGATATCAAGTTCGATGCGGACGGTATGCCTGAGAACGCAAACTTCTATCTGGATCTTCGGGATGGCAGCGCTTATTTCCGAGGAAGAATCAAGGCCGACTCCGGTTCGATTGGCGGATGGAAACTGGCCGAGAATGAGCTTCATTGTGGATCAAACTCTACTTTTGTCGCCCTCAACTCTTCCAAGGATACCAATTCGCTGTATGCGATTTGGGCGGGTGCTACAAAGCCTGAGAATGCGAAGTTCTGGGTAAAGCGAGACGGCACACTGCACGCAAGAGATGGCGAGTTTAGCGGTACGCTCTCTGCCTCAAGACTGAGCGGAAACCTGACTGCCGATCCAGAATCTGGCGGATGGCTGAAAGGCTGCGGTATTGATGTAAATAACGGCGCGTTCTATGTTGATCCGTCCGGTAATGTCACTATGAAGGGCAGCATCAATATGGCAGACGGCAGCATTACTTGGGGTAGCGGCAACAGCCCGTGCCTGGTGTTGTATTGCAGTATTGCCGCCTCACCTCCTACTGGGTCATATAACTCGTATCCGTCCAAGGGAAGCACCAGTTGGCACAAGTCTATCAATGACGGAGACCTCTATGCTTCTTATACCTACGATGGCGGAGCAACCTGGACTTCGGGGATCAAGATTCGCGGTGAAGACGGCCAGGATGGTAAGGACGGCCAGGATGGTATGGACGGAAGCGATGCAACCGTCAATGAACGAAACGTTTTTAACGTTTTGACAAATGGCGGTACAAAGTTTGGTGTCTTTAGTGACTCTTCGTCAAACCGACTGTACATCAACGCGAATTACATTCGCGCCGGCGAAATTGACGCTGATTTGATTACCCTTGGTAGCGATTACGGCGGGTTCTGTTGTGCGAGAGGAAGCGATGGTGTCAGCACGACTTATGGTGCAAAGATGTACGGAAGTGATGATGAGTTCTACTTCATTGCGACCAATAAGGGAGTACGTATGCAAGCCCCGGATCATGGCCTAACGATCACCAATAACGGCTTGTTTGCGGATGAAGAAATCTCAGTCGGTTCTGACAGGAGATTGAAACAAGCAATCGAATATCAGATGGACAAGTATGAGGAGTTCTTCATGCGGTTGAAACCTGCTCGCTATCAGCTCAAATCCGGTGCTTCTGGGAGACTTCATACTGGATTTATCGCGCAGGACGTTGAGCGTGCATTGTTGGAAAGTGGTTTGACGACGAATGACTTTGCCGGCTTGACAATTACTCCTGTCCAAGAAGTCAATCCCAAAGACGGTATTGATGACGTTTTCTATCGTCTCCGGTATGGGGAGTTTATCTCTTTGAATACCTACATGATTCAAACGCTTTACCATCGCATCTCTGAACTGGAAGAAAAAATCAAGTCTTTGTAAGGAGGACTATATGAAGGATCAAGTTATGCAGCAACTGGGATTCGTGCTGAATGCGCTGAACAATGTCTATGTAAAAGGCAAGGCGAATTTGGCAAATCTGAGTGGCAGTATCGCCATTCTCGAAGAGGTTGCCGACGTTTTGAACAATGCGGAAATTGTTGAAGCTACTTCAAAATCCGCTGAAAAATAATATTTGAAAGGGCGGTGATAGGTATGAATTGTGATTACAGCCCTTACTCACTTCCTACCATCGACTTTGTGGGAGGATCAACGCAGGAGCTTGTGTTCCACACGTTCTTTTCACAAAACAAAAAGCCGTTTGATCTATCCTCCTGTACGGCCAGTTTTGCGTTGATCAATTTTGTCAACAAAAACGGATCGCCACTTATCGCCAAGCCGATGGAGGTTAGTAAGAGTGAGGACGGCGACGGAACTGTAACAAATATTCTGCGTGTGGTGTTGCTGCCGGAGGAAACGGTAGATCTGGTCGGAAAGTTTATCTATCAGATTACCATTCAGGATATCTCAGGAGAAATTGAGATCCCGGATCAGGGGATTGTTCGCATTGCGAACAATATCAACAAAAGTTTCCCTCATTAAGCAACAAAAAAAATCATTGAGAAAGGATGAGGACAATGAATACGACGTATTTTCTGAATTTGGTGTCAGGCAATGTGTTTGGCTCCAAGAAAACTCCGGCTGTGCCTGAGAAGTATTATCTGGGTTTGAGTAGTGCCGCTCCTGGTCTGGATGGTAACGGTGTTGTTGAGCCTGGTGAGGGCACCGGCTATGCTCGTGTAGAGCTGACTTCTTTGAGCACCCCTGTCAATGGTGCCGTAACCAACAATGCCGCGATCGACTTCGCGGAGAGCACCTCCGAGTGGGGCACTATGACCCACTTCGTTATTTACGACGCTCCGACTGGCGGAAACCTGCTGATGTACGGCGAGCTGTCTGCAAGTCGTCGTGTTGAGGCTGCAACCATTATGACCATCAAGCTGGGTTCTCTGAACCTGTCTGTGGTGAACCCGACGGCATAAGGAGCGGTAAGAAATGAAGGAGTACGATATTTTCCTGAAACAGCGTCTGACTGAAGGTTCAATCATCGTTTACTCCCTCCCATTTCGTGATGGCGTATCAGCTGTAAACAGAGTGGTATTGCGGGCGATGTTGTCATATTTCAGCCTGCAAAAGAAAATTGCAGTAGCAAACCAATCTGCTCTGTTGTCGGAGATCGACGAGATGTTGGCTACGGTCAGCGAGAAAATCGGCGATCAAGTTTGCCTGGAGGCGAACGCCGCACTTACTACCAAGTATCGAAACGAACTGGAGCAGGCAGCGACGGAGCTGGATATCCCGGCTTTCACGCTGTTTGCCCAGAGTTTCTTTGCCTTGGAAAGTCAAATCGGTATCCAAGTTAGCCAACCGATTGCTTATGCTAAGAGTTCCCTTGGCGATGCGCAGAGCGCAATGGCGATTGTAGCAAAAAGTCTTGCGGAACAAAAGCAAGTCTTTGACATTATTCAAAATCAAACTGTTTTTGGTGCAGATGATCTTGCATTTCGTAAACACGATTTTGAGTCAGGCAGCAGTGCGATCGGTATTGACCAAACAAGCCCGGAGCTGCTTTATCGCTATACAACAGGAATGGAGGCCGCATTTGCGATTGCGGCAAGCATTGGAGAAACAGAGTTCCACTATTCTCTGGGGGATGGTAGCAATGCAATCGGTATTGAGACTTCCGAACCAGAAACCGTTGCAGAAAAGAAACTGCAAATCGGTAACACTATCGAAATGTTCTACGAGCTGGTTGTTGAGACAATCAGCTTGTTTGCTGTGTCAAATGACGCAGAGATCCTAATGACACTGAATGCGGGCATGAAACGTTACCGCCTATTGTCAGATCTGGACGATAAAACCTTGGCAGAGATCGACGATATGACTCTGGAAGAGCTGGACTTTGTTGTACTTGCTTAGGAAAGGAGTAAGAAAAAATGTCACAGGCACATTTGGGTTGTTTCAGCGGGACTGTGACGCCGAATGTTAATATGCTGGATATCTTCAAGCAGAATGAGCGTGCGGATAATCCCAATAGCATTTTGAACTTCGGTCAGATGTCGCTGCGGAAGCTCAGTATGATTTGCCCAGAAGGAACAAAAGTGAAAATCAACGGGAAAGAGATCCCGCTGATCACTGGCATTTTTGAGTTGGGCATGGATCAGATTAACATTACGTCTCTGGAATTTTCTGAGGCGGTTAATGTCAATATTTACTATATGTTCTGAGAGGAGGCACAATTATGGCTGATTTGAGCTGGATTTCTGCCTTGACCAATCAGGGCGGAGGTGGCGGATCTGGCGGCGTTTCTGACTACGATCAGTTGACGAACCGGCCTGTTATCAACATTGCTGGCACGGGTATTGTGATCAGCTCTTTGGCGACTGGCGTTTATAACATCGAAGGTACATGGAAAATCACGGACGACGATGTGGAGCGCGAGACGCTGGCTGACGATCTGTTCTACGTGATGAACGATGGCACGGAAAGCAAACTGACGTGGATCAGTGCAGGCCAGATCAAGACCTATGGCGTACCTACTGGCGGCAGTGCTGCCGATATCAAAGAGGACGCAATCGCAACTGCCGAAGAGGTAGTGCGTGAAATGGTTGGTACATTCTAAGTATGTACCACCTGTTGCAAAAAGCAACAAAGAAAACAATCGTTGTGTAAACGGGCAAATGCCCTTTACAGATATACCAATCCACAATACGTGAGAAGAAAGGATGAATCGCTATGACTGAGAACTACAAACTTGTGTACCATGGTAATAAGGTTAACCTGCCTGCCGTCCGCGACGCTGGTAGCTTCTACCTGACCGACGACACCCGTGAGCTGTACTTCGGTGATAAGAAGTATGGTGAGGGCGTACGTCTGTACACCAATGCCGAGGGTAAGCCTGCTACTCCCGCAGAGGGTGTGCTGTATGTCAACACCGATACCGGTGTTGGCGAGGTTTACAACGGCTCTGCTTGGACTGTTGTGATCAAGGGCTACGCCACCTCTATCGGTGCTGGCGCTGACGACACCACTGTTCCCACCAGCAAGGCCGTGAAGGACTACACCGATACCAAGGTGCAGGAGATTGTTGATCAGGTTGCTGATCTGGGCGCTCTGGCATCTAAGGATGAGGTGAGCGAGGCCGAGCTGGAGGCTACCCTGAAGGCCAAGATCAACGGCAAGGCTGACCAGACCGATCTGGACACCGCCAATGGCAAGCTGAACACCCTGATCGGCACTGATACCGGCAAGTCTGCCCGTACCATTGCCAACGAGGAGCTGGCTAAGCAGCTGATCCCCGAGGGTGCTAAGGAGTCTCTGGACACTCTGTCTGAGATCGCTGCCTGGATTCAGGCTCACCCCGATGACGCCTCTGCGATGAATCAGGCTATCACTGCCCTGCAGAACCTGGTTGGCACTCTGCCCGAGGATGCTGTCAGCGGTACTGTGGTTGCCTATATCAAGGAGTATGCTGACGGTGCTATCGCCGCTCTGAACATCGGTGACTATGCCAAGGCTGCCGATCTGACTGCTGCTATTGCCCGCATCGCTGCTCTGGAGAAGGATACCCACACCCACGCTAACAAGGCTCTGCTCGACACCTACGATCAGACCAACGAGGATCTGAAGGACGCTGTTGCTAAGAAGCACAGCCACACCAACAAGACCGAGCTGGACAAGTTCGAGACTGGCGACAAGGCCAAGCTGGATGCTGTTGTCGAGGCTCTGACCGTGGGTACGTTCTGATCGGACGTTCCGGTGAACTGACAGGGGGGGGGAGCGGCTTAATTGCCGCCCCTCCTTTTTCAATTAAAGGAGGTGTACAAATTGTCCCTGTTCAATGTGAACCAAACGGTCGCCAGCAAAGCGCGGAATACATCTGAAGTGCCGTTCAAGGAGAAACAATTTCTTATCGTAACGGACTCAGGTGACATCTTTTACGATTTTGACGGAACACGTGTCCAGCTGACGGATATTCTTGTCGTGGATACAGAGTCACAACGTCTCGCGCTGACTTCACCATTCGAGAAGTTTTACTTCGTAAAGGGGTCAGGCGTCCTTTGGAGATATAACAATGGTTCGTGGGTGAAGTGCTCCGGTGGTGGAAGCACATCGGTGGACAAGGTGCTGACGGTTGCCGCCTGGTCGGATAACAAACAAAGCGTTGCTATTTCTGGTTTGACAGCAGATCAGAACGGCATCGTGGGGCTTTCTCAGAGCGTATCCCTGGAAGAAAGGGAAGCAGCAGAGACTGCCAGCCTTTATGTTTGTGGGCAGGAGGACGGTTCCTTTACTATTGCCATCGGAGGAGACAAGCCTACGTGTGATATTCCGATCACTGTGATTCTGTTTGGATAAAGGAGGGATGAGCTATGAGCAAAACGACGACAAACTATGGGCTTATCCTGGAAGACGATGCCTCCACGAAGTTCAAAGATTGGCGTGAGGCAATCAACGGTGCGACCAACTCTAACTTCATCGAGGTTGATCGGATTTTGGCAGAGAAGGGCGCCAAGAGCGCGAGCGTTGAGTGTACGCTGGTCGCCAGCTCATGGGTAGGAGTAGACGCTCCGTTTACACAGGAGCTGGCCGTTACCGGCCTTGGCTCTGTACAGAACGGTAATATTTCTGTCGCTCATAGCACAACTTTTGAGCAGCGTGAGGCAGCACGAGATGCCAAACTCTGCGTAACCGGACAGGCCGACGGAAAGCTCATTATCTCAGCTGATGGTGAAATGCCGGAAGTAGATATTCCTGTGGTCATCACCCTCTTGGGATAAAAGAAAAGGAGGATTCAATATGCCTATTCTTGGCAATTTCCCCTCTGGTGGCGGAGGCGGAACAGGCGGTCTGACCCTGGCCGCTGTGACAGACATTCAGACCTTGGCCGCTGCCGGCAAGGTTTATGTGAAGTGGACTGACCCTGACGATCTGGTTGTGGCCGGCTCTACACTGGCAGCATGGGGTGGCACTCTGCTGGTACGTAAAGCGGGCAGCGCCCCTGTAAGCCGTCGTGATGGTACGGTGGTTTTGGATAGCAAGACACGCAATGCGTATCAGAGTGAATACTTTTGCGATTCCGGCCTGACAGACGGCGTGACCTACTACTACAAGTTCTTCCCTTATACCACACAGGGGGCTTATACGGACAGTGCAGATGACGAGTTCAGCAAGATGCCCACTCCCGTGGCAGTTGGCGATGTGTCCAGCATGAGTGCTGTTGCCGCTGGTAATGGTAAGCTGGCACTGAAATGGACTGATCCCTCGGCTACCGTAGTGAGCGACGGCGTAACGCTGGCGACTTGGGCGAAGACTACTGTGGTGGTTAAGGCGGGTGGTTATGCTACTGATCCCGACGACGCGGACGCGGCATATCGGTTGGCGGTAACGACACGCAATCAGTACGCCAGTAGCCCGTTGACTGTTACAGGTCTGCAAAACGGAGTGACTTATTATGTGTCGTTCTTCCCGGCCTCTACAGACGGAGCAGTAAACACAAACACTGCTAATCGTGTTACCGGCGTACCTAATCGGCTTGCAATCTCTACAGTTCCCAGTCAGAGTGGCAGCCTGACATATTCGGGTAATTCTCAAAGCCCGTCATGGAGCAGCTATGATAGCTCCAAAATGACATTGGGTGGAGTTACAAGCGGTACTAACGCCGGAAGCTATAACGCTACCTTTACTCCCAAGGACGATTATTGCTGGTCTGACGGCGGCACATCTGCTAAGACGGTGAGCTGGACTATCGGTAAAGCGGCAGGCTCTTTGAGCCTGAGTGCAACGAGCGTAGTTCTGAATAGTTCAGCAAAAAGCAAGACGGTCACTGTTACTCGCGCCGGCGATGGTGCAATTTCTGTACAAACCAGCGATTCCAACGTTGCTACGGCGTCTGTGAGTGGGAACGTAGTAACTATCCAGAGTGTGAACGATAAAACCGGTACGGCGACAATCACTATCAGTGTGGCTGCTGGTACAAACCATACTGCTCCTGGCAGTAAGACAGTTGCGGTGTCTGCGGAGTTTCTGCCTGCTGTCGGTACTGCATTGAACGACTGCTCTTGGGAGGATATCAGCAAGATCGCTGCGGCTGGTTTGGCAAGCCAATACTGGTCAGTCGGTGCAACAAAGACCATTACCATCAACGGTAAAGTTGGAACGCTTTCTCTTTCCAACCTGTCCGTTGATGTTTTCATTATTGGCTTTGACCACAACAGCTCTGTCGAGGGTAGTAACAGGATTCACTTCCAGATCGGTAAGATCAGTAGCAAACTGATTGGACTGTGTGATAGCAAGTATAACAACTATGCAACCGATGGTACGAAGTATTTCAATATGAACCATTGGGGCAACTACAACTACGGTGGTTGGGCTGGCTGTGATCTGCGCTATGATGTCCTTGGCAGTACCGATGTTGCTCCTTCTGGCTATGGCTCCGCTGTGACCACATCCAGAGTTGGCTACAATGCAAGTGCCACCTGCGCAACGAACCCTGTTGCGAATACGCTGATGGCCGCGCTTCCTGCCGACCTGAGAGCGGTTATGAAGGGCGTTACCAAGTACGCTGATGCCGTTGGTAACAGCTCCGACGTGCTTGCCAATGTCAAGGCGTTCACCGACTATCTGTTCCTGTTGGCTGAGTTCGAAGTGCAGGGCACTCGTAGTTATGCTAACCGGTATGAACAGAACTACCAGAAGCAGTACGCCTATTACTCTTCCGGTAACAGCAAGGTCATGTATAAGCACAACGGTACGACGACAGCGGCGTGGTGGTGGCTCCGCTCTGCTTGTTACTGCAGCTATTACTATTTCTG